TTGACGCAATTCTCTCCCCACGTTTAAAAAGCCAAAAGTTGTGAACACAAAAATGTGATATCACACTCAAAAAACGCTGATTTTACTGGGTTTTATGTTAAAAACACCAAAAAACTGCTCAGACGGTGCAAAATTGTGTGATTTCGCAGTTCTGAGCAGTTTCTGGTGGTTTTAAGAGCTTTTTAGCGCTCTGATTCGTATTTAGGAGCTTTTACGTTGGCGTAATCGCCAGTCGTTGGGTATGCAGGGCGTAGTTCGATTCGCTCGCTGCCCTTAGCAACACAAACCTGGAACATCATGCGCTTCCACGCAGGATTGGTGGACAGTATATTAAGCAGGTCTTCAAATTCTTTTCGTGCCTGCGCCCACGTCAGCTTCTTAGAGCTGGTGTCTTCGGCTGCTTTGGCTACGGCCTTATTCATCTCCTGGGCTACAGCCTTCATAGTCGTGGAGGGGACTGTGCCTGTGGCAGAAGACATTTGCGATACAAGATGCAGAGGAAGAGGCTCACTGGTCGGCAGCTTGCGTACGTGGATTACGTTTAGGACGGAAGTGCTAGGAGCTGTGCTCTGGCCCTCGTAGAAGTGCGCCGTTCCGTTGTTGCTTACGGAGTAATGGTCGCCCTCTACAATCATGGTGTCCTTGACCGCTACTGAATCGTAATACCAATCTCGGCCGTAAACCACAGGCTGTCGTGCCTTAAGAGACTTGGCGAGTTCTTCTCGAATCTCAGTCGCCTTGTCCGCAGGTACTTCGATTTCGGTGTTACGAAAAGACGGACTAATAGCCTGGTAGGTTACCTCGTATGTGTTCATTTTTAACTCCTGTGTGTTAGCGTGTTTGCTCAAACTTACCATAACGGCTAAGCTTGCGCCCATGAGCGATTTGAAGTTTCTGACAGAAGACGACGTGGCAGAAGAACTGTTCACGTGGGAAGCACCGGTTACTCCTGAACGCTGGGCTTGGCTTGAAGGACTAGGCATTCCTGATTTGAAGCAGTTCGTGTATCGTATCGATTTTGTGCAGATGTACGGTGAGGCTGAAGGTAACGCTATGCGATTGCACCGATTCGCCACCAACAGTGAAAACAGCAGGTTCATTACCGCGTGTCCGCACGGGGAACAGCATGCTGCTAGGATTAGGCCGTATCTAGTACCACTGGCTGAGCTTCCTCCGAAGGAGTACCGTGACTAACGAGCCTACCTTTCTGTTCGAAGGACGCTGGGACGATTCGAAGGAAGAGTTCTATACGCAGGGAAACAACCGTATAGAGTTTAGAAAGGTCACTGTGCCGGCGCTAGGCGAGATGTTCTATTGCCTGGTTAAGGAAGAGACAGAACCTAGCGTGTGGAAGATTACGCACCACACGTGGGGTCACACCAAGCTGGAAGCTTTCATTGCTTACATGAACGAGTCTAGCGCCCAGATAGTTACTCGCATGCGAGCACAAGACCCGCCGTCCATGACAGAACCTGACCCTGTACGCGTGGAAGACTACCTGCCCCCTGGAGTCAGCCGCCTGATGTTCTAGAATGGTAGGAATGAGCTTCGACAAACTACTAGGTGGCGCAGCCTACCTAACACAGAACCAGGCTTTTCACGCTCTTGGCAAGCTAGGACTGGAGTGGGAAGTAGCTCAGCACCTTATCCTGAGGTCAATCGAGATACACAACGCGGATTCGTACGAGAGTAGATTCGTGTCTTTCGCTACGCATAACGGAGACGCTTTCTGGCTTAGGTATCACGTTAGGCTTAGTATGTGGTCGCTGGCCAAGGGCACCATACCGCCCGAAAACTTGCTAGCGTAGAAGCATGAGTGAAGAAACTGAGCGTCTAGCAAGTACGCATACCGAACTAGGTCCGGCTCCGTTGTGGAAGCGGACTCACCCCGTCGAGCACCTACCCGACTACGTTGAGAACATTGCCGCTGCACTCCAGCGTAACGGCATGGATGAGTCTCAGGCGATTGCTACCGCAATCAACAGCGTTAAGCGCTGGCAGCATCCGGGCGAAAAAATAGGCCACGGCCACGTGCACCCGGAAGTTGTCCAGGCGTCAGGCGAGGCCGTGGCCGAATGGGAGCGGCTAAAGGCTGCTAAGCAGAGCAAGAGCGATAAGTAATTAGCAAACGCCGGGGTCCCAGCCTCCCGGGTGTATATGCCCGTATTGCTGACGGATTTCTTCGTGACGAATACTCGCCTGATTTTCGATACACGGGTCCGGCTCTTCATTGCGGCCTGCTTCGGCTATTATCGCGAGTTCGTGTGTGCCATGACAGAAAGTGTCTTCCAAGGCGCGGATTACTAGCGTGTCACCGTCTAGGGCTATTTGCTGACTTGTGCGACCGCGTGATGCGTTACGCCAGCTCCTGTAAGACATGATGTTGGCACGAGTGAATTGAATAAAAGCACTAGATACGTGTAGTGGATTGTCAGGCACCCACCGATTAGGGAACGTTCCGACAATAGTTTCTAGGGCTGTACGGCGGTGATGACGAGCGATTTCTTCGTTTTGGCATAGGACTACTCGGTTCTCCGGGTCTTCCGCCCACCACTTAAGTATCTGATGCGTCTTGCCGTACTGCCGGGGCCAAATCATCCAGCGCATCTTACATTCCCTTCTCCAGGTGACTGTCAGGGCAACTCTACCACAGGTGGTAGGCTGTCTGGCATGGGATGGAACGAAGCAGACGTATACATGGAGCCGGAGAAGTTCGGGCTGAAGACTGTAACCCAGGTAAACCCGTACCTGAGCTACGAGTTCGACATGCTCGTGTTCTGGCAGGACATCGCTACAGGTGAGTTGTACTACGGCGAAGACCGGGGCTGCTCATGCCCGTCTCCGTTCGAGACGTTCACAAGCCGAGACGACCTTCTAGGCCCGGTTGACAAGAACCGGGCTTACGAGCTGCTAGACGTGTTTGCTGGTCGTTACACCCCTACTCGTTACGACAAGTATGAGGAAGTTCCAGTTCAGATTGCTGAGGCAAAGTCCGCGATTGCGGCACTATGAGCCTGTTTAAGGACCTCATCGGTTTTCTGAACGACAAGCGGTCTGAACTACGGAGCATGCTTGACGGTACCCCGCGAGACGTGGACCTCCTGGCGAAGCTTGACCTGCTTGATGAGATAGATGAGTTTCTGAAGGAATGTTACTGATGCTTTCTGAGTGTGATGCTGTGCAGTACGGCGGTGCACCTACGATGTTTAACGGGCAGTGTCGTTGCCTAGTGTGCGCTCGTTGCGGGCATCATACCGGGAATAGTCATCAGGGGCACTTCTGGTCGATGTGCAAGACTACGCGTACACTACGAGACTTCCACTTCTGCTGCCCAGATGAGGAGCACGGTTGCGAACTCGAAGACAAGTAAGCACTTACTCATCACCGTTCCTTCTCAACCCTATGTGCATGGATTCAGGCACGCTGGACTGGTTTTATGCGCGTGAAAAGTTCGTGAACAGCGGAGACCGTGAAGCATACGACACACTGCTGAAGCACGTTACACTGGACAACCCGCTTATGGCCTGGGATTAGAACACCTTCCAGTGAGACCACGTACCGTTAGGGACGGCTTGCACACGCCATGCGTACTGGCCACCACCGGGCAGCGTAAGGTTAGTCACGCTTTGCACACTGACAACCTCATCTAGTACTGGTGTACCGAATACACTGCTGCCGTGGTAGTGCATAACCTGCACGTGATACTGAAGGGCGTAAGCAGGCCCCCAAGCTAGTGTGACTAGTAGACCATTTAGCGTGTCAACAAGGCTTCCCGGTGCTGGCAGCGGGTCTGTCGGCTTGTGATTCAGAAGTGTCCATCGGTAGCTGTCAGTTTTGCCTGTAGCCCTCATATGGTGAGCTGTCTCCCACGCCTTAAGAGCTGCTTCAGTGTTAGGCCCGAAACTTCCGTCAGTAGTGAGTACAGGACTGGCGTGCCAGGTGTTCAGGTCTTGCTGCAAAAAGACTACATCGGGACCCGAAGAACCGGGCTGGAGAACTACGTTGGTGGGCTTGCCGTTACCGCCGCGCATTAGGGCTACGCTGTCGAACGGGTTTGAGCCGTGCGGACTAGTGGAAAGGAACCCAGGGGCGCAGCCTAGGTAAGCAAGCAGTTTGGAGTAGTCGTAACCTTCTGCGGTGGACCACTCACCAGTGCCCGTGTTAGGGTCAGCATCTCCGCGCTGAGTAGCCAAGGTGCCGTCGCCGCCACCTACTGCGGCCCATCCGGTTTCAATCCACGGGCCAGGAGCACCATTAGTGCCTATGTAACCGACAATGGTGTTAGAAGTTACACTGTCCCCTACGCTAACGGCGGGTGCGATGTCTTCGGTGATGTACCAGGAGTGTCCTGCGAGAGGTCCGCTAGTTAGCTTTCCTACAACTGCACCGCCGCCAGGCCAACCGGAGTTAGCTGTAGCTACCGTAATGATAGACGGACCTAGTGCGTATGCCGGGCCACTGCAAGTGTAGTCAACGCCTTGGTCAATGCGACCGGGCACAGGATTACAAGCACGAAGCGGGTTGTTGTACGCGGTAGTCATAGGGAACCTCTCAAGGCACGCGGCAGTGTACTCACCTTAGCGTACAGGTTATGCGTGTACTAAAGAAAGGGCCTAGCAAGTTCAGAAGCTATAGACAGTTATTCGTAGCGGGAATAGTTGGCCACCATGCTGTGTTGTGAGGGGTGAGGCGACCCCTAGGCGATAACAGCAAGAAAAAGAGGTACCCATGCCGCAGCAGTACGGGAAGAACCGGTTGCTCTACTGGGCAACAGACATCGAAGGTGACACGCTTGAGCAGGCTGCTCGCGCGTCCCGTTTGCCGTTCGTGGAGGGCCATGTTGCCCTGATGCCCGATGCTCACATCGGTATGGGCGCTACCGTAGGCTCGGTAATCCCGACCAACGGGGCAATCATCCCTGCTGCGGTAGGGGTGGACATCGGCTGTGGCATGATTGCAACCGAAACAGGCTACACGGCACACGACTTGCCCGATGACCTTAGCCCGCTGATGTCGCTGATTGAGCAGCGAATCCCGGCAGGTGTAGGCGCGGGGCACGCTAACGATAACATTGACCTTAGCAAGATTCCTGAGTGGGAGTCGCTGGACCTAACATCAGCTCAAGAGCACACGCTGTGCTCTCAGTTCGGGTCGCTAGGTTCCGGAAACCACTTCGTTGAGGTGGGACTCGACCCTAACGGATTCGTGTGGACGGTACTTCACTCGGGAAGTCGTGGCATCGGCAACCAGCTAGCCAGTGGCCACATTAAAAAGGCAAAGGGGCTGATGAAGCAACTTTCAGTTAGCCTCGAAGACCCTGACCTGGCTTACTTCCTTGAAGGTACACCTGAGTTCCAGGAGTACATGCGCGACCTTGTGTGGGCACAGAATTACGCTTACGGTAACCGTCAGGCGATGAACGATGCCTTGCTGAAGTCCTTGTTCGAGGTTGTAGGCATGCCTGAGGTGTGGGAAACTATTGATGATGGTATCGTTGAAGTCATCAACTGCCACCACAACTACACCGCACGCGAGACTCATGGCGACAAGGAGTTGTGGATTACCCGTAAGGGAGCCATTAAGGCTGATGTAGGTGACCTAGGTGTAGTCCCTGGCTCTATGGGTACGAGCACGTTCATCACTCGTGGCCTGGGCAGCGCGGAGTCTTTCAACAGCAGCTCTCACGGAGCCGGCCGCAAGATGAGTCGTTCCAGGGCAAAGCGTGAACTCGACCGCGATTCGTTTGTCGCTCACATGGCTCGCGCGGGAATAACTTGGAACGCTGACCGCGTTGATGCGCTCATAGACGAGGCCCCCTTGGCGTACAAGGACATCCACGGTGTCATGGCCGACCAAGCTGACTTGTGCGAAGTAGTTACTGAAATCCAGCAGGTTTTTAATTATAAGGGCTAGAACGTAAGGGTGGGAAGAATGATTGACGTTTACGTGGTGCTAGTTCAAGACCGACACGCCGACCCGGATATTAAAGTGTTCGCTGACGCAATAGACGCTATCGAGTATGCCGATAGAGAGCTTAAAACAGGTAGTCGCCACTGCCCCGAAAATATCGAAGTTTATGAGCTTACTCAGAGCATGCTGGATGATGGCTGGATTTTCTTTGCCACTTACAGTTGCGAAGGTGATAGCGTTCGCGTTACGAAGCACCAGGTGAGTTCATGACCTACGTTCTGTGCGGGGAAAAGTCCGATGTTTACTTGTTGGAAGTCGTTCAGAACACCTCCAAGGTGCTACAGTGCGTCGGATGCAAGTTCGTTCCTGAAGATGAGAACGGCAAGAAGGTAGAACCCGACCCGGTGTTCCACTACTGCAAGTTCATCGACCAGCACCTTAAGTTGCACTGCTACGCGGGACACAAGGTACCAGCTAGCATGTTTACTAGTATCCGCCGTAGTAACAACACGTGGCTTAAGGACTAAAAGATGGCTGACGCTACTTCCCTAGTGCATTTTCTTGAGGGTATTGACCTAGAGGGTGCGCCGCCTTGTGAGCTATACGACGAGGAAGGGGTTACCGTTTGCGGTAACCCCTCCGTAGCTCGCGTTATCGTGAATTGTGATACGTGTAATAGGTCAACACGGCCCCGTTTCGTATGCTATGAATGCCTGCCGTACTTTCAGGATAAGGCCGTGAATCACATCCCTTGTGGGACGCTAATCACAAACTGGCAGCGCGTTTAGGGAGTAAGCGTGTACTTCTGGTAGAGAAATGTTAGTGTGTGACCTTGCGTACCGTGCACTTCCGACCCGAATTGTACGCCGTAAAGCTGTGCGCTCGGTGGAACTGTGCCTCGTGTGCGAGAATCCTTTTGAAGCGCATGAAGCAAATCCGCTATGTGAAGAGTGCCTGACGTACTGTTCTTCGGTAGTACGAGGTCAACACGCCTGCAAGTTGTGCAACCAGACAGGTCCCACTTCTGACCATCGACGGTGATGGTTCCTTCTGGCGTACTGCCTGTGCTCTGCCCATGTGTGTACACCCAGAACATTACCTCGTGAGCACCGTTAGCTACTTCGCCGTTGATGCCGATGTCGTAGGCTACATTCCACTGACCGTAGTTACTGGGAACGCTAAAACCGTAAGTGCTGACAAGCGTCTTAATAGAGCTTACAGACTTACCGTTGTAGTCTTTTTCCTCGTTAGCGTAAGGCCAGCCACCATTAGGGTTAGAGTTAGCGCAAAAGCCCCACTCTCCCTTAGTGGTCGTAGTGAACATAGTGAACTTGTCGGAACTATCTGTTCCCCATTGATTAGCGTTAAGGGAATACGTGCTGCCATCAGTTCCCGTGAACGACCGAGTAGTCCACTGCTCGCTAGATGACCAGTTAGTCCCGTTCGGCGGGCACTTCTGGTTCGGCGCAGTAGAAGCTATAGCCGCAGGCGCAGGGAGCATGAACAGTCCGGCTATAAGCCCGATTACTATCGTGAATATCTTATACAGAATCATGTATAAAAGGCTAGCCGGAATAAGCGAAACGCACTGGGTGTTGGAGGGGTAATGACGACGTGGAAATTCTGGAAGCGGCCTGACTGGCCTGAGTACTTTCTCGACCTGGCTGAGACTGTCAGCGAGCGAGCGGACTGCACGCGGCGCAACGTCGGGGCTGTCATCGCGAAGGATAACCGCATTGTCGCGACGGGCTACAACGGAGCGCCCTCGGGTGAAGGTTCTTGCCTTGAGGGAGACTGCCCGCGCGGTCAGCACTACAAGGTCTTGTACAGCAACCATAATGACTTTGATTCAAAAGGCTGTGGCACGTGCAATACTATCGGATGGCCGTGCAAGTCTTCGGTGGAACCCGGTTCCAGCTATGACACTGGCGCAGGGTCGTGTATCGCCGTACATGCTGAGCTAAATGCACTCCTGTACGCCGACCGTGATAAGTGCGAAGGTGCCTCGATTTATATTACGGCTATTACATACGAACTTCGTGACGGTCGGGCATTCAATCGCCAGCGGGTGAGTGGTGAGCCGTGTGGTGGCTGCATGAGGGCCATCAAGGGCGCGGGAATAGCTCATGCCATGTGGACGTTGGACTACGACAAGACCGACTCGTGGGATAGGTAGGGGACATGGTAGAAATCACGCGCAAGTCCACAGTAAGTCTCACTCTGTCCGACCAGGACGCTCGCGACCTGTGGATGACGCTGGACGAGGCCCTGTGGGCCACAGCACAGCCGCTGGCTCAAGACGGTATGCCTTTCAACTGGCGGGGTAACCCCGGACTCCTGGCAGCGCTGCGCGACCAGCTAGGGACGCTGTACGCTCCCGTCTCGACAATGCCGCTGCTTCCGGGCATAGCGATGCCTGTAGCGCAACTCCCGCAGTACTAATCATGAGGACGGAAGCACTAGAAGCACTTAAAGACGTGCTTCGTAAAGCACAGATAGTTAAGCTGGACAACAAGGGTCCGGGTACTTACGACGTGATGGTAGACATGAACGGGCAACCCGCCCAGATTAAGGGCGACGACCCCGGCATCTACACTGTCATCCAGCAGTACCTGAACGACCCGTACAACTTCTGACAAGATTTTTGCTCAAGATGGTTTGAGCACTCGGAGAGCGTGGTAAGGTAGAAGCATGATGACGAAGACCTCCGCACTGAGCGGCACCGGACGAGCCTACTGGCACTGCCAGCGGGTCATCCGCGCTGCCTTCAGCATGCCGAAGCTGGGTAACCCTGGTTAGGGGCACAATCTCGGAAAATCGAGAGACCGCCCCGGAATAAACCGGAGGCGGTCTTCGTTGTTAGAGGGTACAAGCGCAAAACAACTAAATAAGAAAAAAGTATAGGTCACTGGTGTACCGGAAGCACACGAGGCTCCAACCCTCTTAGACAGAGTTCGACTCTCTGGTGGCCTGCACGGACTTCGCTACGGCGAGTGTCCTGTTATTTGATAACTCAACAGTGATAAGCAAGATGACCTGAATAGGGGCGTGTGCCTAGAATCCCGGCTTCCGGGAATAGCTAGACGCATTTCCTTGTTCAGGTCACCATGGGCCATTAGCTCCAATCTGGTAGAGCAACACCTTTGCACGGTGAAGGTTGTCGGTTCGAATCCGACATGGTCCACTTGCTGGGAGGCGCAGGTTCGAATCCTGCCTGGGTGACGGTGAAGCGCATGAGAGTGCGTGGAGTTGCCCGGTGTTGTATGGAGGGAGCATACCCGGCGTTAGTTCACGGAGGTCGCCGTTGGAATCGGCACCCGTCCCAACAGGGGCAGGATGGTGTAGGGAGCATAGCACACCGTGCTTTAACTGGGCGTAGCGCAGCTTGGTCAGCGTGCCGCATTCGGATTGCGGAGGTCGGAGGTTCAAATCCTCCCGTCCAGACAAAGTTACAGAAACAGGTGCCGGTTCGACTCCGGTCAGTGCAAGGGTAGCTCCCACGGCACTGTAGCTTAATGGCAGAGCGGCGAATGTAACTTAGGCCACTGATTGCAAGCGGTGGCTGTATCAGGGTGTAGCGCAGCTTGGTTAGCGTGCCTGCTCGGGATGCAGGAGGTCGTGGGTTCGAATCCCACCACTCTGACGTAGTTCAATGATGAACGAGTTGCCGTGATTTCCGGAGCAACCAAAATAAACCGGGCTCCACGGGGTGTAGCGTACTGGTAGCGCGCATGCTTTGGGAGCATGCAGACGGAGTTCGATTCTCCGCATCCCGACTGCCCTATAAAGGGTTATGGCTCTCTAGCTCATATGGTAGAGCACTTGGTTGAAGCCCAAGATAAAGAAGTTCAAGTCTTCTGGGAGCCACTGCGCGAAAGCGCTATGCGAGTGTTGGTTAATGGTTAAACTCCCACTCTTCCAAAGTGGCACTGCGGGTTCGAATCCCGTCACTCGCTCTTTGCCCCGTTAGCATAACGGTAGTGCAGCTGGCTCTTACCCAGCGTTGTCAGGGTTCGAATCCCTGGCGGGGTACTGCTAAACTGTAATCATGAAGAAACTACTTGTAGCCTTGTTCACGATTGCAGCGATAGCACTGGGCAGCGGTTCAGCCCTAGCATCGCAGTCTCACCCGGCTCCGAACACTTCCTGTTCGCGACTCGGTACAAGGGCTGTGTATCACAGTTACTGGTTCTTGCGTTGCGAGCGTTACCACAGTCAGACTATCTGGAGGATTGTGGGACACTTTTAGAAGGTTTGCCCGACTAGGCCAATTAGGTAGAGTCGCCGGTTTCAAACACCGGATGTTCGGGGTTCGAGTCCCCGGTCGGGCACTGCGCGTTGGAGAAGTTCGGTATCTCGCCAGGCCCATAATCTGGAGAACCCCGGTTCAAATCCGGGACGCGCCCCCACTTGCCTGGGTAGTTCAATGGAAGAACACTGGTCTCATAAGCCAGACACGAGGGTTCGATTCCCTCCCTAGGTACTGGTATACTTAAGGTGTACCCGCGCGAAAGCGCTAATCCTGTGTAGCTCAACGGCAGAGTAGGCGGCTGTTAACCGCTTGGTTATAGGTTCGAATCCTATCACAGGAGCTTCCTCGCAAGAGGATATGGCTCTATAGCTCAACTTGGTCAGAGCACCGCCCTGTCACGGCGGAGGTTACGGGTTCAAATCCCGTTAGGGTCGCGCACTAGTAGCAAAACGGATAATGCACTTGACTACGAATCAAGAGACTTGGGGGTTCGAATCCCTCCTAGTGCACTGCGCAGAAATGCGCTATGGGCGATTAGTTCAGTGGAAGAGCATCTCTCTTACAAAGAGAAAGTCGGGGGTTCGAATCCCTCATCGCCTACGGTGACCGTGGTGTAATGGTTAACACGCTAGTTTGTGAAACTAGCCATCTGGGTTCAATTCCCAGCGGTCACACCATGCCGGATACCACGTGGAGTGGAAGCAGTCTGTAAAACTGTTGCCTTTGGCACCGGGGGTTCGATTCCCTCATTCGGCACTGCGCGAAAGCGCTATTCCGGGGTCGTCTAACGGCAGGACGATAGGCTCTGAACCTATTAATTGGAGTTCGAATCTCTGCCCCGGAGCTTTGCCTCATGTACTGGGTACACAGCCCCTTCGTACGGGGATGTCGCGGAGTTCAATTCTCCGATGAGGCTCTGTTCCGAAAGGAACTATGCGCGGATGGTGAAATGGCAGACACGCTGGAATGAGAGTCCAGTGACTCGGAAGAGTCGTGAGGGTTCAAGTCCCTCTTCGCGCACGCAGTAACAATGCCTCGTTAGCTCAGTGGAAGAGCAGTGCCCTTGTAAGGCGAAGGTCGCGGGTTCAAATCCTGCACGAGGCTCGTAGTACGTTAATGCGGTATCGTCTAACGGCAGGACGACGGGTTTTGGTCCCGTCTATCGAGGTTCGAATCCTTGTACCGCAGCTTTGCCTTGATAGCTCCAGCGGAAGAGCACATCCTTGGTACGGATGAGGTCCCGAGTTCGAATCTCGGTCAAGGCTCTGTGCGAAAAGCACTATGTGGATGTGGCGCAACGGTAGCGTATCACCTTGCCAAGGTGATGGTTGCGGGTTCGAATCCCGTCATCCACTCTGGCTCGAAAGAGCTTATGCCGCTCTAGTCCAATTAGGTAGAGGCGCTGGCCTCAGAAGCCAGATGTTCGGGGTTCGAATCCCCGGAGCGGCACGGTCTGTGGAAGTCCCGGTTTAGGCGTCCGGGCAGCGAGTACGCTGTAGGATAAAGCCTTTAAGTCCGTCACAGAAACCCCCTTGGAAGATTAACCAGATAGGTTCTGGGCCTCGCTGCTAACGAGTGCGGTGTAGAGATGCACTGGGATTCGAGTTCTCAATCTTCCGCACTGCGTAAGCCTCCACGCACCTCAGCCTGTGTACAGGGCCTGTATGATGAGGATTAACGGGGCAGTATGGCCGCCTAGCCCAATTTGGCAGAGGCGCAGGCTTTAGGTGCCTGAGGTTGTGGGTTCGAGTCCCACGGCGGCTACGCAGTAACATGGAGAGTGAACCTGGCAGGGCTGGGCACTCGCTGGAAACGAGCTGGGCGTCGTAAGGCGCTGGGATTCGAGTTCTCCGCTCTCCGCGTTGGAAGATAAACCCGTAAGGCTGCGGGCGCTGTTTCGAAAGCAGATGGGTCCGTCAGGACTGGGTTTCGAGTACTCTGTCTTCCGCGCTGCGATGGTCACTATCGCGTTCAGGGCACCCTGCCGTGCCGTCAGCTTGGCTGAACAAAAGCGACATCGTGGAAGGTTAGCCAGCGGCCTGGCAATCCGGTTTGAACCCGGATGCACCGAAAGGTGCGGGGGTCGGCACCTCAATCTTCCGCTTTGGCTCACAGTCCACCTGGTGGGTGGAACTATCCTGATAAGATAGACGTGCTGGGTTCAATTCCCAGGTGAGCTACGGGGTCGTCGTTCACTGGTTAGGACGCATGTCTTATACACATGCTAACAGGGTTCAATTCCCTGCGACCCTACTTTGCCTCCTTCGTTCAATAGCGTAGGACAACGGGCTTTTACCCCGTGTATCAGAGTTCGAGTCTCTGGGGAGGCACTACGCGGCAGCCGACGTATTCGGGCGGGAATCTTCTAAATTCCTAGGCAGGGTTAGACTCCCTGGTGCCGCGCCAAACGTGATAAGCTGAAACCTTGGAGGTAGCAGCTTATGTCTCGCGGAGTAATTAGGGAAAACGATTTGGCTAACGCCTACTTGTACCCTCCGTGGTGGAACGATGAGGATGTAACTCGCATCCGAATTGTAACTCACTCCCGCGAACTAGATAATATGTCCTTCAAGAAAGAAGATTGCGCGATACTTCCGTCAGGACTCAGCATTAATGTTTCTGACGGAGACTACGCGGGACGAAAATTCCTCATAACCTGGAGCAGGCTAGCTATCATAGCCAAGTTCCTAGACCCTGTTCTTGATTCAAATGACCTAGTAGGTCCTTATCCTGAATCAGGTGCAGAAATTTAGTATGGCCCTATAGACAAATAGGTAAAGTCGCCACCCTCTCAAGGTGGAGTTTCAGGGTTCAAGTCCCTGTAGGGTCACTGCGCGCAACCGTGTACACTGTAGTTGCAAGGCCCCATGGACAAATTGGTTAAAGTCACCTGCCTTTCAAGCAGGAGTTTTCAGGGTTCAAATCCCTGTGGGGTCACTGTGCTTCTAGTAGGGGAACTTCCGCCGACCCTCCGAAGGTTGGTTGTCCGGTTCGACTCCGGATAGAAGCACCATGGGGCATGTCTCGATGGTTTTCGGGATTCCGGCTGCAACCCGGAAGTCGTGGGTTCGACTCCCACATGCCCCTCTTTGCCCCCGCTGACGGACGCAGCGCCGAGCCTCCTAAGCTTGGCTACCCGGTTCGACTCCGGGCGAGGGCACTTCGCTTATCACTGATTGAGTTACACTTGAACTTGGGCTAGGTTGGTCTCGTCTGCTAGATAAAGCCGCAACGTCGGAAGCTAGTAGCACCAGGGTTCGATTCCCTGCTAGTCCATTTAAAGCTTGTGAACTGTAAACGACGTGGACGAGTCCTTGATTATGGACGTTCCGGAGAACGGGAACTTATAAAGCTGCTGGAGCACCCCGGATGTGTGGGTGAAGGATGCTGCCGTGAAGCCCGGTAGAGGTTGCCCAAACGCCTCAGCAATGGCTTCTCCGCTGTTCTCGTGTGAACCGTATTCCGTGTGTACGGTGTCAGTCCAGTGCCGTGTAAGGTCAAACACTTGCAGGACGTAATCGTCACCTGTGTGCGCTACAGAGAACTTCATGTGGTCGCCGGCCTTTACGGTGCCCGGAAGTGCCTGAGCTGCGGCTGGCCACATCTCATACCACGGACTGCACCCGCCGAAACCGTTCAGTTCGGCACACTCAACGCCGTCCTGCTGGATGCCTGGGTTCCCCTTGCCAAGACCCGCCCAGAACGCTACAGCGCCGTTTGGGGGCCGCACAGTGGGTATCGTGAACTGGGCTGAAACCTTGGATGTGCTGACAGGCCAGGAGTAACCCTCCCAGCCTGTCGGATTAAACATGCTTGCTGCTAGAGCTAGTCCGGGAATAATCATGTAACCAGTGTACTACCCAGAGTAATTAGCTCCGGAATAACTAGCTCATAAAGGTTAGAGGTATCCCAGTTTTGGATGAATTCCGTGAATAGCCACACAGGAAGTCCGAGCGCTTGATGGCACGCTATCTCAGACTTAGTACCCATTGAGCGGTGCCAATCGGGACCTACAGCGCACCCATCACTGTTAGCCGCAATCCAGGCCCAGTCCAGTCCTAGAGTGCGCCTACGGTCGAATCCGCGCGCTATAGCCTCATCCTCGTTACCTGCCAGACCCTTCGCGTCGAAACCGTACTTACGGTCCCCTTCAGCCGGATTGAATACTTCCGTAACCAAAGGAATGCTGCGCAACGAAGTTGCCGCAGCGTCGAACCACGGGAAGTTAAACTCCGGAAGCCCTGCCATCTTATTGGCTAGATAGATTTTCACTGAACCTCTATGAGACCGTTGGGTCGGATGATGAACACAGGGTGCTTCGCTGCTCGCCCGTAACGAATTGTCGTCCAAGTACCAGAACGCATCTGCTCTTCAGATTGTTCCGGTGTGGCCACCAGGACCCAGGACGCTCTGACGATAGCCATATTCCGCTTCAGGTATGGCTCCGGAGGGCGTACGACACCAGACAACCTGATAGCTTCAGGAGAAATTAGCTTGTCGTCATCAGGTGGATACGCTACGACACCTTCCGGAGGCAAGAAATACCTCACGGCTACTACAGCTTGTTCGTCAGCGCCAACACAGGCACCGTGATGAAACCTAGCTGGCGCTATAGCCTGGACTATGCGCTGAAGGGTTTGCATTTGCTCTCGTGTCATGCCATTTCGGGTGCCTGTGAAACCTAGATTCACTTAACCTCCCGGCGCTTTATGCGCTTAGCTTCAGTTAGCAACGTAGTGCTTGTACTAGTGCGCAAAATATGCTCAACGTGCTCTAGGGCTGCTTGTTTCTCCACAGGTGTACCTGACTTAAGTAGGTCAGCAGCGTAACGCAGCTTCTCGAACTCGTCCTTCATGGCCATGACTCACTCCTTACAGTCACACGTTGCTGACTTGTAGTTATTTTTTGATGCACAGAAAGCCTTATGCCTTACGCGCTCCCAGTGACCCGTACTAGGATTGAACCACCAATCGTGCAGCGAAGGGGCTAGGAGTCCCGTAGCTATACCGGATTGTGCTGCATAGGCGTCCACCATCTTTTTGTAGGCTTCTTCTACCGTGTCACTATCTGACAGCGGAAACTCTTGGGATGCAGCGTGTTGTTCTTGCTTTGCCTTGATATTACGCCGCGTCAAATCAATGGCAATTGCATTCCACAGCACTGCTGCGCCATGGTCCTCACCATCTTCTACCCCCGTGAGGAACTTAAAAACGTGACGAAGGAATGCATCCTCGTGATGTGCCAGGGATTCTTCAGTAGAAGACTTCTCGTGGTTCCTGGCTCCGTATTTCTCTGCTCCGCGAGCATACAGCGCTGCCAAGCGCGTAATCATTTGTTCCTCGTAGGGAACACCCTTGGGGAACATAAGCGAGAACATCGGCTTGCCTGTGGTGTCGTCTCGGCGCATGCCATCTTCATACTCGCTCATGGAGCCAGAATCGTGAGTTACGTAATCAGACATCTTTCACCAGCTTAAGTTCCGCACCGTCATCAAGATAACCCCATGAATACTTCATGATTGAGTGTGGCGCATAAGGCGTAGCGCGTCCTTTATGCAAAAGAACTAGCGTGTATTTTCCTGACAGGTTCATTTGCTTGGCGGCACAGTCAGCTACTGTTTGCGCGAGGTCACTGCCTGCGATTTGAATTGACGCTAGCTTCTCTGTGAAAAGGTCCCCGCCTCCGGGCTTATATTGAACATACACCGCGCGAACACCCACGTCTTTGACACCTATAGCAGCCTCCGGTTCTTTCTTGCGATTCTCAATTTCGCGTTTGAGGTACCAGGAAGCCTTCTCCAAATCTTGCAGCACAGCCTCGGGGTCTTTCTTCCCTGCCCGCGAAATATACTTAACCGTATTGCCTAGGCAGAAGCCTAGTTCCCAGGCTTCAATTACTTTAATAGCTTCGTACGGATTGTCTTCCCCACCGTAGTGGGCAGGGTGGTGCACAGATTCTGGCATGACTACTCCAACAACTAGAGCCTGCGAGGTATTCCGAGGGTACCATGAGCTTGTGAGTTCCTGGCGCGTGGCACACCCCTACCTTTCGTGTGAGAGTTGTGGTGGTAGCATCCATGAGGGTGCATACCTCACAACGTCACCGAGCGGTGATGGCGTGCTGTGCTCTGACTGCGGAAGTGGAGAAAACTGCGTTGGTAAGTAACGGAAATCCGTTCACCATCACCGTGAGCGAGCCTGAGCCGATTTACCCCCCTGTCAAGGTCATCCTGCGGCACCCGCAGAACCACCCGTGGCACCTGACGGAGGCTGACGCTTTCGAGCTGTACGACATGCTCGGGAAAATTCTCGCGGAACGCACACGCCCAGCTCAGCTATAGACTTACGGGGACAGTGTCCGCACTTCCCTAGGAGTAGTATGTCAGTCCCTCAGGAGTGGCTTTCACGGAGCGTTAGCTACAACGTTAACCGTCCCGTTCAGACTGTCTGGGATGACGGAATGGCTATAGGCATGACTCACAACTACGTTGAGTGTTATCTAGAGAACGTGCCGTTTAGCGATTTTGAGAAGACGGTATTCGAGCAGCTAGGGTCAGATAAAGTTACTGATTTCTTGCCTAACGGCTGTTACGGTGATTATCGTGTTTACACGTCCTTGGGCAGCGTTAACCTTGAATGGACTAGACTGTATTTGACCGGAGACTGGATTGGGGAGTTCCTTACTGAGATAGGTAATAGGCGTGCCCGTCAAGAAGCTTTCTGACCTGGATGTTCAGCACATTCGCTTGCTTAAAAAGATTGGCTACAGTCAAGCTTCGATAGCACGTGCCTTTGAAGTATCTGAATCCGCTATTAGCCTTATCATTAACGAGAAGGTTCATAAGAAGCGGGTGAAGTAAATGGGTTCATGGTTTGAGGCTAAGCGAGACGGCTCTTGCGGTAAGTGTGGCGCACCCGTCATCACCGGAGAGCCTATGTACGCTGTGCGTAAGGGCATGTACGTATGCCAGCAGTGCGGTCAGATAGCCGAGGAACTACCGCCTGATAGCGGCCCTATGGTGACCTCAGTACTGTCAAACCTGGACGAGTTTCCTCCTGAGGTACGCGAGGGTTCTCTAGCACAGTCGATGCTGTACATGGCTCGTCAGCTAGACATGGGTGAGGTAGCAGCGCGGGACGTGGCCCCGTTCATCAAGGAAATAAGGCAGAGCTATATGCAGTTGAGGGCCTTGTACCCACCGTTGGGTGATGAGGACGAGACTGACCTGATGGCCAAGCGCCGAGAGGAACGGTTCAGGTATGACGAAGACCGTGACCGTTAGTAAGCCGGAACCTGAGCCGCTAAAGACATTCTACATAGTGAGTATAGTTAAGGCGTCATCAGAAGTAGAAGCTCGTAACCTTGCTAGTATCATGATGCGTGCAGGTTACGTGGACAAGATTCAGTCGATTCGGGAGGCAAAGTGACTACGCCCGCTAACATGATGCAGAAGTACAACGTCAGTGACGAGTCCTGGAGCCTTGGCCTGTGGGGTCGACGTGTTCCCGGCTTCGGCTACTACGGCGCGCTTACTCCTCAGTTCACAGGCATGCATGTAGAGGTCAACCCTGAGCTAGCATACCGGATGGCGGACAACCATCCCCGACCACAGCGCGCACGAGAGCTGATGGCTGACATAGAACGCGTCAACATCGGCAAGTTCCCCTGGCAAGAGGTGCGCGTAGCCCTGGCAGCCGCGTAGGAATACCCAACGCCCAAGGAGTGTTAACCTCCGCATGGACGCCGTTAGCAGCCGACTCAGGGACGAACTGCGCACCCGCGAGATACAAGCGCTCCGCGACAAGCGGCTAGAGGTGTGGCGCACGCTCAAGAACACCTTGGACAGCTTTCAGGCGCGCGCTAGCGCTGTACCGTCTAACGAGCTAAGTACTTATAAGAACGTGTATGAGTACCTAGAGTATCTAGACAAGCAGATTACAATGCTACACAGCATTCCACCTCATCGCATGGGCGCAGTAGAAGTTACTGCGCTTGGCAGTGCCGAACCTGAGTACATACCGACATATCCCAGCGCTCTGACGGACACTGACTGCGTTCCCAGCGGCCTCCATCCTCCGTTGTGTGCTGACCCTGCCTGGAATGCCCGGTATTTTGGGGGCAGTACGCGCACTACCGGGGCTAAACCCTTGGATTCGTGGGAAGCGCGAACTTATCAAGAGGTTTACGGGTCACCCGTAATCGATGGTCCTCACGTCAGGTACCGCAAGCTGATAATAGAGCGCGAGCACATGATTAAGGCGCTGTGTTCAGACCTTAAATACGGCCGACCTGAAGCTCCTGGACTTAATGACGCCATTACGCAAGCTGATAACGAGATTGAACAGCTGTGTGAACAGCTCGGCTACGAATACTTGCAATGGACGTGTGTATGGAGTGAGTACACTGGCCCTGAGATTAGGTATGAGCCTACGCCACCTAAGCCGCGCGAGATTGTTGATGAGCTTTTCACCGAAATAACGGGCCTCAATCCAGAAGACACCTATGCTGGCTGGAGAGAGGCTTTTATGGAAACCGGGCTAATGTCGGCCCTAGAGCACATGAGGGAGCACGTGCGATGAAAATCCCTGGCAAGGCTGGCTGGCGTGGCTGGGTAGCAGTTGGATTGGTAGTACTAGCGGCTGAAGCTTTCGACCACATCACTATGAGTGAAGTATTTAATGATGCATCACGAAAGCCTATCGGACGCGTAATAACTATCGTTTCATGGGGCACGCTTACCGCACATTTGTTTGGCGTTATACCTGAACAATACGACCCTATCATTTTGTTTGCACAGTACAGCAGGATTCCGCACCGTACGCGTACTACGATTAAGGCGATTAATTAATGCCCGTAGGCAGACCTTGGACAGAAGAAGAAATTCAGATAATTAAAGACAACCCTAGCTTGGAGACCTCTGTACTAGCCGACAAGCTAGGGCGAACTAAGAGCGCTATCGAAGCGAGACGCTGGCAGATTGCACCGTCTATTAGACGAGGTAAGGGACTGGCCTGGACACCTGAGGACATTGCGTTCGTCAGGGAAAACAGGGGGGAAAGCACAAAGCTGCTGGGGGAAATACTAGGGCGCACACCACACGCTATTGCCCAGCTTAAGACTAAGTTTAACAAGGAAGAAAACACCGCACCGGAACTAGCGGATATAGACCGCCGCCCAACCGGTTGGTATCAAGACACTATCGGCATTTTGTTGTTGAGCTTCCCTGACGTGATGGCCACGTGGCGGCACTTCCATAAGTACGTTAAGGTCGAGTATATGGAAACGCAGAAGACCGGATGGGTGACGGTTAAGTGCTACCGTGACGCTGATTGTGCTATGACGGAGGAGGAATTCCTTGAGCTACCGTATTCCTGAAGGTAGCCGTAGTGGAGAGTGGCGCATTAACTACGAGTACAAAGTTATCTGGTGGCAGCTAGCAGCTTCCGATGTTGACCCAGAATTGTGGTACTGGAAGTTGCTTAAAGGCGATGAGCCAGTTAATGGCGGGATGACACCATCCGTAGAACGGTGCAAGTCGGAAGCTAACTGGGCGTTCAACCGCATTATTGAAGGTACGTTCTGTGCTGTAGAAGGATTTGATGAGCGACTAGGCCGTACAGTAACGCGACTTCGGAGGCCCGATGTTCCGTAAACCTGACAAGTACGCTCTTAGCGAAGAACAGTGGGAAATGGTGTTGTACTATGCAAAGCGTGGCGTAGAGGGTTGCTCGTACTGTGACCCAGACGCGCACCCTATAGCGCGCGGAGCTGTTAGGGAGTTCGAGGAATGGGTATTGCGCCAGCGATATCGCAAGTAGTGGTAAGCTGCAAGGCATGAGTGAACTTCCCAAGGCCCTTACTACTGAAGCCTACCGTGTGCCTGCGGCGGGCTTGCTTCCTCACCGTCAGCTAATTCGGTACGTTCGTGATGGCAAGATTCACGTTGTACGCGTCATGGCTCGTCCGGAGCAAGTTCAGAGCATGGCTAAGGCCGGAACATATACCCGCATTATGACCGATGCTGGCTGGACTGACTTTGAAGCTGGCGAAATGGTTGGTCAGCTGGTTAGCGAAGAGGGTATTGAAACCCCTTTTAGTACAGACATTCCGCGTAACCTTAAGTAAACTGGGGGCGTGGCTAGCCCCTATTGTGAAGAAGAGCTCATCGAACTGCCCGATGGCACGACCATTGGCGTCGATGAGCTTATTGGCGCGCAACGGCCAAGATTGTGGACAGCCCCACCTAGGCACCGAACTAAGCAAGATGGTTGTCACTCATGTGCTAATCCTAACTATCCAACCATCGGGTGCGGCGAATACGTTTCCCGAGACATGCTCGACTGGAGTCGAGGTATTGGGTATGAACTAGACGAGTGGCAAGAATGGTGTATAACCGAGGCTAACGGAGTTAAGCCGAACGGTAAGTGGGCCGCCATGGAGGCGTGTGTTATCTGCACACGCCAGAATGGCAAGGGCACCATCCTAGAAGTACGAGAGCTGGCAGGACTCTTCGTACTTAAAGAAGAGATGATTATCCACACGGCTCACGAATTCAAGACTTCCCGTGTGCATTTCGAGCGCGTACGGCGCACGATTGAAGGTAACGCCAGCCTTTCCCGCCGTGTCAAAGAGGTACGAACCTCTCACGGTGAAGAGGGTATCAAGCTAATACGTCGTCGTTCCCTAATCATGGGGTCTGACAAGAAGTATGTTTACCGTGACGTTGCTCCTGAACTGAAGTTCCTGGCGCGTTCTCGCTCAGCCGGCCGTGGTTTTACCTGTAACTGCCTGGTATACGACGAGGCAATGATTCTTACTGAAGAGCAAGTAGAAGCCTCTGTGCCTACGATGTCCTCGGTGCCTAACTCACAGATGTTCTACATGGGTTCTTCGGGTATGAAGGACTCCTACCAGCTAGCTAAAATTCACCGCCGTATTGAGCACGACGAGAAGTCTTTGTTTGGTGCAGACTGGAGTATTGACCCGCACCTTGCAACGTGCCCGCGAGATGAGCAGCGAGGCCGTAAGGCTAACCACTACATTGTGTGCAATAGGCATGACGACCGTGATGACCCACGGAACTGGGCCAAGGCTAACCCTGCTTTCGGTAAGCGACTTAGTTACGACTTCACGAACAACGTTGAATTCAAGGGCATGGCTCCTGTCGGCTTTGACCGAGAGCGACTAGGCGTCGGAGAGTGGCCTGTAGCCGAGTCACCCTGGCTCGTGATAAGCGAAGACTCCTGGCGTGAACGTACCTGCGCCGACCCCGGTGGAGCTACCAAGCCTATCGTGTTCGGCCTGGACGTAGAGCCGGACGGTAACGCCGCCACAATCACCGCAGCGTGGCTCATGAAGGACGGTCGCAAGGAAGTCACGGTTATCGAGATGCCCGCTGACTGCTACCGTCAGGGGACCGCCTGGGCTATCCCACGGCTCAAGGAGCTAATCAAGACTCACCGCCCTGCGGCTATAGCCATACCGTCCACCGGAGCCGCTGCGGACCTCAAGGACGAAGCCATCGCCAACGGCATCGAAGTCATGGTGGCAGGACCTACACACGAAGCTGCGGCGTTTGCTCACTTCCGGAACTCGGTAAAAGAAAAGCAGATAGTTCACCTAGGTGAAAATAGCCCGAATGGTTCTGCTATCTGGAAAGCTATGGGCAGTGCTGACACACGTACAACGGGTGACGGCGGTAAAGCGTGGTCGCGCACCAACAGTAACTGTGATATCTCCCCCGTAACTTCCGCAACTTTGGCTGCATGGGGCTTGCACCAGAAGCGCCGTAGCTACGACGTAATGAAGTCAATTGCGTAATGATTATCTGGTCTTTCATCCTCGGTGCCTTGAACGTACTGATTTTGGCATTCGCCTTGCGAGGCCATTCGTGTGTAGCAGGCTGTCTTAGTATTGCCGTTCAAGTCCCTTGGACGTACTACGATATAGTCACGCATCAGTACGGCTTCTTGCTAATCAGTGCAGGCAGTGTCGCTGTATGCTTGACGGCAATGAAGAAAGGGCACAAAAAGCATGTCGCAACTATGGATGGATTCTGACGCAAGCGTTAAAGGTCCAGCGGAGGGTAACGAGCATTGGTACCTTCAGCAGCGGACTCACGAAGCGGCACTTTGCTGTGAGCGTGTTGCGCAGTCTGAAGTCCTACTTGGTTATGATGATTCCGCGCAAATGTACCGAGAACTAGCTACCGAAATTCGAGAAGCCGGAGCGTGGTGGCTAAGTCAGCGTACTGATGTAGAGAGGTATCACGGCATGTTCGTGCCTGCACCGCTGAGAGGAGCAGTGGCTTAATGACGACTACAGTAGCCGAAATCCAGGACAAGGTGGTTCATGCTCGTCCTAAGCGAGTAGCCGCCACCGCAGCGCTCGGCACGCTGTCAGTAATTGGCTGGGTAGCAGGCGTAATATCCGTAAGTGTTCTCAAGGCCGTAACAGCCGTGGGCTGGGGTATTGGCCTGATAACTAGAGTTGGCCTTAACTGCTGGACTGCTTTGGCGTACGGTTTTTGTAAAGGTGCTGGAATAAAGAGCGTTAAGAAAGCTGATTTGCAAGCCCCGACAGGCCCTCCTCACGCAATTCCGCCTAACAGTTCTCCCGGAACCTTCCCAGGAACCTTTATTCAGTAGTAAAATGCCTGTACTCTGATATGCATGGGCTATCTAGAAAATCTCCGGAGCTTCCGGGACGAAGAGCAGCGCGTCATTGGTGGCGTGCCGTGGCGTCCTTGGGATAATCCGTACTGGCGTTTTGACGCCGGTGGCCCAGTGCACCCTACACGCCAGTTTTATGGTGTAGACGACGCTATGGGCCTGCCGGCCCTTTACTCTGCCATTAAGCTGCTGTCTGACAATGCTGCCAGCCTGCCCATTCGCGTGTACCAGAACTACCGGGACAATAACGGAGACTGGCGACACAGCCGATGGATGGGACCGACCCTGTTTGACCAGCCCTCGCAAGTAGGCACTCCGTTCGACTGGATTGCTACCTGTATGGTGTCGTTGCTGCTCCAGGGCAACGCGTGGGGCTTCATTACGAACAGGGATGACTACGAATATCCCACAGGCATTGAATGGATTCCGCCTGACGACATTTACGTAGAAGATGACGAACAGCAGCCCTGGAACCCTCTTCGCGCTCGTGTCTTCCTCTACGGCCGTCAGATTGACAATTGGCAGCACGAACTGTTCCATCTAAAGGCTGTTCCCATCGCAGGACGTATCGAGGGTATCTCTCCTTTGCGTGCATTCGCGGACACTATCCTCACAGGGAAGATGACGCAAAAGTATGGTACTGACTGGTTCATGGGCGGCGGTTTCCCTCCGGGCGTGTTCAAGAACTCTGAAATTGAGATTGACAAAGCCCAGGCTGATGAAGTTCGTGACCAGCTTGTTCGTACACAGCGTCGTCGTGAGCCTCTTGTAGTTGGCCGGGACTGGGACTACAAGCCCATTACCGTTCCGCCGAATGAAGCCCAGTTCATTGAGGCCATGCAGCTTTCCGCCACGCAAATAGCTGCTGTGTACAACGTGCCTGCGGCTCGTGTTGGAGGACTTCCGGCTGGCGGGCTGCATTACAGCAGCCAGTCTCAGGATGCATTGCAGATTATCGAGGCTTTGCGCCCGTGGCTTAAGCGAATGGAGTACGCATTCTTCAACTGCTTGCCCAAGAAGCGCTTCACTAAGTTCTACACTGACGCGTTGCTGGACACAGACCCGAAGACGCGTATGGAAATGTACGTTCAGGAGCGCCAGATTGGTGTCCGCACGGCTGACGAGATTCGTGAGCTAATGGACTTGCCGCCGCTTCCGAAGAAGATTGGCGAAGAGGCACTGCCCCTCGCCTTGATGCAGGAAATGGCAGCTCGCGCAGGTGTCATTCCGAAGTCAATCTTGAGTTCCGTAGAGTTCGAAATGGACATTGCGGCAACGCGCCTTGAGCAATATGCCAAGGAGCACCCGAACCTTATGCAGCCAAAACCACCTCAGGTGCAAGATGCAGGTTCGTACTATGCAAGCCTGGTAAGTGCCACTAACCGTGGTAGCACAGAGGCTGAAGTACAGCTACGACGTATATCAGAACGTGCTGTAATACTGGATAAGCACCCTGAATATGTAGGGCCTTGGATTCCCCAAGACCCGCTAGTAGCTTCCCGCCAACAGAGCAAAGTCAAGGACCTTGTTCTAGACCGTATTGGATAGCACGTAAAATGAGTATTGTCCAGCGGCCTTGTATAACCTACCATTATGATGAAGAGGGTCAGCAGAACCCTGTCTGGCAGCCTAAGGAAAGGGTCAGTTAAATGGCTGTTCTTGGTACCCAGGAAGAGAACAACCTTCCTGACTCCGCTTTCGCTTACATTGAGCCAGGGGGCCGCAAGGACTCCACTGGGAAGACCACACCTCGCGGCTACCGGCATTTTCCGGTTCACGATGCGGCTCACGCCCGTAACGCTCTGGCCCGTGCCCCGCAATCCGAGTATGGCAAGAAGGCCATGCCGAAGATTCTTGCGGCCTGCCGTAAGTTCGGTGTTACCGTTGACGGCCACCAGCGTTCGCTATTCGGTGACGATATCACTGACTACGCGGCATCTCCTGAGCGTCGTTTCGTTCAGTTCCCCCCGGAAATCCGTAGCTCTGCTGCCTTTGGTGACCCCAACGCGAAGCACATTTACGGTTATGCAAGCGTCTTCAACAAGATGTCTCGCAAGCTGGGCGGCTTCCACGAGCAGGTTCGCTCTACTGCTTTCGATGAGTCCAAGGCTAACGGCTGGCCGAACGTTGTCTGCCGCTACAACCACAAGGACGACCAGCTTCTGGGCACCACGCATGCGCGGACCCTTGAGCTGCACCTCGATGGACAGGGCCTCCTGTACGACGTTATCCCGCCGAACTCTCGGGCGGATGTTCTTGAGTATGTTCAGCGTGGAGACGTTCGCCACAGCTCCTTCGCATTCCGGGTTTACCCCGGTGGTGACGAGTGGGGCCTGAGCGAGTACAACTACCCGCTGCGTACTCTGCACTCCGTTGAACTGGTGGACGTTGCACCCGTTCTCGACCCGGCTTACCCGGACGCAACTGCTGGCTCTCGTTCCATGATGCAGGAGCGGGCAATGGCAGGTGCCCTTGAGTCCCTGGCGCAGTGGGTCCAGGCTGACACCGACGAAGTTCGTTCTTACCTAGACGAGGGTCGTGCGGTTGAGTTCTTCAAGCGCTCTGACCGTTCTTACGGCCCGAAGATTAGCAAGATGGACGGTGGCGAGAAGCGGTCCCAGAAGCCGCGTATGTCCGGTGCTCAGGCTATGCTTGCGGCCCTAGAGAACATGCGTGACCCGTGGGCAGGCGAAGACTTCTAAGGAAGTTTTAACTTCTGATAGGCTAGGTTACGGTAAAAACCGTAACCTAGCCTTTGGAGTTTAACATGGCAGATATTGGCCTCGGTATCCAGACCGTAACCCAGACCGCCACTATCACATCGTCTTCAATTGTGGACGTAGACATCCCTGCTAACACTATAGTTGTGTCGTCCGGTATTCAGATTACGTCTTCTGAACTGGGTAGTGGAAGCGCCTTCATGTCAGCAGATGGTCCGCACCCTACGGATGCCACGAAGTGGCGTTTTCAAGCTTCGGTAGCTAATCAAAGTGGCGGAAACAGTTACACAGTAGATATTCTTTGCTGGATGATTGTCGCTAACGCCGCTACTTGTTAGAGGATTTGCTCATGAGGCCCCTAGTATCCGTGATAACCCCGACGTGGCAACGGCATGACACGCTGCTGCATAAGTGTTTGCCTACAGTTCAAGCGCAACAGGTGCCTCATGAGCACATCATTATTTCAGACGGACCTGACCTAATGCTAAGTCAGTACAACTGGCCAGACAGCGTGCGCTACGTGGAACTAACACAGCATGATTCCGAGAAACATTGGGGACATCATGCTCGTCCTTACGGATTGAATATAGCTCGCGGAGATTTCATCGCTTACCTGGACGACGACGACCTCTGGGAGCCTAATCATCTTCAGGTACTAATATCTGCGCTACTAGAAGATGAAGAAGCACAATTTGCTTACACGCGAGCAGAAGTGCACATGACTAAAGGGACTGTACGTATAGGGGACGGACCTCCCGCGCACGGTCGTGTTCAGACATCTATGCTTATGCATCGCCGGGAACTTCTTGATACGGCCTCTTGGGGTCCTGCACATCCTGCCGAAGACTGGGAACTGGTGTTGTCGTGGCTTAAGGCGGGCGTTAAGTACGCGTCTGTTGACGCTCTTACAGTTCACTACCACCCTTCGGTCCCCGTTGACCCAGAAAAGAACGTACTTGTGACGTTCTCACCTCCGGAACTTTAGAAAAATACACCTAGTTTCACGATTAGGTATTGTCAATACGCCGTCCATCTGTATTATGGATAGTGACATGCCGTGGCCATACTCGCCATCTGGGTAGACGGAGCCGGTGCCAGTTAAAACCTAGAAAGGTTAAGCTAGTGGCATCTGAAGTCGCAAAGCGGCTCCGTGACCGGCGTATGAACGTCTGGAACGAGGCCAAGGGCATTGCAGAAAGCGCTGCTGAGGAGAACCGCTCTTTTACCCCGGACGAGCAGGGTAAGTGGGAGGCTCTTCAGGAGGAGCTTGGCAACATTGACACTCGCCTCAAGGCTGTTCTCGACACTGAGAAGCGCGCCAAGGAGGCCGACGACGCTTACGACGAGCTGAGTGGCCGTAAGGCAGAGCGCAGCACGCAGCAGGCGGGCGGCACGCAGTACGTAGAAGAGCTGCGCCGTTGGGCACGTGGCGAAGAGGGCAGCAAGTCTGTCTTCGAAGTTCGCCGTCAGGCAGCAGGACCGGTTAACTACCGTGTTCTGACCACGGCAGGCGCGGGTGCTGGAACTAACGCTTCCGGTATCATCCCGACTGACTTCTACGACCAGCTCATTGCGTACCTGATTGAAGTTTCCGGCATCATGCAGTGTGGACCTACGGTCCTTAACACTGGTGGTGGCGAGACCCTCCAGATTCCGAAGGCTCTGACTCACACCACGGCAACGTCCGCTGGTCAGAACGCAAGCCTTCCGACCGCTGACCCGACCTTCACGCTCACCACTCTGGGTGCGCAGAAGTTCGGTGTCCTGATTCAGGTCGCTCGCGAACTGATTGACGACACTGCGGTTGACCTGCTCGGCTACCTCGCAATGAGCGCTGGTCGTGCACTTGGTAACTCCTTCGGTACCTCCCTGGTTAACGGCACCAACGGCATCTCCGGTGGTCTTACGTCCCTCGCGGGCGCAACCCCGGCTGTCACGGGTGGCCTGACCTCCGCTATCTCCGGTAACGGCGTGGCAACCGGTGGCGCAACATACGCCAACCTGGTTGACATGGAGTACTCCGTTATCGCTCCTTACCGTCAGTCCCGTAGCTGCTACTGGCTCGCTGCTGACAAGACCGTGGGCAGCTTCCGTAAGCTGACCGACAACAACGGTCGCCCGGTCTGGGAGCCCTCTGCGGTTCTCGGCGCACCGGACCTGCTTCTGGGCAAGCCCCTAGTTGCAGACCCGTACATGCCGGCAATCGGCACGAGCGCGCTGTCCATCGCTTTCGGTGACTTCGCTCAGTACTTCATCCGCCTTGTCGGTGGAGTGCGATTCGAGCGTAGCGACGACTTCGCGTTCGGTTCTGACCTAGTGACCTTCCGTGCACTACTCCGTGGTGACGGTACACTGGTAGACACCAACGCTATCAAGATGTTCAAGGGTGGCGCAAGCTAACCTGCGGGACCTTGAGAAAAAGCCGGTAGCCGGTTATCGGCTACCGGCTTTTTCATCGTCAACACTTAGGAGAGAAAATGAGCGACGAGCGTCGTGTATGGATTAAGCTCATCAGCCAGCGCAATGGCTCGCGTTATGACAACCGTGAGTGGCCGACGCCTGGTGAGCCTTTTAGCGTTCCCGAGTGGGAAGGCGAAGCACTAACCCGCATTAAAGAAGCTGTGTACACCTCTGACGAGGAAGCAGCTAACCTTTCCCAGCCGAAGGTTGATTCTGAGGTAGTTCCTCTCGATGAGCCAATTGAGCGCGAATACCATGGTGGTCAGCCTGTTTCTTCACCTAAAGTATCCGCAGATGTAGAGCCTGTAGTTGAGGAAAACGTCGAGGAGCCTACCGAGGAAGTTGTGGCTGAAGAAGACACAGCAGACGAAGCAGTTGAGGAAGTTACGAAGCCTGCTCCCTACGCTTCCAAGGCAGACTGGGTTACTTATGCGGTATCTCAGGGACACGATGCTGATGATGCATCATCTTTGACCAAGGCAGACCTACAGAGCCGCTATGGTGGACGCCTTTAATGGCTTACACTGAATAAGACGGCACCGTAACGAAAGGTGTAATAAAAATGGCTGTTAACCCTAAGGAAGGTCAGGCGCTGGCTTCGACCACGGTGCCTGCCCGTGAGCAGATAGTTGGCCGCGCTGGTCGCGGTGGCGGCGAGGATGTTACCGACCAGCCCGGTCAGTACCCCGCTGACCTATTCGGTGTTGCATTGCCTCAGGGTACCGGTGCTCCCGGTACTGCTGGTTCTAGTGCGACTGACGCATCGGCTGATGCCACCAACATGCCTGGTCAGCTTGACGAAGACTTCTCCGGTCTTGGTCCGAACGACACAGCTGAAACTGGCTCGCCTGGTACTCAGGGCGTAGTTAACGCAGCTGGTGGTGACAGTGTTACCTACACGCCTCCCGGTTACCTTGATGGCGGACCTTTCCGTGAGGCAACTGCACAGGGTCACGTGGACGGCATGGGCGATTGGTCCCAGGCCAACACTGACGGCTACGCAGGCGGACCCACCCTTCCCGGTCTTGAGGGCAACCGCCCGACCAGCACAGGTGCAGGCTCTGGCCGTACTCTGCGTGGCGGACGTGCGGTAAAGCCGTAAGGCTTAGCTGATGAGAGATTTGTCAAGCGTGCCCTGGGCATCGATGCCGGTTTACGGTAGCCCGCGTGCCCAGAGCAGCTTGATAAAGGATGACGTTCTCGTAACAGGCATACCGCCAGAAGACCCGGACGAGGACGTTGTTCCTGACGGTGCCGATGATGACGCCGTTCCTGATGACCAAGATACTGGCGAGCCGCCTGAGGAGGCGAACACAGGTGAAGGACCTTAGCAACATGCCGATGGCTGAGCACTCGCTAGTCGCGGGAAGTTCCATGGCAGCCGGTAATACTGTTAACACTGAAGCTGAAAAGTGGTCCATGAAGGCACCGGGCAGTGAACCGGTAGACCCGTTGCCCGCCAAGGAAGAGCAAGACGACCCTGGCATTCAGGACACTCCTGTAACACACGACCCACGCGCTACAGTAATGGAGCGTGCTGGACGGGGCAGTGACTATGCCGCGCCTACTCTTGAATGGAAGGAATGCACCAATGGCTAGCAACTGGGGTCCTACTGAGCACCCAATGGAGCACGACCACCTAGAAGACGGCCCGGATGTGTGCATGGGCACGCCTGACCACGAGCTAAACGAGTATCACTACGACGCAACTGATGCGCGACAGAATGATTCTGCCGCCAATAAGTGGGTCAAGGTAGACCACTGCTCAGGTGCAGCGGGCGCTAACGGAGACGCAACTGGCGGATTCCCGGACGGCCCTGGCCCTTGGAAGCAGACCTAGGTCTAGAGATTGATGCCCCGTGAGTATCGACGCTACCGCGAGGGCACTATCGCGCATAGAGGGCACGAGCTTCGCGCATCGTTGCCGTAATGGCAGTGTGCGCACGGAAATAGTGACCTTCGCTTCCAGTAACATCGGGTGGGTTCTCCTGCCCCGCACCCAGTACCCAGTACCGTCAATCGAATGCCCAGGCTGCCACAGTGTGGCGGTCTGGGTAAACGAGACCGGTGAATGGCGTGTACTGTCGGAGGGGTTCCTCCGCTAATGAGCCGCTTCCAGGACCACTTCCGGCCTACCATATTTGGTTTGGCCGATGGCATGATGTCCCTCCTGGGAGTAATACTTTACCTTCTTGGACACCAAGACCTCATATTCCTGACTGCCGTATCGGGAGCTATAACCTCAGCCCTGTCTATGGGTGGCAGTGAATTCATGTCAGACAGTGATAACGGTTTCTCAGCTTCTGCAATTATGGGCGCTGCTACAGGTATCGGAGCAATCCTACCCGCTCTTCCCTTTGCGTTCATGCGCGGTACACCTGCGTTCGTGCTAATGATTGTCATCTCATTCGTAATCGCGGTGTTCGTAGGCTGGATTCGAGCTAAGGCTCGCGGCAAGAAGATAACCGTGCTTTCTGTAGGCAGTACTGTCCTGTTGTTTGCCATCATCATAGCTGTGGGTAGCTTGGTGACCGTTTTCCTTCCTGGAGGCGCTGGTTAAAATGTCCCCTTGGCGTGCAGGCTACGGGTCAGCATCTAGAATTCGCATTCAGATACGCAAAGAGAATGAGTACTGGGTGTGGCGGCTAGTAGTCAATGCTCACGACCACTACGGAGATATCGGAGCATCAGGGGAACGGCGCACGTGGGGTGAAGCTTTTTCAGCCGCAAAGGAAGAGTGCATGTGGTGGGTGCGGTAGACTACCCCCATGCGAATATTGGCTATACATGACAGCTCCGGTTGTGCTTGGTACAGAGTCATCCAGCCTCTGCTAGAGTTCCGTAAGCACGGGTATGACGTGACCTTCGTTACAGCTCACAACGAGCGCACGCCTTACGACGAAACAGAGGGGTTCGAGCTTACTCGTAACTTCTCAGGCTTCGACCTTGTAGTAGGGCAGCGAATCAACAAGTACGACGGTCTTAGTGTGTGGCGCAGGGGACGCACTCCGTTCAGTCGACTCGTATACGAGAACGATGACGACCTGTTTAACGTAACACAAGAAAACTGGCAAGCCTTCCAGCACTATCAGCGTATTGACGTACGCGAAGCTGTTGTAGCTGCTTGTGAAGTATCAGACCTTGTCACCGTATCTACAGACCGCCTTAAAGCTATTCATGATGAGTTCAATCCGAACACTGTAGTACTGCAAAACCTTATCCCTGCATACGTTCTTAAGCAGTCCCGTACTGAGCGTAAGCGCCCTCGGGTCGGCTGGGTAGGGGGTGCTTCGCACGGACGTGATGTGCATCTTGCCACACCCTCGGTGAGGCGCTTCCTGAAGCGTTTCCCGGAGTGGGACCTTTACCTAGGTGGTGTAGACTTTCGGCCTAGCTTCAAAGTTGCCCGAGACCGTGCTTTTCACGAGCCGTGGATTAAGGTGACTGATGAGCCAGACCTCTACTACAAGAGCATCGACTTTGATATCGGGATTTGCCCGCTAATCGATACCGAGTTTGCTAAGTCCAAGAGCTATATTAAAGCTCTGGAGTACATGGCGCGCGGCATTCCGGTGGTCGCTAGTGACTGCGCTCCGTACAACGAACTAGTGGTCCACGGTGAGAACGGCTTCTTGGTTAAGCGTGACCACGAATGGCTAGAGGTCCTGTCTAATCTTGCAAGCGACAATGACTTGCGACACAAGATGGGAGAAGCCGGCAAGGCCACTGCGGCACAGCACACTATCGATGAGCACTGGACGCGGTGGGAACACGCATACAGTAAGCTGTATCCAGCCAACTGGACTTTCGGAAGAAATGTGTGAGCTTGTGAGTAAGAGTACGTCACCCTTGTTCTCCTGCTTCTTGCTGTCCCATAACAAGGGACCGTATGCTGTTCAAGCTATTCAGAGCGTCCTGAACCAGACGTTTCAGGATTGGGAGTGCTGGATTATCGAGAACAGCACCGACACCACGACGCGTCCCTTGCTCAAGCAGCGCATGCCTGAAATCCTCACCGACCCTCGGTTTCACTATGAGGAGATGACTGTTCCTAAGGAAATCAGGAAGACTAAGTACGTCCCGTCCTGGCTACTTAACGTATACCACCCTGAGGCTAACGGTAAGTGGATTTTTTACCTTAGTGACGATGACCTACTCATGGAAGACTGCTTTGAGGTTTGTGCGGAGCACATTAACGACCACGAAGACTGGGCAGTAGCTTGGTTCGGTCTCAAAGGAATCCGCGCGGTGGACCATCGTGTGGTTAAAGGCATGCCTATCTTCATGATTCCAGCTAATGGTACGCGCGGCAAGGACTCCACCAACTGGAACATAGATGGGTACATTGATGGCGGCCAGGTTATTTATCGCAAGGAATGCTTGGAGCAGCTTGAGAAGCCTAGATTCCCGGAGACTTTCGAGGGAGACGTAGCTCGTCACTCTGACGGCCTGTTTCTTCTGAAACTAGCGGAAAAGTACACTTTCCAGCCAATCTACCGAACGCTAGCTATTCATCGCTTCACACCTGTATCTACTTGGAGTAAGGCGTAATGGACGTACAGCTAGAGAAGTTGCACTATGCCCTGCTAGAGGTGGTTCGAGTATGGCGCAATGCGAACGCTGATTTCTTCGGAGATACACAACCTATCTCTCGTAATATGCAACAGGAGTGGTTTGACAGCTACATTGTGGACCCTTCGGACCACATGTATGCAGTTATCATAGACGATGTTCTTCCTGTGGGTACCATCGGTATCCGCTCAGATACGCGCGAAATCCAACGCGTGATGCTCGGGGCCAAAGAATATGCACGTACAGGTTTGATGTCGCAAGCACTTAATATGCTCATGAAAGCTTACGGGCCTGGTGACTTCTTCTTGTACGTTAAGCAAGACAATGATAAGGCCATTGAGTTCTACCGGAAGAACGGCTTTAACCGCACAGTGTCCGTAAGGCCGCGCCCCGGAATGGTTTCCATGCACCGTTACCTGCCCTACACAGAAATGATTACATCATGATACCTCTGTTCAAGCCGTCAGTAACTGACCGGGAAATTGAAGCGGTAACCCGCGTCCTTAAGTCCGGTTGGTGGGCACTAGGTCCGGAAGTGGAAGCTTTCGAAAAGGACTTTGCAGAGTACTTGCGAGTTCAGGCACACGCGGCGGGCACGAGGCACCAGTTCTCTACTTCTCCCTACGCGGTCGGAGTTAATTCCTGTACTTCCGCACTAGAATTGGCTGCTCGTTCACTGGGAGTTGAGAAGGGTACAGTTGTAGTGCCTGCACTCACGTTCGTATCTACAGGTCAGGCGATGTTGCACGCCCAGAACAAGGTAGTTTTCGCTGATATTGACGAGACTACGATGTGCCTTGACTGGGATGATGCCCTGAACACGCTAGAGAGCGCCACAGCCCGCCGCAAGGACGCCCCTAAGGCGATTGTCCCCGTGTGGTACGCAGGGCGCGTATCGCTCCCTCCGGCCCTTCCGGAGGGCATTACGGTTATCGAGGACTGCGCGCATGCCGCAGGCACGCGGCTAGCGGGAACTGTGGGCCACGCAGCAGCGTGGTCATTCCAGGCCGTAAAGAACCTTGCTGTGGGGGACGGCGGGATGGTAACCACCACTGACCCTCTGGCTTACGCCAAGCTCAAGCCACTACGCTGGTGTGGAATTGACCGGTCTACGTGGGAGCGGGACAATAAGAAGGGGTATAACTGGGATTACGATATTCCGGTTGACGGCGAGAAAGCTCACCTTAACGACATCGCCGCAGCACTGGGCCGTGTTCAACTATCGCGATTGAACGAAATGAACGATGCTCGCTTCCAGATTCTCAAGCAGTACAAGGCTGGTTTTGACGGCCTAAGCTGGCTTAAGATGCGAGAAGACTTTAGCCCGTATGAATCGAACCACCTGATGACAGTGCGCATTAACGCCACGAATCGCGACAGGTTCATTGACCACATGCTGGCTCACGGCGTATCAGCGGGCGTTCACTACAAGCCCATCACATATTACAAGGGCGTTTTCCCGAACGCGCGGAATTTGCCTGTCACAGAAAAGGTATGGCGCGAGCTAGTTACCTTGCCGCTGTACCCTGACCTAGCCTGGGACGATGTGGACAAGATTACGGGTGTAGTACGGGCCTTCAGTCCGGTTCGCGAAGGTGCCTAATGGGCGTTAAGACTGATAAAGAAACACTTAATTACGCGTCTACTTATAAAGAACTGCTAGCTTCCGCTGCACCTGCTCCGCGAATACTAGAAGTAGGAGTGTACTGCGGCGATTCCTTGAGGATGTGGAAAGAGTGGTTTCCTGAGGCCATTATCTGTGGGGTAGAAATTTCTGCTACACATAAGCCACTGTGGCCTCAAGACATTCCTGTTCTAATAACGGACCAGTGTGACCCAGCTCTAGCCGCTAGAGTGCTGTTTTACTCCAATGACGGATACGACCTGGTAATTGATGATGCCTCGCATTACGGAATGCTCTCCAAGGAAACGTACCGACTACTGTGGCCTGTAGTGCGGCCCGGAGGTTGGTACGTACTAGAAGACTGGGCTGTGGGGCTTGTAGACAATCCGCACTTCCCTAGTTACGCAGGTACTAGTATGGTAGACCTGGCTAAGGACTTTATTACTGACCTCAAACCTGAAAAAGACCTTACCGACCAAGGGGCTAAGAAAATATCCGCAGGGGACGTGAATAGTGTAGTTGAATTGCGCTACATTTACGGCATGGCGTGCTTGAGGAAGAAGGGCTAATGAGATACCTAGTTACAGGTGCCGGAGGCTTCGCCGGTCACCACTTCTTGGAGCACGTGCTAGCTAGTACGGATGCTGAAGTAATCGCTACAGACAGTTTCGAGCACAAAGGCTTGGAAAGTCGTATCACCCAAGTACTAGAAGACCGTATTGATTACTACAGGCGCACGAAAATAATAGTTCATGACCTGAACTACCCTTGGATGCACGCTCTTCCTGAGATTGACTACATCATCGCGTACGCCTCAGAGAGCCACGTAGACAGGTCTATCGATGACCCTGTACCGTTTGTCCAAAACAACGTTAACGTAGCGCTACAGACTATGGAGCTGGCACGAAAGATAAAGCCTAAGGCTGTCGTGTGGGTGAGCACCGATGAGGTGTATGGACCTGTCACGCGTCGTAGCGTTAAAGGCGTATCCGAGTGGGCACCCGCTATCCCCTCCAATCCTTACTCGGCCAGTAAGGCAGCGCAGGAAGCTATTTGCATCTCTTACTGGCGTACGTACGGCGTTCCGCTGATTCTCCTTAACTGCATGAACATGATTGGTGAGCGACAGGACGCCGAAAAGTTTGTGCCATTTGTCGTTAAGAGCCTGATGGCGGGTGAAGAGGTACCTATCCACACCACTAATGAACCTGTCGTAGACCCTACAGGCTCTAGGCACTATCTGCATGCGCGTAATCTGGCACACGCTATCACCTTTTTGCTAGAGCGTAACAAGCTAGGCATGTATCCGCACTGGGCGCAAGGTAGCCTAGGGCACGTTCGTTCCGGTCGGCCAGACCGCTATAACGTAGCGACAGAAACTCGGCTTTCCAACCTTAAGATGGCTTCACTGATAGCTGATTATGCGGGGTACGAACTGAAGTACAGGCTAGTGGACGCCCACACAATTAGACCGGGACATGATGCGCATTACGGCCTAGACGCTTCAAAGCTACAAAAACTAGGCTGGGAACCGCCTGTGCCTTTCGAAGAGAGCCTGAAGCGCACCATTAGCTGGACGGTAAATAATCCTGAATGGCTATTGCTTGATTAGCGGTGTCCCGGTAGGCTCGCAAACATGTGTGAGAATCCTGATAACAAGGTAAAGCCCAAGCCTGAAATCCGAGGTGGAGAGTCGGAAGAAGACTTCACTGGCGTAGAAGAGGCCCTTCAGTCAACGCTGCCCTACAGCGATATTCCTGACGATGAGCTGGGTGCCTAATGCGGCTGGTAAACGGTGACCTAGAAGAGTCACGACCATGGCGTATTAGGCGTCTCATGCAGCAGGTAGAAGAGATGGAGCCTGAGTGGCTAACTCACGGTAACCGTCACGACGACAAGTACCTGCCGTGGATGCCCTTCCAGCCATCTAACTTCATTGCAATGCTGGCAGAATGCATCACCTATACCGAGGGCTTCACATTTCTTGACGTAGGTTGTGGCATCGGCACTAAAGTAGCACTGGCTAGTGAGGTGTTCGGCCTTGATGCAGACGGCGTTGAAGTTGACGCGGACATGGCGGCTGAAGCGCGCAAGTGGAAGACAGGTGACATCCTAGTTCAAGACGCGCTAGAAGTTCCTGGCCTGTATCAGGACTACGACATCATCTGGCTGTACCGACCGTTCCGTGACATCCCGTCAGAGCGTGCGCTCGAAGAGATGATTCACAAGAACATGAAGTCAGGAGCAATCCTAGCAGGCGGTGCCTGGGAACTTCACCCACCGGGTAACTGGCCCATAGTCATTGATGACTGGGAAATCAGGCGCGGCGCATGGATTAAGCCCTAACGTGGATAAGGTAGAATTTCAGTCGTGACTAACATTCTCGTTACTGGCAGCAGTGGCTTTATCGGGAAGCCTACTTGCAATGAGCTAGCTGCGCGCGGCATGACCGCAATCCCGTATGACCTTCCTTCATCTGACATCCGTGATGTCAGTGCTCTACGGGAAATCGTGCGATTGACCGACGTTCAAGGCATCATCAACCTGGCTGGTATGCTAGGCACCCCTGAACTATTCGGCCATGAAGCCAAGGCGGCGGAAGTTAACATCATCGGTGCCATCAACGTTTATGATGTCGCTTCTGAAGTCGGCATTCCGGTAGTTCAGGTAGGGACCGGGCATAAAGGCCAGCCTAATCCATACGCGCTAACCAAGGCTTGCGCGGAAGACCTAGGTCTTGCCCGAGCACAGTGGCTTGGTCACGAAGTAACTATCCTGCGTGCGTATCACGTGTATGGGCCAGGTCAGCCGGTAGGGCCGCCACACGGCACTGCCAGCGTTCACAAGTTCTTCCCCACCTTCGCGACGCGGGCACTAACTAACATGCCGCTGGAGCTGTGCGGGACCGGTGAGCAGCTAATTGATACCGTTTACGTGGATGACGTGGCCGTAGCGCTTGTAGATGCTCTGGCGGGACCTTACGGCACTGTGGTAGAAGCAGGTAACGGAGTGCCTATTTCCGTAGACCAGGTCGCGCAAGACATTCTGTCGAAGATTCCTACATCCTCATCAACTATCACCACGGTGGCGGGACGCAGTGGGGAGCCGAGGGATGCTGTAGTAGTAGCCACTAAGCCTGTGTGCAACAACCTATGGCCGTATAAGGCGACGGAAACTATTGAGTGGTACCAGGAATGGCTGACCTCATCACGGTAGTTACGCCTACCTGGCATAGAGACGCATCTGTGCTACGGGCAGTATTGTCCGTAGCTTTGCAGGAGTACCGCCCTATTCAGCATGTTGTCGTAGCGGACGGTCCTAACCCCGAATTGCGAAGCCTATTCAAGGCAAGCAGTAAAGCTTTCCTGTATTCAGACTACGAGTTGGAGTACGCAGAACTTCCGGCTCATCATGACAATTCACGTTGGGGTCACTTTGCAAGACTAGAAGGAATACGGCGAGCTAAAGGAGATTTCGTAGCGTACTTGGACGACGACGATGAGTACTTGCCTAATCACCTGTCAGCTCTCATGGCTATGCTCAAGCAAGACCCACAAGCAGGCTTCTCCTATTCGCGAATTATGATTTACGACCCAGGCAACCCTAACATCTCAGGCACAGACCCACCTACATACTCCGGCATCTCAACTTCAGCTATAGCTCACCGCAAAGCAATTCTGGAGCGAGTAAATTGGCGAGATGAAGGACAGGACACTATTGATTGGGATATTGCACAGCGCTGGATGGCGCACGGTATTACCTGGAAGCATTACCCTCACGTTACTTGCCAGGCGTACAGGGATGCTCCGAACCCAGACAGTCCGCGTCAGAGGATTCTTGAGTGAAAGTTGTAGGGATAATCCCTTACTACGCAGGTTCTAGCCCCGAGTGTACAAATTCCCCTGAACGCATTGAGTACTTGCGTCGTACAGTAGAAAATGCTCTGGACTTTGTTGACGAACTGTACGTGGGAGTAGGTCGTGAAGAAGACGCAGCGGACGTAGAAGCTCTGAGTGTCAGTATAATCCGCGTGCACTACGAAAACCCTTGGCACATCCCGGCCCTAGTAAATACCGAAGCACAAAAACTGGGGTTGGACACGGAATACACGCACGTTTACGTCACCGAAGCTGACCAGCTACTTAACTACGACTCAGGTGTTCTAAGCGTTGTACGGGGCAGTAATTATCTAGTGCCGCATCGACTAGACAAGATATCGGCAAGTGGTGGGGGCAGCACTAGTGGACCTAATGTTATAGTTAACGGCATAGCTTACGCGATAGGCAGCGGCGCACCTTGGTGGGACAACTATCAAGAAGATATGCCTGGTGAGTACTACAATGCTACTCTTAAGTACGGAGGAGCATTCTTCTGCACTACTGACCTGTTTCAGCGCGTAAGTTTTCCTCTCCTAAATAGCGGCAATTCACCAATAGAAGCAGCTACCGGTTATGCGGTCGCTAACTCTGGAGGGAACTGTCTACGCACTACCGACTGGCGAAGGTTCTGGGCAGAACACTTGTCAGGCGAACGTTACTGGGCCAAACTAGCTGGAGATATCTAAAATGCACCTGCCATGGCGTGACATCAGCCCGATTCCTGGTAATCGTGGAATTTTTACGTCCCTGCTGGACGAAGAAGCGGAAGAACTCCGTACGCAAGCTACGGGCAAGAACGTTATGGAAGTAGGAGTAGCTTACGGTTTCTCTACTTCAGTTCTTGCTAGCACAGCCGCTCACGTAACATCAGTAGACCTATTCCCGCCCATATGCAGCTACCCTCAGTGGGATAATAATGTGATTGAGCAAGGTATAAGGGATAAGGTTACCGTGGTGGAGGGTGACTCTACCGTTATGCTACCGCAGCTTACTGACAAGTTCGATTTCATATTCATTGACGGTGAGCATGCTTTTGACGGAGTTACCGCAGACGCTCGCAATTCACTACCGTTGCTGAAGCCGGGTGGAACTATCATGTTCCACGATTACCACGAATACTGCTGCTGTCCTGATGTTAAGCCGGCTCTAGATGCGCTGTTCCCTGAAGGACTACGTACTGTAGGGTCATCTGTTTTGTACACTGTTAAGTAAAGCTATTTCGCGTACTCTAGACGTGTGTGCGATAACTATAACTGCGCAATAGAGCTTGCCCGACTTGCCGAAAAGATAGACGCTGCTGACAGGTTTAATGCTCAAGCCCGTGCTGACATGATGCGTTTGCTGGATGAACGTCAGGCATCTAATCAAGAGGCTATGAGTACTGCCTTTGAGGCTGCCGAAAAAGCAGTTAGTGCTGCTCTTGAGGCATCAAAACAAGCCACTACCAAGGCAGAAACAGCAGCGGAAAAGCGATTTGAGTCTGTTAATGAGTTCCGTGGTCAGCTTAGTGACCAAGCACGAACTTTCTTGCCTCGTGGTGAGTACGATGAAGCGCAAAAATATCTTGTGCAGAAAGTAGAAGAGACTTCTAAGCACATAGCTGACCTCGAACTCCGGCTTAGCAGCCGCCTGGACGTAACTCAAGGCGGTAATGTCGCAAACGCTGTAACAGGCCGTACTAGGCGGGAGAATCTTCTACTCATAGCGACAATTATCTCCTTCCTGGTAGCTATGGCTAGCATTATCACAGGCGTGATTATCCACTAGCTGATTAAGCGCTTACAATGAGTGCATGAACGACATTTTCCCGGCTCCCGGACTCATCGGGTTGACGCAAATCTCTGGAAGTGTTGGTGCAGGCATACGCCTAGGCCAGTTTCTTAACGGAGACGGCTTCAGCCTATTTGAGCATGCCTTTGTGTCCCTAGGTAATGGTCAGATACTAGAAGCTGAACCAGGCGGTGCCAGGATTGTGCCACTGCACTACAGGCCCGCCAGCGTCTACTGGTGTGAGCACATTTATGACCTACTGGGAAGCAAGCCAGCAACTCCTGGCTGGACTGATACAGTCGTAAAACTGGGAGCTACGTACAAGGGCATTAAGTACTCCTTTCTGGACTATGACGCGCTTGTTGCTCACAGGTTGCACCTGCCGATTCCGGGCTTGGAGCACTTCATCGCAGACACAGGGCATATGATTTGCTCTCAAATTGCTGATGACTTCTACCTTAAGCTGGGCGTGGAGGTGTTCACAGACAAGCGCTGGACGGGCTTTGTGACTCCAGGGTCGTTGTGGAAGCGTGACCTTGAGCTGGCGAAAGTAGGCTAAGCATGAGTCCTTCAGAGCGGGTGCCGCTGTCTCAGGAAGAGCTACGTTGCTGGCTGGATATCATTGAGCACGAAAGCTTCCCGGATTTCAGGCGTCAAGTCTCTGAAGCTCTTGGCAGAACGCAGCATCCGCTAGGACTATACGTAACAGATGCAATTTTGCGCCGATGTGTAATGATGTGGCGAGTGCACTGATAAGCTGAAGTCATCAAGGAAAGCTCCTAGGCGAGGAGGTGGTAGCTGTGAAAAGTAATCACTGCGCCCTAGGAGGTGGTCTTTAAATCTCGCCATAGGCCCTCCGCTCAGGATTCTCCTGGGCCGAGGGCTTTTGGTGTATTCTGAGTAGGAGAAAAGCTACGAGGAGGCATCGTGACAAGTGCGGTTTACTATGACCTGTCCGGGTCAGTGGTGCCTATCACCATAACTTTTACTGACCCTAGTGGTAGTCCTGTAGACCCTGGAACTATTCAGCTCGTTACGACAGACCCTCAAGGACTGCAAACCAGCTACACGTACACAGGTGGCTCAGGCCGCAACATCATTAGTAAAGTGGCCACAGGCCAGTACCAGTTCAACTTGCAAGCCTCAGTGCTGTACTCACCTAATCCTGTGCCTACGGGCCTTTGGTCCGCCATGTGGATTGGTGTGGGAAGTACAGGAGGCCCAGGCGGCACGACAGTACAAGCAGATACCTTCCGAATCCTGCCTTACAGCAGTGAATCAGGTACTTCTCAGGTCCAGTGGTATTGTGGCCTAGACGAGCTAAAGTCGCGCCTCAGCATAACTGATACTGCTAGCGACTATGAGATGACCACAGCTATCCAAGCAGCGACAAACTGGATTAACGAGTACTGCGCTCAGCACTTCTACCAGATTACGGAAAGTCGCACATTCGCACCTAGTGATATCTGGTTGCTAGACATTGACCCCATAGTAAGTGTCAGTGCTCTTGCGCTAGACTACGATGGCGATGGAGTGTTTGAGACTTCTTGGACACAGAACGTTAACTACCAGCTACGTCGTGGCTTTGAGTTGTACAACTCAAACTATCTCGGTGTACCACGTCCTTATCGCCAGGTGCAGGTGTTGATTGGAAGTCAGGGTGCTCCCGCCGGCGGTCAGTTCTTCCCGTTCATTTGGCCTTTCACGCATCTGGACCGAGTTAAAGTAACAGGCGTGTGGGGATGGCCGGTCATTCCGCCAGCTATTTCTCAGGCGTGCCTTATGCTATCGGCTGAATACTTCAAGCTAAAGGATGCCACCTTTGGTGTCCTAGGCGTCTCTGACCTGGGCATAGCCAAGGCTGGTTCTAACTCTTGGATTGTGGAACTTTTGCGACCGTATATCCGAAGTAATCGCAAGGTTGGGATGTAGGATTAGGCCATGCATATCGTCCTTGAGATGTTTGGTCGGCGTTTTGAGATGGCTTCCGCGTACCGAAAGGTAGAAGACGAGGAGGTTGAGCTTGAGGAAGGCGAAGAGGTAGAGCATTTGGCTCATGACCCGCATTCAGTGCCTCACGCTAGTGCAGAACGGGCCTACCCTCCCTTTGAGCACGCAGGAGTTAATGAGCTACCAGCTCGTATGCCGTTCGGCTTTGCCAGTTCGGGACCCGAAACCGTGCACTTGGAGGACTAGTGGCAGCTAAAGCAGGAGTATCCAAGACTCCTTTCGTTGCGCCTAAGAAGACTGCTGCGCAAAAAGCGCCTAATGCGCTACCTGCCTACAGCACGTCCCAAATGAAAGCTTACAACCAGGCTGCCAATCGTAAGTTCTTGCAACAGCTAGGGCAACAAGTCGGTAAGGTAGCTCCTTTTCCGCCAGGCACAGCACCTCAGCCTGCATCTGTTCAAGGTAATGCCGGAACTCAAGTAGTAGGCGGTCGTCTAAGCGCTGCCCAATTTGCTAGCGCTGAAAGAGCAGCGGCTAATAAAGCCGCAGTACGTTCTATGGCTATTAATGCCAGTGCTGCTCAGGGAAAGCGTGGGGGGTTGTCTAAGAGCATGCAGCGGCAGACAGGGAGTGCTGCGTTCTATGCACGCACAAAAGCTAGGTCTGCGGCTCAGATAGCGGCAGGAGCTAACGCAGCAGCCGCAGTGCCGTCAAGCCCTAAGACTGCCGTGGGCGTCAAGAAGTCCGAAGGCCCGTGGATTACCGCAGGCAATGACGAAAAGTATGACTGCTGTATAGCGGTCGCCATAGCTAACCACCTGTGGATTAGTACAGGATTGCGCCTAACGGATGAACAAGTGTGGATGCTTCACGCTGCGGGTGGCGGGGAAGACGTTGAGCAAACTCTGGAAGCCGCTACGTCCGGCGAGCTTTGGGATAACGTTAAGCTTGAGACTCATACACAGCTGGAAATAGGCGAACCCCTTGAAGGAGCACTGCTTATCTCGTTTCCTACCGACAACGGCGACCATGTAGCGCTATTGCTACCTGATGGTAAGATGGCTTCCTGGGGTGAATCTTACCCTGTACCTGACCACGTAGAGGAAGCTTGGGCATTGAAATGGCAGATGACGACAACGAGCTAAGCCCTGAGGAAGTCAACCAGATTGCCGAGAACCTGATGGCGGGCATTATGGGTGAGATGGACCCTCAGGACTCCACGTGCGTTGCCCTGGCCACGTTTTATCACAAGTTGCAGGATGCTGGTTTTCCGGAGCACCGAGCTTACGACATGGTTAAGTCGTGGTTCCTGGCCATCATGGTGAATGGTACTGACGAGGCAGAGTATGAGTAGCGATGGTAAAGGTATTTACACCGGACGGGGGCTGTGGAGAATGCACCCTCATGTGCGCACTGACAACCAGCTAACCTTCGGTGAACGCGCTGCTGACATTATGCGTAACGCCTTTGGCTCCTGGGCTTTCGTTGGCAGTTTCCTAGGGTTCATGGCAATATGGATGCTGTTGAACACCGTCGTGCTTCATGGCGGATTTGACCACTACCCTTACATCCTACTGAACTTGTCACTATCCATGATGGCTGGCCTGCAAGGAGCACTAATCCTTATCGCAGCTAAGAGAGCTGACCGTGTAGCCGCAGAACAATCTATCGCGCATTACACGGAAACTTCTAAGATGGACGAGCTTCTTACTGAGAACAACGATATGACAGCGCAGATTAAAGAAGCCACGGCTTTGCTTGAAGACCTGCAAAGTGATGTTCACGCTATCTTGCGCGCCATTAACGTTAAATCAGCTATAGCCACTGCGCCACCCGCACCTATGACAGCAGTACTTGGAGAGGAGATACAACGTGGCAACACTGACTCAAATCCGCCAAGCGCTAGCTAACCAGATTCAGACGTACTGCGTAAACCCGCAGCTACGAGCGCAAGCTGAACCACTGGACCAGGGAGTAGGGCCTGTAGCACTAATTCTGCCTGGCAGTCCCTACATCAAGTACGGCGATACCTTTGCTGACACCTTCAACGACCTTGGGCAAATGCAATTTGGCGTTTGTGTTAATCTTTGCGTACTAATTCTGGTGTCAGACAGCTCAACGGCTGACCGCGAGCAGCAGCAACTGGACGCTTTTCTTGACCTAGGTACTGCGGCTGACCAGATTTCCGTACCTATGGCCATTCAGATGGACCCCACGCTAGGCGGCATAGTTATGAGCACTGTGCCTATTCAAGTCGGGCATTATGGTAGGCTTCCCTACGGTGGTGTGGAGTACTTCGGTGCTCGCCTTGAAGTTCAGATAATGGCGTAAAGAGAGGTAGCGGATAGTGGCACCGCGTATTCTACTGGTTCATCCTGGGCCAGACTTTTCCGTAGCTGACGTTTTCAATGGCTGGAAGTATGGCCTAGAACGTCAAGGGGCGGTCGTAGCGACTTACAACACTAATGACCGCTTGTCGTTCTATGCGCAGGCTCAGCTTCGTGATTGGGACTACCAGAGGCCGTGTCCTACTTGTGACCAGTTTAGAGTGAAGACAGCGCTGGACAACGAGCAGGCAATGCTGCTAACCATGCAGGGTCTTTCTCACGCGGTGTGGACCTTCATGCCTGATGTCATGATATTCGTGTCAGCTTTTTACACGACGGCTGGCATGTTCGAGCTAATGCGCCTACGAGGCCGCAAGGTAGTATTGATTCACACGGAGTCGCCCTACCAAGACGGAGAACAATATCTCCGAGGACAATTCGCTGACCTTAACCTCGTCAATGACCCCATGAACTTGGCCGAGTGGCGGACTCTGGAAGCCCCCGCTTACTATGTTCCTCACGCCTACCACCCTCTTGTTCACTATCCGCAGCCCGCTGGCGAGGCGCACGAGGACCCGTCTGACTTCGCTTTTGTGGGAACCGCATTCCCCTCAAGGATTAAGTTTCTGGAGCGCATGGACTTCACAGGCATGGATGTAGCTCTAGGCGGTAGTGCCTGGGACACCATGGATTCTGAGTCACCCTTGAGGAAATTCTTGAGCCACGACCCTGACCACTGTGTGGAGAACGCGGAGACAGCTCGGGTATACCGGGGTTCTCGTGCAGGAATTAACCTTTATCGTCGTGAAGGGGAAAGCCACAACAACTACGATGGCTGGGCCATGGGTCCTAGGGAAGTAGAAATGGCCGCTTGCGGACTACCGTTCCTGCGTGACCCTAGGGCTGAAAGCGACGAGACTTTCCCGTTCCTGCCTACCTTCACAACCCCTGATGACGCCACAGAAAAGCTCCGCTGGCTACTGGCTGACGAAGACAGGCGAGTAGGGTTGGGCAACCAGGCGCGAGAAGCTATTGCTGACCGGAATTTTGATGCTCACGGGCAGTGGCTGATGAACGAAATGGATAATCTAGGCTTCTTCTAATGCACAAGGACTGGCTTGAGTGCGCTCAGTGCGGCACTTATTGGCGAGGGGTCCACGAAGAGGTGGACCTTTGCTCTCAAGAATGTGCTGAAAGCTACCTAGAGGGTATTTCTAAGGTTACTCAAGATAAAGAAAGTCAAGCTAAGCCGGGTCGCTTGTAGAATTGGGGTAGCGCGAGGAGAGTTTTTCCCTTACCCTTAAATCTGAGGGAGCCGTGTCCGCCGGATGCTCACGAGGCCCATCTGAACGTACCTAGTTACGAGAGGGTGACCCCGTGTCGCGTATTCACGGCCGAAATGGGATTGTGTACCTCGGTGTAAACCCCGCCGATGCTGCATCTCCCATGGCATTTGTGTCCGACTGGACAATTAACTTCACTGTTGCCAAGGTCGATGTGACGGCACTTGGCGACTCCAACCTCATCTGGGTATCCGGTCTTCCGGACGCTTCTGGTGACTTCAGCGGCTTCTACGACACCGCAACCGCGCAGACCTACATTGCTGCGAAGGACGGTCAGCCGCGTAACTTCTACCTGTACCCGAGCACCATCGGTGTTCAGGGCGCTAACCCTGGTCAGTACTTCTTCGGTACCATCCTGCCTGACTTCGCCGTAACTGGCGGCGTGGCAGCGGCTGTGACCATGAAGTCCACCTGGAATGCCGCGTCCATCGTACAGCGTTACCCGGTATCTGGCGTTTCCGGTACCTAATCCTGAGACAAACAGCCCCAGAGTCGCGCCACACGACTCTGGGGCTGTATTTAGTCACCCACGAAATAGCTTTGCAGAATTCTTCTCCGATTGTGACACGAACAGCCTACTACCGACTAAGCTGTGACACGTCCAGTACTTCATGATTCGGAGAAATTAAAGTGGCTTCTACGGAAGAGAACGAGCTTACTCAACTTCAGCTTGCGTCCGCTGAAAAGGAAGCGCGAGCTAAGGGCAAGCCTGCCGCGTTTGCACGCGATGGTTCCAAGTTCGTTGAATTTGACGGCGTGGAGTATAGGCTTGCCGACGAAATCGGCATCATTCCCCTCATGCGCTGGGCAGCCGCTGCTGACCTTAGCACAGACGACTCGGGCGCTATGGGCGCGATGTGGGCAATCCTCCAGGACATGGTTGACGCCCCTGAATTCCCTGCCTGGGTTAAGCACGCTACTCGCATTAAGTCGGATGCAGAAGAAGTCCTGGACTTCGTGAATGTCTGCATGGAGGCTATTACGGGAAACCCTACCGAGCGGCCCGGTTCTTCCTCGGATACACCGCCGTCAACTTCCGCAGAATCGACGGAGAACTCCTCCGTAAGCACGGTAAAGGCGTCGCCTCGTTCACGCCGCGCGAAGTCTGCAACATAGTATTCAGCATTATCCAAGATAACTTCCGTAATGAGTGTGGCCATCTTGTTGAAGGTGACGAGTACATGGTCATGCTTGAGAAGATAGGCATGGAGACGGACAAGGAAGAGGAAGCCCGTCAGGCTCTACAGCACTGGCAAAAGGTTCAGGGTATTGATACGGAAAACGTTGAAGTCAGCCCGCAAATGCAGGCTATGATGAATAACGCGTGGATGTACGCTGACAAGGATGAAGAAATTCCCGGAAACTTCATGGGGTCCGGACGCTCATAAGAAAAGGAGGAATTCAATGGCGGATTTTGTATCGCTAAAGCTTGACGATGCGGCTATTGAATTTCTCCTTTCTGAGGCTGATGGTCCTGTGGGCCGCTACATGTATGACATGAGCCAGCGTATGACAATTATCGCAAAGGCTGCCGCACCCGTCATGAAGGGCCGGAATTACTGGACAGCTAGGTCTAATGCTGTGCGGCCTCCGGGTACTACACGCGCATCAGTGCACTCCGTGTGGGGTTACGATGATGCGGGCAAACCTTTCGCTGGGGTTAATGCTTTGGCAAACCCTTCCATATTCTTGGAGCGCCCAGCTATTCAAATGCACAGGAGATATCCTTTCCTAACTCTGGCATTGGACCCTGTGATACTGTAAATAGACGTTAAATTCCCGCCCGGAGGTGTATAGTGACCCGGATACTCGGTGAAGCCGGTGTTGCTGTTGTCCCGATTACAGACGCTTTCCGGTCTCAGCTTGACGCGAAGATTCGCGCGCAGATGGCAGGATTGCGTCCCGAACTTAACATTGGCGCTAATACTAAGCAAGTAGACAGCGCCGTAGCCAAGATTATGGCTACCGTAAAGGCCGCTAATCCTGCAATGCGCCTCCAGTTCGTTACGACCGAAGCCGTAGCCGAACTAGCACGCTTTGAAACTGCCGTAAAGGCGCTAGGTCGTCCCTCCGTTAAGTTTAATATGGACATGTCTCAGGCTGACCGTCAGGTCGCTGTGATGCAGGGTTATCTGGACAAGCTCAAGGCAGCTATCATGCGCGGCGCTGAGCTTAACATTGATGACGCTAATGCTCTCAAGAAGCTGGGAGCGGTTGGCTCATTCGTCGCTGGCCTTGAAAAGCAAATTAAGAATCTCAAGGCAGATGCTGATGTTGCTCCGCTGATGGCAAAGCTTGCTCAAGCTCGTGGTATGTTCGAGGACCTTTCCAAGGACCTGCGTAACCTGCACATAGGCGCAGACGCCACTAAGCTTCAGGCTCAGATTGCTAAGGCTATTGGTGAGGCGAACACCCTTAAGGACGACCTTAAGGATATGGCGATGGACGTGGACGACGCATCAATGATGCGCAAGTTCGCAACATCTATTGCCCAAGTAGCTACCCTGCAAAAGCAGCTTAAGAACATGCCTATGGACGGAGACGTAACTCCGTTCTTGCTTAAGCTAGCCGCAGCCCGCAAGGAAGCTGACCTCCTGATGGAGGACATGACGCGGCCTGTAGTTATCAAGCTGGATATGAATCCGCTGCTGCAAGGACTAACTCGCGAAGAGACGCTAATTAATGCTCTTCAGGAAAAGCTAAAGCTACGGGCAGATATTAATGACCAGGACGTGGAAAACTTCCTAGTTAAGACAGTCTCGCAGACTGAAGGAATGCGTCAGCTACTGCTAAACCTGCGAGCTAACGTTAGTGACTCTGAGGCTAAGGTAGCCCTGGACGATTTGATGGCGCGTGTTCTAGCTATTCAGGAGCGCATGTCCAACCTGTCTCCGCACGCTAGCCTTAGCAACCTGCTAAATAATTTCGCGACTCTTGAGAATGTCGTTAATAAGGCGTCCCACGAATTTGGCACCCTGGACCAGGGCACTAAGAGCGTCTTCGCTGACATGAGTGGCCTGACAGGTGTAGTAGGGCGATTCGGAGACACCGTAGCAGGTGCTGGCCGGGATGGTACTAACAGTATTAACTTGATGACTGGCGCGGTAGGTGGCTTCCTGAAGGGCATGGGCCACGTCACCTTGTTCGGCGGCATGTTCAATAAGCTTGACACTTACCTGCTTAGCTTCGTTAGCGGTTGGCACTTGCTTGCTGACGCTATTTTTGAAGTAATCGCTGTGTGGGTACCTGCAACTATCGCATTCGCAGCATGGGGTGCAGCCGCAGCTCCTGACATTAAGTCGGTTGTAACTCAATTCCAGAACATGGGAACGGCTGTTGCTGCTACAGGCAAGTCTCTCAATAACTTCAAGGGCGAGACAAAGCTATTTAGTGACAACATGCAGGCTGCTGTTCGTCCTGCGGTATGGCAGCTTCTTGGTGACGCAATCAACGTGGTCAACGCTCGCTCCGGGGCATTCGTTGGCTTCCTGAAGCAGATGAATCCGCTTGTAGACAAGCTCGGTGCTCGTGCCACTGTGGCGCTTAAGAACGGCTTCGGCAACTTCTTGTCCGGTGGCGCGAAGATGTTCTACGAGCTGGGCACGGCTATCGGTAACTTCCTGGGAATCTTGGGTAACCTGGGTAAGGTAGTGCCTCACTACGCTGAAATCCTGCTGGGTCTTGGAACAGCATTCCTTAAGATTGTTGAAGACATCACAGGTTCACCGCTATTCCAGGCAATTGTTGGATTTGGCCTTAAGCTTCACGGCGCGGTAGTTTACCTGGGTATCTTGGTCACGTTGCTGGCAACTGTAGGTCGGAGCCTACTTGGAGGATTCCTTCAGGGATTTGCTAGTGCTCGTTCTAAGGTAGCTGACTTCGCTGATTCTGAGCGTGAGGCTGCGGAGGCCACCAACAACCTAGCTTCAGCTACTAACGCTGCGGGCGCAAAGCTGAAGAATGGCGCAGAGGAGGCGACTAACCTTTCCGCCAGCATGACTAACCTAAGCGACCGCACCAAGGAAGGCGAAGCGGGCCTTAAGGATGCGGCTGCGGCATCTGAAGATACTCGGGGTAAGTTCCAGAAGCTGGGCGGTGGCCTGGGTTCCCTTATCGGTAACTTCAGTAACATGGGTACCAAGACTAAGGGTGCTTGGAAGGCCCTAGACGAAGGTTCGTCTGTTACTTCTCGCCTGGGCAGTATGGCAAAGGGCGCAGGAAAGGGCCTACTAGGCATGGTCTCGTCCTTCACAGGACTTGGACCTATTGGCCTAGGCGTAATGGCTGGTCTTGCGGTAGGTGCAGGACTGCTGTACCTGGCCATTCACCACGTTGACAACGAAACGCAGTCCTGGGTCAAGACACAAGAAGACTTGGCACAAAATGCTCCGCTAGCCGATTACCTAGCAGCGGCCAAGAACAGCTATAACCAGATTTCAGACCGCGTAAATGTGGCTAAGGCAGCCATCATGAATTACGCGATGACTCAGACTGCGGCGGGACGTGCACTAAGGGGCACGAATGTAACGTTCCAGCAGGCTACAAACATCTTGCAGTTCCAGGCTAGGTATGGACGTGCCGCAGGAGAGTCCGCAGGACTTCTCCTTCAGCACTACCAGGACCTGAAGGCCGGCCTCGACGCCATGAATGGCCAGATGCAGGCGTACAACTCCGGTATTGCCGCTGTCACTAAGATGACGGGCAGCCAGACGGCTGCTATAGGTTTGCTTAACGCTGCTGGCATCACCACCAAGCAATTGATTACTGACCAGACTGCTGCTTTGCACGGTAACAAGGGTGCGTGGCAGCAGGACATGGTAATGATTCAGGGTACCTTGGTGGGCTTCCAGGCGATGTCCCCTGCCATCGGTGGCGCTGCTTCGGCCATGAACGCTCTGACCCTAAGTACTTCTAACACGCTTGGCGAAGTACAAAAGGTTACGCAGGCTTACTCACAGTTCATCCAGATGGTTACGGGCAGCGCACAGCAGTTCGCGCAGTTCCAGCAGGGCATGGGCACGCTAGCTACTTCGCTAGCGCCTCCCGGCGCGTCCGCCGCGTCTGGTGGAGCGGCAGGGGGTGCTGGGGGCAACACCGGTACCTTCACATTCGCTAACGGCAAGGTAAGCGCTAGCCAGCCTATCACTGGCAGCGGCGGTGTAATCGGTGGCGTTACTCAGGCAGGCGCTGCTTCCCTTGCTGCTTACGTACAGCAGATTCAGCAGGCTGAGACCCTGATGAACTCCTTGATGACTCAGGCTGCGCTGGCAGGTAACACTCCGGGCGCTAATCTAGCGTCTGCTAGGGCCGCTAAGGACACAGTAGCCATGCTGGGCAACGTACCGGGCGTCCGGGGGAATCCGGGCGCTACGTCGATGCTAGGCGCTCTGGCACAGACTGGGGGCTTTACAGGCAGTACTACTGACTTCCAGGCAATCACCAAGTGGGCAGGTAATGCCTCCAACGCTACTGGTGACCTTAACAAGCAGATGAACTTGTTGACGGTTGCTAGCTCTAACCTTAACCAGGACGTAGCACGGCTTTCTCAGACCATGAACTCACAGCTTCTGACAGCGGAGTCCAACGCCATCATGGCAGCGGAAAACATGGGGCCGAAGCTTGAGAACCTGGCTAAAGCTACTCTCGCGTGGGTAAAGGCTGGTTCTCAAGTCGGTGGTCAGGGCTGGGGCCAGATGTTGAAGGCTGCACAACCTGTAGCTCAGGCATTCTTGATGCAAACGCATAACGTTGGCATGGCACGGCAATCCTTGGAAGCCTATCTAGAGCAGATGGGCGTTAGCCAGGCTACAGCCACTAAGATGGCTGACGCGCTTATCAAGAACAACGCTGCCACAAATGCTAATGCTGCTGCTAACCGCACCGCTGCCCTATCCATGGCTCAGGTGGCTAAGGCCACGCAGATTAACATCACCAGCGTCACAGCTTCGCGAGCTGCCTGGGTTCACTTCGGTGAATCTATGGGAATGAGTGCCCAGGAAGCTACCAAGCTGTGGGGTCGGCTTAAGGAAAACGGTCTTCAGGGACTGCTCCATCAAACCGCTGGCACGCGAACTGAGTTTGAGAAGCTGGCAAGGCAGTTCGGCATTAGCAAGACCCAGGCTGACGCTCTGTGGAACAAGTTCCACGACGGTTCCCTAGACATGCTGAAGAACAAGGCCGCCGGCACGCTCGGCGCGTTCATGAAGCTAGCCCACCAGTTCGGTGTTACAGCTTCTAGTGCTGTAGTTTTGTGGGAACGAGCACACCAGCAGCAGTTCGACATGCTGTCTGGCAAGTCTCGCATTACTGTAGGTCAGCTACAGTCCCTGGCCCACCAGTTCGGAGTTAGCGGAACTCAGGCACAGACACTGTGGGCCGTAATGCACCGGCAGTACCTGGACGCGTTGTCGGGTAAGGCGGGCATTACTCACAGCCAGCTCGGACGACTAGCTGACACACTTGGCTTGAACCGGACTCAGGCTAACGCACTGTGGAGCATGCTGCGCCGTCAGTATCTGGACACGCTGACCAACAAGGCTAACGTAAGCTACAGTGCATTCATACGCTTGGCCAAGGGTTTCGGTATTACTAATACCGCCGCCGCACAAATGTGGGCGCAGTCCCGTCAGCAGCAGTTCGACATGCTGTCTAACAAGTCGCGAGTGACCAATAGTCAGCTGCAAAAGCTAGCTCACCAGTTCGGTGTCAACACAGGTGCAGCTAGCCAACTGTGGTCAATGATGCGCCAGCAGTACCTAGACGCGCTTACAGGCAAGACTGGCGTAAGCAAGAGCGCATTCGATGCCTGGGCACGTTCTGCGCACATCAGCACCGGTGAAGCTAACACTTTGTGGAACATGCTGCACCAGCAGTACTTCGACACGCTGACGGCTAAGGCTTCGCGTAACAAGAGCCAGTTCGATGCCCTAAGCAATGCGTGGCACGTTAGCACGGTAAAGGCTGACGCTCTGTGGCGCACGCTACAGCAGCAGTACCTTGACCAGATTACGCACAAGGCTACGATGTCTCACCAGGCATTCAACACCTTGGCGCAGAAGTTGGGCTACAGCAAGACTGAAGCCGACGCTATGTGGAACTCCCTTAAGAGGATGTCCGGTAACTACGGCGTGCACGTCCACACCAACGTGGATGGTGGCGGTAAGGTTGGCGCTGAGGTTACTGTTAGCGCGGCTATCGCTAACACCATGAAGGCTGCGGGTAACCTAGGCAGCAGTGTGCTGAAGTCTCTTGGACTCGCACAAGGTGGTCTAGTACCTTCACACTTTGCTGGCGGCGGTAGCGTCCCTGGTTGGGGAAATCACGACTCCGTGCCTGCAATGCTCATGCCTGGTGAACTGGTTATCCCGAAGAATCACGCAGCCGAGTTTGCAACACAGGCTAAGCGTAAGGGTATCCCCGGATTCGCTAGCGGCGGTATCGTAGGTGCCACGACCAGTCCTGTCGCTGGTTCCGGTGGTCTGCTGACCACGCAGACTGGCGGTAACGTAGCCGAAATGCCTGTTGAAGGCAGTCAGCTGCTAACTATTCCGGCTAAGCTAAGCGGCGAGCTAGCAAAGCTAGGACCGATGGTCACCAGTGAACTAGTCTCCAGTATTCAGGCTGTGCAGTCGGCCATCATGATGGCAGGCAGCAGCGGAGCTATTCCTGGAGGAGTAGTTTCGGGTAATGCCATGGCTAACCTGAACCAAATCGGTCGGTACTTGATGTCTCAAGGAGCTTCGGCTGCTGCGGCTGCGGGTATCGCATCTGTTGTTTACGGTGAATCTGCGGGTAACCCGGAGTCTGTAGGTTCTGGTGGTTACGGCCTTATTGGATGGACTGGCAACAACATTGGCTTGCCCGCTGGCTACCACGGCCCGACTGGTAATGCTTCACGAGACCTTGCAGTGCAGATGGCCGGAATCGTCGGTTACGGTAAGGCAAATGGCCCGTGGGGTCAGTTGATGAAGATGACCGACCCGGTTGCCGCTGGTGACTTGTGGTCCAGTGCATTCGAGCGTCCCGCCGTTCACCTTTCTGACACGCGCCCTGGTTTGGCCACCCAGCTTTACGCTTCTCTGCGGGGCTTCAAGGGAATGGGTCCGATTGCGCCCGGAGCTGCGGGAGTAAGTAGCGCCCCAGCGGCCGGTTCCTCACGCATCCTATCGGACGCAGAGCGCTACGTAGGCCACCCTTACCGCTGGGGTGGCGCATCCAACCCGACCACGGGTTGGGACTGTTCCTCGTTCGCTTCCTGGGTCCTGGGCCACGACCTGGGTCTGGCATTGCCTGGCGGTTCCTGGTCTTCTGTAACTGGTGGTGGTAAGTCTCACGGACCTACAGCATCCTCCTTCACAAGCCTGCCCGGTGCTCACCCTGTCGGAAGCAACCCAAGTCAGATTATGCCCGGCGACGTTCTAGTGTGGCCTGGACACGTTGGCTTCGGTGTTGGCCCGAACAAGATGTTCTCCGCTTACGGCACTAACTCTGGCACTATCTTCTCCAACGCACAGGCGGCCGGTAACCTGACCATTATGCGTTACGGCGCAGGTGCTCAGTTCGGTGGCGGCGCTGTAATGCCTGGACCTCAGTCCAACGTAGGAGCTTTCACCTTCAAGTTCGGAGAGGGTGGCCTTGTTGGCGACGCCGGAGCTGGTGGCAGCAAGACTGCGGCAGCGGCAGCAGCAAAGGCTAAGCACGCACCTGCTCATAAGCCTGCACCTCATTTCAAGAAGAAGCCTACTGAAGCGCAGGATATTAATGCCTACAACAATCTGCTAAAGCAGGTAGTGCACTACTACGACGAAGCTCTAGTGTTGGCAGACGCTTCTACGAAGCAAGCCACTACTAAGGCTCCCACAGCCGCGCAGAAAGCTGCTGATATTGCGGCTGCTAATAAGTTCACGTCTGAAGCTGATGCTCGCAGTACAAAAACAGCAAAGGACCGTAGCATCCTTAATAAGGCTAATAAGCTGACAGCACAAGCTCACGCATTCTCTCACACCGCAGCAGAGCGTAAGAAGCTACTTGCTGTCGCTAATAACGATGCGTTTGCTTCTACTCACGCAAATATTAAGCCTGCGGCTAAGAAGGCTCTCATGCACGAGGCGGCCTTGCTCACGGCTGAGGCTAATCGGCCTAAGTACAGCAAGAATCAGCAGGAAAAGTTGCTACACCAGGCTGCCGTTGACCGCAGCCAAGTATCTTACTCACACACAGGGGCACAAAGGAAGCACCTGCTAGCAGAAGCTGCACATGAGCGTGCCGCTACTCACACTAAGACTGGAAGTATCGCTAAGGCGCAGCATTACCTTGCCTTGGCTGAAGCTGCCGACAAGAAGATGGCTATTCTTGACCACAAGGATAACGGTCGACTGAGCAAGCTAATTGCTCCGTCTAAGCTGAAGACGCTTATGGCAGACGCACAGGAACTTTCAGACCTTGGCATTCTAGGCGACGACCCGCTGCTGAAGACCATGCGCGCTTACACCGGCGTGGTTAGCAACCCTAAGCTCAAGACTGCTTTGAAGACTGCAAGTGGTTCTACGCACTCTGACATCCTGGCCCAAGTAGCAGCCGCTAACGCAGCGGCAGGGCCTATTAAGGGCGTTAACACAGCGCTTGGCAAGAATGTTACTCGCTGGGCACCTGACGTAAGTAAGGTCCTGGCTATGGAAGGTGAGCCGCAGAGCCTGCTTAACCAAGTTCTATTCCAGATAAGCACAGAAAGTTCCGGTAACCCCAGTGCTATAAACCTATGGGACAGCAACGCCAAGGCAGGACACCCTTCTCAGGGACTACTTCAGGTAATTCCTTCCACATTCAAGTCCTTCCACTGGCCAGGGACCAGCAGCAATATTGACGACCCGATGGCTAATATCGCGGCGGCGATTAATTACGCCAAGCACAAGTACGGTGACCGTCTGATGACTAACGGCATGGGCCTTGGCTCTGGTCGTGGTTATGCGCTGGGCGGTATTATTCCTGAGCCTGTGTTTGGTATTGGTGCTTCGGGTAAGCGCTATTCCTTCGGAGAGCGTGGGCCTGAGCGTATCCTACCGGGTACTACACCTAACGGTGGAGGAGCAGGCGGTCCTGGTATGACAACGTATCAGGCGAACACAATGCTTCAACTGCTAGGGCAGCTAGTTACCATTAATCGGCAGCAGCCGCAGCAAATGGCGCAAGCACAATCACGTGGTGCCGGACATTCTGCGATGTCAGGGTTTACGCAGCTCGGTCGTTAGACTAGACTGTGCCATAGGAATTGAGAAGGGACTTTCATGCCTGTATACACCGGTAGCACCAAGTACCCCTATGCGTTGACTGTTAACGCGTCAGGGTCCAACGCTACTGTCGTATCTGAGAACGTCCAGCCCATCTATGTTGACAGCTTTACGACCTATCAGTTCACGGTAATTTGTCGCGTTAGCGCTACCTGGGCGTCCGGCGTTACTATCACAGTCAACTACTTCAACTCCTCCAACGTGTCGGTCGGAACTGTCACTGCTACGCAAACTTCAATGACAGCTAATACGCTGTACACCATTAGCACAACAGCGGGAACTGCACCGGCTGCTACTTCTTACGCCACACTCACTATCCAATTCAATGGCTCTCCTGCGTCCACTAACACACTGTCTGTCGTCCAGGCAGGACTTTACAACACTAATAACACCAACCTCGATTACGAGATTAATCAGAATGCCGCGTTTGCGAACGGTTACCAGCCTTGGAGCCAGTCTAACGCTAATGCGATTCTAGGCTGGGACTGGACCCCGCTAGCTGTTGGTGATGGTAACTACGACAGTCTGCTTATCAGTGGCATTGTTGAGCTTATCGGAGGACCCGCAGGTGTCCCTTCGGATATCCCCGAACTAATAGACGGTAATGGTGTAGGCGCTACCTTCCGACTTCTTGCTCCTCCTTCTACTAACTCCGTCGCCTTTGGATTCCAGAATTCCTATGACCTAGGGGCACCGCAGCCTACGTCTGACGTAGTTGAGTCACTGTTGCTAGACGGTGAACGTCCCTTTGGCTACAGGGCCTCTAACAGGACTATCACGCTACCTATCCTTATTGAAGGAACTTCCCAAGCAATCGTGCAGGCCGCCCGAGAGTACATAATGTACCTCATCGACCAGCAGCTTTGGAAGCTAACATGGACTCCCGCAAGTAATGGTTTGCCTCTTGTATTTGACTGCTTCAGGGCGCAGCCTACAGTCGTGTCTTACGGCTTCGATTACAACCGTGACCCTACGGCTGGCAGCGGAGGCACCGCTTACACCACAATGACGCTAACTTTCCAGGCAATGCCTTACGGGCATAGCGGAATTGATGGCACTAAAGACCTAGCATTCTCTAGCAATATCATTAATGGTCAGGCATCAGCCGGAGCCGTTACTATGGACGGTTTTGTCGGAGCTGGAACAAACACTAACTGGCAATGGGACACGCGTTGGTCCACTCTTAACTATCAGTTCCACGACTTTGAGACCAGTACAAGTGGCACTACGATTTCTACGGGTAACCTGGCACCTACAACTGCGGACCCGTACGTTACCGCAAACGCAAGCCCTCACACTTCAGGCACCGGAACGGCAGTCTACTCAAATGCGCACGCTGCGCACGGTTCACTGTCTGCTCTTTGCAATTCAGGCGCATCTGCGGGCGCTGCTTACCTGGAAATTGCAACAACGCTTTCAGCGCAAACAGCATATATGCGAGCTTACTACTACCTTCCGGCGCTCCCAGCAGCCGCAACGCAGGTCTGCCTGATGCAGTGTAATAACGCCGCCAATACTCAGGACGACGGAAGAGTATTCCTTAACCCTAGCGGTACGCTTAACTTCGTAACAGGTACAGGTGCTCAATACGCAATGAGTGTAGCGCTTTCTACGGCAACGTGGATACGCGTTGAAATGAGCCTTAGCCCCAATATAGTTAACGCGGCGGTAAGTGGCAGCGCTACAGTTTCATGGTATATAGGTGACAGTACCACACCGCAAGAATCAAAGACTTTCAACAATGTGCTAATGGGCAATGGCCCTGGTTCAGCACCTGCAAACTTCTATTTTGGTGCAATAGCGGCAACCGGTAACAATAACTACCAGGTTTACGTTGATGATATAGCCGCTGGACCTACTCCCATTGGTCCTTACCGTACACCTTCAGCTACTAATGTGAGCTTGCCTGGCGGCGTAGGTAACGCTGTTCACTACATGCCTCCGCGTCCTGTCACACAACCTTACCCTGCTGCTACCTTCACCCGGTCTAGCCTTGGTTTCAATCTTGTAGGACTTACTTCTTTGCAGTGGTGGTTCGGTCAGGCTTATGATTACGACTACGCTTATGACCCCACATTCAAGTCCACTATCGTATTCCGCTGGACTCTGACAGACAACGCTAATAACAAGCTTAAATTCAGTAAGACCTTTAATGGAGTTAAGTGGAGTAAGAACGCATCTGCTCCTACCTGGAGCAGGCTTACTGTACCTATTCCGCAGGGTAATAATGTATTCAATTATGCTAACGTATCCAGCTACTCCGTAACCTTCACTAACCACAGTAGTGGCGGCACGTCCGGTTATATTAAGATGCACGCGTGGCTAAGCATGTTGCAGGGCCTGCCCACTACCATCAACAATAATCCCGGAACACCTCGCGCTAATCTGTTCAATGTATTTGGCGCTCCTGGTTCGGCGCGTTCACCTATTTCCGTACAAGCTCAGCTACCGTCCCAGCCAGGTAACGTAGTACAGGAATTCACGCAATCTGGTTCCTGGACTGTACCGCAGGGCGTTTACAGTATTCAAGCTGAAGCCTGGGGTGGCGGCGGCGGCGGCTCGTCGTACAATACAGGTACTAATTACGCTGGCGGTGGCGGTGGCGGTGGCGAGTACGCCATGGAACCTGCTCTTACCGTAACACCTGGGACAAAGATTCCGTACTCCATCGGAGCGGGCGGTTCAGGTGGTCAGCTAAGCAATACCGTTCAAACGTGGACTGCTTCAGGAATTGGACACTGGCTGTGCCCGCCAAACGTTAGCTCTATTCAGGTTGAATGCTGGGGCGGCGGCGCTGCTGGAGCAGCAGGCGGCGGTGGAGGCGGCGGTGGTGAATACGCTAAAGAAGCAACACTAGCAGTAACTCCCGGAAACACCTACCAGTTTCAGGTAGGACGTGCGGGCGTACCTAACACAGGCACAAACACGGCGGCTACAGTAGCGCGAGACGGTATTGCCTCCTGGTTCATAGGTGATGCTGTTACCGTGCGTGCTAGCGGAGGCGCATCCCCGGCTACAGGTGGCGCAAGTGGCGGTAAGGGCGGTCACGGTTCGACTAACACTACGCACCACAACGGCGGCGTAGGAGGCGCTTCTCCGGGGTCTGCGGGCGGTGGTGGTGCCGCTGGTGCAGGGACTACTAGTGTCGGCGTTAACGGCGCTGCGGGCGTTAGAGGAACTAACACAGGACAAGGTGCTCACCTTACGGGTGGCGCTGGTGCTACAGGCACCAATGGTGGTGGTAATGGCGGCGTAGGCGCTAGTGTTCCCGGCTTCCCCGGAACTGGTGTTACACCTGGCGGTGGCGGTGGCGGTGGCTACAGCTCAAACGGCAAGAACTACAAGGGTGGCATCGGAAGTACCGGGGAAGTAAAGCTTACTTACCAGGTGAACCTAGGCTCTCCTGTTAACGGCAGCAACACCACTTTTGGGGCATCTGGCCTAACGAGCACTATAGTAACCGCCCACGGCGGTAGTACCGTAGCTAACAATACAGCAGCGGGAGCGGCAGGAGGCACCGGTTCTTCTAACTCCACACACTTCAACGGTGGTCAGGGTTATCCGTACTCCAACGCTACAGGCAATAATGGTCTAGCCACTCAGGGCAGCTCCAGTTCAGGACAGCTCGCTGCGACCTTTAGCTACAGTACTGGTACCGGAACAGTAACAGCCACGGGTACTTCGGTTAACGGTATTGGTGCGGTAGTTGTCCTCGCAGCGGCTGCTGTAAGCGACCTTACAGTATCGGATAGTGCGGGCAACGTCTATCAGCCAGCGGCTGACGTAGCAATAGGCACGGGACACATGTACGCCTTTACGACGCCCCTGGCTGCCTTGGTGACAAACGGTACGACAGTTCTGACAATATCGTCAGCTACAGCTCAGCAGTATGCGGCTAGCTGGTGGTATATGAATAACGCTATTGAACTTAACACGGCAAATATCGTCACTAATACCGGAACTGGAACAGCCGCTAGCTTGACACTCGGTAATACTGATGCTACTACTACTGAATTTAACTGGGGCTTCTGGGGCAACAGTTCGACCGTCTCCAGTACAGGTAACGCAGGCACAGGCTCTGACGACGCTGAGCTTTACACTAACCTAGGCTGGTCTATTTCTGGTGGCGCGCTATTCGGCGCAGTAACATCCACTATTACTCCTCCGAACACCAGTGGTCGTGGAAGTCACGGTATGACGTGGGCCTCCAGCACTACTTGGGGCGGTATTTCCCTGCCGTTCGTGCTTGCCAATCAAGGTGCAGCTACGGTATCCCTGCCTACTACTACAGCGGGCGACACGTTTACTGGAACTTCAGGAACTATAACGCCTCGGTTTACCTTTACGACGCTGAATACGGGTGTAATAGTTCTATTCGTAGAGCGCCCCGGAACTAGCACTGTAACCGCTGCGGATGTAGGAGGTAACACCTACACTGCGCAGGTAACTGGCAGCAACGGTGCTACAACTGCATTCCTGACCGTACTTACAGCCCCTGTAACACACAACCCCGGCACTATAACTATCTCTGATACAGTTAACCAGGCACATGTTGTAAGGTCTTTCTATATTCCTAACTGTACAGCCTGCGATACTGGAGGTACGGCCTCCACTAACGGCACTACTAGTGTGACACTAACGTCCGGTGCGCCTACTAAGGCCGGAGACTTCACCATGTACGCGGGCTTTACCACAGGCAGTAACGCTGTTACGCTGTCTGCTACCGGTGCCCTTAACGTAGCCATCAACAACTCTGGTGGCGCAGGCACAATGAACATGCAGATTAACGCTCAGTACAATATTGGCACAGCAGCCGCTTCTACGCTAACAGCAAGCACTACGGCTAGCGCTGCAATCGGTGCAGTAGCAGTATCTTTGTCAATGCCTTGGTGGGGCGGTGGCGGTGGCGCTTCAGCGAACTCATCGGGTCACGGCTTCCCCGGTTTTGACACCGGAGGCGCAGGCTATGGCGGCGGTGGCCAGGGCGCTACAGGTCCTCAGGCAACGTCTGCGGGCGTCCAAGGTGGTGCCCCTGGTGGTGGCGGCTCTGGTGCAATGAGTAGTGTGGGTGGTATCAACCTAGGTGGTTCCGGAGGCAATGGCCGCGTAAGGCTAACTTACGCGCCGCCGCTGCAAGCATTTGATAACCTAATTCTACACATGCCTGGTTACGAATCGCCGGACACCTTCAATCCTGTTAGCCCAATTCCTGTCACAGACCCACCAGACGGCCGGGAATACACGATGTCCTCTGTGATACCGTGGCGCAGTGCTGAATTCAACGGTACTTACGCAGTATTCCTGGCTAATTACAACTGGTCGACTTCGGTCGGAACTAATATCACGCGGCGAATTACTGTAACAGTTACCCAGTATGAATTCGCTGGCGGCCCTGGCTACAGTATGCAAGTTACTCGGCTAGTGACACCTGCAACTGATATTGTGAACGGCATAATCTCACTGGGTAACCTTCCGCTGCCTATCAAGCAGTACGACCCCAGTAACCAGGAGCCGTTCTACACCTACGGCGTAATTAGCAGCGAAAGCGGCGACCGATTCATGGATATACTTTTCCTTGATACTACCGGCCAGACCGTTCTAGTCAATGTTAACAACGCTAACCCCGGCTATGGTAAGTACGCAAACTACTACATTGACGAGCCTGACTTTGATACGGACATCAGCCCGGTGCTTGGTTCCCCGCAAGGTCCGGAGCGTTCCGTCAGTGTCTTGGATTCAGCTGTGCTTTCAGGAGGACCGTTCTTCCTTACACCGGGAGACAATTTCATCCTTGCCTACTCCACTTATGGCGCACCTAATATCGGCGTACGCTATAATCCAAGATGGTATACCGACCGTGTTAAGTATTAGCACGGGCATCGCCACTGTGCTGGAGGATACCTCCAGGTCTTATAGAGGACGGCAGCGTTCAAGGTTTGTACGGCTATACCGTAACGCTTAGCTAGCGTATGCTGAGATTCCCCTTCGGAAACTAGTTTACGAATCTCGCAAACGTCTGACCACGTTAGTTTCGCGTGGCCACTTCTCTCGCCTCTATTTGATTGCTTGTCTCTCACACGGTCTTCTCCCATGTTCTGGGACCTCGTTCCCCATTTCAGATTTTCGAGGCGATTATCGGTCTTGCTATTACCTCCATGAAGTGCTTCGTGTCCTTCAGGGCACGGACCTATAAAAGCTTCTAGAACTAGGCGGTGCACAATTTTTGAAACTTTACGCCTAGGCTCTTTATACAGGTAGACTTCTAGATAGCCGTCGCGACGTGGGTAAGGCTTTAGTATTTTACCGCCCCTTACACCGCTTCGCGTGACTCGCGGAAAGGAACGGACATGCCCCAGGTCACTGACCTCGTACAGTCCCTCATAGCCTGGCACAGGCTGCCAATTTTCGCTCACACTCTTGAAAACGTATCTCGGGCTGTAGTTATTCCGGATAGGGTGAAGTTCTAATGCCCCCCACACCAAAGATAACTCCCACTAATATCGCGTCAGTAGCGCAATCCGCGAATAATCGCATTAGCGCGTTGCTCCCGGATATAGCGTCTACTTCGAGTCCTATTACCGTATGGACTACGAATGTTATTTACGAGATGATAGCCCTGGCTGCGCCTCCTACTAACATTTACAGTCCTGCGTACTACCCTTCTAGCGGAACGTGGACATGCCCTACTGGGCTTTCTAGCGTGCAAGTTGAATGCTGGGGAGGCGGCGGCGGCGGCGGTGGCGGTAACGCTACTAGCGGCGGCGGTGGCGGCGGCGGTGGCGAATATGCTGCGGAGCAGAATTACCCCGTTGTACCCGGCCAGCAATATTCATACACGTGTGGCGATGGTGGTACTAATGGCATTTCAGGCGTCCCCGGAACTACTGGTCAGAACACAGTATTTGACCTGCAAGGTGTAGGGAAGTCGGGTGGTATAACCGCTCACGGTGGTCAAGGCGGTGACATTACTAGCGTAGGCAAGGGCGGTGCTGGCGGTACTGGCAGCACCAATACCACCGTATACGCAGGCGGTGCTGGAGGTACCAACACTAATGGTGTAGGTGACGATAATCCGTACTTCTCACCTGTGGCTGCGGGTACTAAATACTGGTACATAATGGATGACGACCCTGCTTACTACACCACTATTCAAGATAACACGGGTATCACCGCCGCCCAGCAAGTTAATACGATAGGTACAAGTAACTCTACTACTCTAGGAAATATCAGTAGTCCTGTTACTCCTGCACAAGTCCCTACCAGTTCTGTCATCGGTCAGCTATACCAAGCTAACGTAGCCTGGAACTGGCTGTCTCCCAGTAGTACTGAAATGCCATACTACCGAGTAAATAACTCTAGTCTATCTGTGGCTGGCATGACATTCTCGTGCTGGGTTTATGCTGATGCTGGCGGTAACTTCAGTGGCACTAACGTCTCTGCTGGAACTATCGTGTCCACCTTTGACTACTCTATAACTACGAAATCTCCTGGCTACTCTGTATGGATTAACACTAGCAACCAAGTTAACTTGAAAGTTTCACGGCCTAATGGCGGTACCTACAGCACTCAACTTCTGACTCTTACTACAGCTCTAGACACTAATGCCTGGAATTATATTGTTTGTAGTTATGATGCAACATCTTTGCGTATATACGTATATAACGGTAGTCATACGTCAGGAATATCAACTACAACTTCTACGTCACTTCCGGGTACCGGCAGTATTGTCCAGGTTAATAGTAACAGTACATACTTCGGCATTAATCCGTCCATTAACGGGCCTAGTAATGGCTTCAGCGGACTAATGTCTAACCTGTGGATGTCAACGAGCGCTATTACCTCCACAACCTGGCCTAACAGTGTGTATAACCCCACACCTACACCTCCCACTACAGGAGCCGGCGGCGGGGCGTCAGGCGGTGGCGGTGGCGTAGGTGGTACAGGAAGTCCCGGCAGTGTAGGAGGAGCAGGTGGCGCAGGCGGCAACGTACCCGCGGTTCCTGCCACATCTAATCTCACCGTAGGATACACAGGCACAACCGGAGGCGTAGCTACAGGCAACGGTGTAAATCCTGCGTCTAATTCATATGGAGGCGGTGGAGGAGGAGCTGGCAACTTCAGCCCGCTGCCTACGTTGAAGACAATGACGCTCGTTGCAGCACAGAGCGCTTCTTACGCAGGTCCTGACGCTGTGAGCAATCCGTCCAGTCAGTACACCTTTAGCCTCGCTCCGTTGGTGACTAATTCATCAGAGAAGGTTAACACCAGTGCGGCTAACTTGTCTCCTGATTGCTACCAGGGCGGTCAAGCCCAAGTAGACAGTAACTATCAGGGCACCATGTCTTCGGCAGTATTGCTCCCCAACGCAACGTCAACTGTCACGGCTCTTACGGGGGCCACTATCAGTAAGCTCACTATGAGTGCTGAAATTCTTAGCCCTAACGCCGCGTCGTTGATACTGGGCTACACTAACGACACAACGTTGCCCTCTGCTTTCACGGCTAGTAGTGTCACTACAGTAACTGAATTGCCGGTTCCCGCAGGCGCGCAGAATACTGTAGTTAGCTGGGACCTAACTAACAATCCCACGCTTCTTACGGCGTTGGAAAATGGCACTGCCTCTACCCTGATATTCGGTCCTGGCGCAACACCCGGCGATGCTTCGTACGTTAATACAGATACTGCTTCACAATTTAGTGTCGCATTTATCGGAGCTGGCGGGGTCGCATCAGGTTACTTGCAAGACCTCACCCTTACTGTCCAGTACAGCACAAACAGCTACGCTACGGCGGCTTATGGTTGCCCTGGTGCAGTAAGAATTGCTTATATAAATCCCAATGGTGTACCTATAGCCTCTATTCAGCCTTTGGCTACTACAGATGCGGCTACGGACCAGTTCGCACAAGGATTTACAGGGGACATAGTGGCCTTCCACCCTACAGGCGCTACGCCTGTGTCTCCTCGTCTTACTGAAACTTGGCAAAAGCCCAATGTGTTGTCCAATGGATGGGCACAAAGTAGCCCTGCATTCCAGTATCAGTACTTGCCGGGCAATAAGGTGTTCCTAAGCGGTGTGGTTAATCCGGCTGCTGCAACAAACGCAGTAATGTTCACGCTACCCGCAGGCTACATTCCCGCTAACCAGGTTAACTTTCCGCTATCGTTTGGCGCTACAGGTGTGGCTAGTAACGTATTCGGGCGCGTCACAACAGGCGGTGCGGTCACTGTAGTTAACTTCACTACGACCACAGGACTAGTATTCTTTAACGCTATTATTCCGCTAGACCTGACGTAGAATTATACCGAAATGAAAGGACGTGATTAACGTGGCCGCAGGGATTCAGCCTAACCTGAGCACCCTTAACCAGCAAGCTGGAGCCTTGATGGTTAACTTGAGGAACTCCATACAGCAGGCTCAAGCATTTTTTGACTACCTTAGTACTGTAGGTACTGCTGGTCTTGAAGGTCTTGGCATGACAACGGATGATGCGGACTTGCTGATGGCGGCTTACACGAACCTATCTGCTTTGTCAGCGGTCTTCTACGGACAGGCGTATGCAGGTCCAGAACTCCCTTTCAACTTCTACAATCAGATAGTGCCCTTGACGGGCGGCCAATAAAAGTCAAAAGCCTATACGACCACGTAGTAGCGCTATCAGGCGGATTTTAGGTAAAAGAAGGAGCTTAACGGATGGCACTTGAGAAGAGGGACGGCTCACAGATAGTGACGTTCCTGCCTCCGCGTCCGGCTAAGTCCTTCAGTATTACCCTAAGTGGGTCCTCCGCAACTTCGGAAGCGTTTGGCGGCAGTGACACCGATGGCAGGCGTTACGGCTGGATTAGGATTAACTCGTCTCAGTGGGAGACTGAGAACGACACGCAAGCCGACTACTTCAACGGCACTTCTGCTAACACACACTCTCCTTTGGAAAATGGCGAGCAGTTCCAACTATGGACAACTAATATCGTTGGCCTGAATTACCCGTCGAGCGCTACTCTTTACGACTCATCAGGTGCAGCAGACCTATACGAAATCTTTAACCTGCAAAACGCTTTGCCGAATGTATCTGGTGCACAAGCCCCTCTGGTAATGAAAGACCCTACAGTTTGCGTTGTGCAGGGAATAAAGCAGGTAGCGCACGGCAGCTGGGAAATTTATTTTTCACCTGATATTACGGAATCCATAAACACTAGTACTGACGGAATCATAACACTTCCGGTTCCGCGAGACCCGCGTTGGCTTAACGCTTACGGTCACGTAGACCAGGTTAACTACACCTTTACAATTCCTGGTGGTCCTAGTGCCTTCCAGTGCCTATTCGTAGTGCCTCCTGACTTCAGAACTACCGCTATGGACCCAGGCCGAATCCTTCAAGTATTCCGTGGAGGGCAATGTATCTGGGAAGGTATTACTACAGAACCCACGCCTAGCTCTACTGGTTGGCAGATAGCTGCTAACGGCGCAGGTGCGTATGGCACGAATTTCACGTGTTTCTACGACGTATGGGATATTGGCCGACCTCTTCAGCTAGCGCTTGACCGAGGACTTCGCTGGCTGTTCCCGCCAATTATCCCTGCCACTACTAAGAACAATCCAGAGCAGGCTTATCTTGGTCCCGCACAAACTTCCGGGTCTATGACAATAACGGACTTCCTCAACCTGGTGTGCACAACAGGGCGACTTTACTGGACGCTTATTCCACCTGTCAGTGCAGGCATTCCCGCATGCCCGTGGCGACTTGAGTTCCTGGAATTCCCGACTGACCAAAGTGGTAACCCACTAGCTAAAGTCGCATCGGACCACGCTAACTATCTCAGCCGTGAATGGCGCAGGGTTGACCAGCCTTTGGGTTCTGATTTGAGTGCTACGCGTCGACCCCCTGATTTGTATCTAGTGAGCACGTCTCCTGTAGCTCGGAACATGAATGCCACCTACAACACGCTGATACTAAATTACATGACACAAGCTGACCAGCTATCTAACTCGCAAAATGCGACAGGTACGGCTGCGGCTTTCAATACGGCGGTTGTTGACATTCCTGAGTCCGTAGCTCGTTATGGTCGCGTCGAGTACTTCCTGGACCTCACCAATGGTGGGGCGCTAAGCCACGCTCAGGCGGTCAGCATCGGCCGTAACGTCCTTAACAAGTACATCAGAGTGAACTTCACCACGCCGTTCTCCGTACAGCCAGGACAGCTCCTGAACAGCGGCGGGCAGCCTGTAGACCTCGCGTGTGACTGGTCAGGCAGGACCATATCCGTAGTCGCGTACGGTATTCCTTTTGGTGGAGAAAGCCAGTTCGGGCCTTTGACGTTCTTTGCTGGTGGTTACCAGTATGACGACAATAGTCAGACCGCTACTATAACGCCTTATCAGAATGCAGGAACTGATATCGCAACGGTAGTGGCTATGCTCTATCCCGGCACTTACGCCTAGAGAAACGCTAGATTATTGATAATTGTCTGCAAAGCCTGGATTTCTTGCTGGGCCTGAGCAGCCGTGGCGTCGCCGCCGACCATAATTATCTGCCAGAACGTGCTGCCGCTAATGTACAGGTAAAGAACAGAAGCGAACAGGTCAATTCCCGGCTTGTAGCCGTGAACATCAGAACCGTGCTGAACGCCTGCCCAGCCGTGTTGTTGCATTGACTGCGCGATAGCGCCGTACACATCACCGATATCTTCGGCCGCAGGCGACAGCTCATATTCGTGCGCAGCCCAGTAAAGTTCAGCCATGGTGTCTCTCCTTGCTTAAGGTTATTGAGCACTCCGCTATTTCAAGGCTATCCGATATCATTAGGGGAGACATAAGGCAAAGGGCGGTATTCGAGATGGCGTTGTCAGAAATACTTCCCGTGCTCATAAGCGCCCTAAGCATGATGTTTACAGGGTTGCTGTGGTTGCACGGCAGAAGTGAACGGTCAGACAAGAACACTACGGCACACATTGAGCATGTGTTCACAGAGCACACGCAGCCTATCATAGACCGCATAACTACGCTAGAAGCACGAACTTCCCCCGAGTCCCGTGACAACGAGCGGGAAGCGATAAAGAATATAATCTCAGATAAGCTAGCTCCTATAGGAGAAAAGCTCGCCAAGCTCGAAGTTAAAATCGATGTGTACTGGACTAACTTTTCTATGGACGCTGCAAAGATTCTTCACCAACCAGACCCTGCGAGGCACCACATCGACGTTTTGCTAGAAGCCTACATGGACGGCACCATCTCTGATGCTGAGCGTCAGGAACTTAAGAAGTTCCTGTACATTATTCGTAACTGGGAGCCTGGACAGGAAGTTGGCTTTCCTGTGCATCCCGGTGAACAAGTAGCGGCTGCTATACTGCTCCGGACTATGGATTATGTAATAGCTGCGACTCGTAAAGCCCGAACTATTCCGGAAGTAATGGAATAACAGTAAAGTTAGTTATGTAGACTTCCTTGCTGAATTGAGCTAACCATGCCTGAAGACCCGACTCCCTCCGAGGTTCCGTCAACTGCGGCTGAGGATAGCTTTGCCGAGCATCTGACCAGCGACTTTGTTAAGGCTGCCGAAAAGCAAGTTGACATCCTTATCAAGGCTGCCACTAGAGTTCCGAAGCTTCAGATTCGCATACTCACCGTAGTGTGTGCTGCACTGCTAGTTATATCAGGAGTGCTAGGCTACCTAATATCCGAGCAGTACAGCACAACCCAGGAACTACGACACGACGCTGTTGCTAACTGTCGGGCCGGAAATGAATTCAAGGCAGGACAGCAAGACGTATGGATATACTTTGTTAAGACCGCCCTTAACGGTAAAGGTAAAGATGCCCCTACACCTAAAGCTGTAGCATTTGGTAAGGCTCTACTTGCTAAAGCCGCTAAGATTGATGCTCCTAAGAATTGTGCTCAGGCTTACAACGTCAAGGCAAGTGGCGAATAATTAGAGTCGGTCGAAATCTGTAGTAGGGATATTACTTGCGAGGTAGGTAGGCTTAGTTGTGTGATATGTCCCGTGTCCATATGGCGGGTCAACTCCACCTAGTCCATTATTACCGTACCATTCTTGAGTGGCAGTAGCGCTGATACATGTGTAACGATAACCCTTCCCGTACAGCGCAATTACGACAGGGCCGCTAGCGTAGCGCCCAGCGAAATAAAATTCGTACTTTCCGGTTCCGTGAACTTCAGTAGAGCTGACACCCGTCCAACGAATTTGATACAGTATTCCTACTGCTGCACTAGAAGGGGCGTTTAGTAGGTCCCCGCCCATAGGGTCGGCATTCTGTAGCTTGTACCACTGAGGCTTAAAAGAATTATTAATTTCTTCAACAACAGCAGTGGACGGTGTGTGCGGAGGAATGGTAGCAGCCGAGGCTACACCCATCGTGGTGGCTGTAAGAGCAGCAGTTCCTGTGAGTAGCGCGGCTAGACGCTTGAGTGTCTTCATGTCTAAGTCAACCTTTCTACAAGTCTCAATATTCCTGCGGGTTACAGCTCATCTATAATCTCGCGTACGAGGTCCCCCATGCGCCTGACCTCTCGCGCTGCTGCCCAGCCTTGGTTAGTCTCCCAGAGAGCTTCACCTAGGTCCCAGCTAAGCGTGGTGAGCTTCAACAGAACTCGCTGGAGCCAGTCCTGGCCCATAGCTAGTACGTCTGGGCACCTACTTGACGCATAGCCATAATTCTTGTCGTGACCAAAATAAGTGCGCATCGTACTCATAGAGCAAAACACTTTAACCGAAGGGTAAAGCTCTTCTAGAGTTCCCTCAATTTCAGCGACCGCACAGTCAAGTATTTCTTCAGGGATACTGGCGTCAACAGCACTTTCTATCTTTCGCCCCGTAATCTGAGCGTGTGTGTTAACTGCCCCTTCAGTCTTAAAGGTGGGAGAGCGCCAAGGGCCTGCGGTTAGCTGATTCTTATACGTCTGCGTAAAATAGCCATCGAAGTTTCGCTTACGCTCTTCTTCCATAGTCCGGCGCAGGTGGTCTTTATCTATTGCTAGGCCCTTAAGGCGCACCTTACCGCAGCGAAAACCCTTATCGCCAATAAGTACAGTACCGAAGCCCTCTACTACGCCCTGGATTGTGATAGCCGTCTTGTCCAGTATTACGCTGGCATCAGCCGGCTTCCAGAACGCCCAGAAACCACACCCGCAGCTAGGCTCAGGAGCCGCATGCTCGGGTACCTTACCGTACAACCGTGCCCTGCGGCATTCACCCTCGTAAAAGGCGTCACCAGGGTCCCAGCGGCCTCCGTAAGCGCCTATGAGCGCGTCTTGTTTCATCGGGTACATCTTCCACCACCGGTACCCTTGAACACTCCCTACGGCCAGCTCTGCCTCGCCTGTGAAGCCCTTCATGGCCGAGCTATTATCCGTTAGTCCTTGCCATCGGCTAAAGGAGGTGTTGCGCACTTCATCGACGCTGGCATTTAGCAGAAAAGTAAGCTCATCAAGCTCGTTACTCATAGTGCGCCTCATCTATCGCCAAGCACAGGCGCTCCAGCGTATCCATGTCCTTGTCTGCGATATAAGCGTAGCCAGGAACAGATGATTCTAGTGTATCCATCTCTTCCCACACGAATCGGTAAAGACTTTCCAGGGCTTCCGGCCTATTCATCGTCTTCCCACAGCTCCTCAAGGTCTGGCGCATTAAGCTTACGGCGTTCCGCCAGCATCTTAATAGCCAACTTAGCTGCCTTGTTCGTCAGCAAGTCCTCCGGACCTACTCCTAGTGCTATGAAAAGCCGCCTGAAGTATGCACCGGATGGCTTTCGGATGCCTCTTTCGTATGAGCTGATACTCTCAACAGAGATGCCCGTTCGGCTAGCAAGCTCAGTCTGGGTCATTCCAGCTATCTCGCGGCATACCTTAAGCTTCTCCGGGTCAATCCTGACGCCACCCGTGAACGGCTTAGCAGGCATGTTCCTCGCCTTTCTTGACTCCTGGCAGCCTGGCGAAAGAAGCTCCCCGCTTAATGCTGTTATTGACAAATCCGGGTTGCAGCAACCCGCAACGTTCCATTGCCTTAAGCAGCTTCTTATAGTCTTCCCACTTAACCCAGTGGTTGAGGTACAAGTGGTAGTGCCCCGGTGTTGAAGACTCGACTAGGGTAGCTTTGTAGTCAATGTCCAGTACAGGCATGTGGTAGTTATCGTCTACGCCGAACATCTTACTAGATACCAAGGTAGCTTCATCTTCAGGGCACACCTGACGGTCGCCCAGAGCATTGTCCGGGTCAAGCTTCTGCGAGTCTCCAAGCAATGGCTTTAGTGCCCGAAAAGGCGTACGGCCCTTCATGAAATACGGCCAAGGACTCAAGATTCCCCCCACGTAAGGTCGCTTCCAAAGCACATGAGGCACTGTGCGCCTCCTTGCTCCAGCATCTCACGGCATTTCTGGCACAAGAATATGACGCCTGCTTCGCCACAAGAGCACTTAACTCTCATCCTCACTACAGACGGCTCACCGCACGGCTTACCGTGGGCTACATCGTAAAACTCACAAGGAGGAGCGTTATCAAGGTCAAAGCCTGTAAGCTCCTCAATCTCTATGGTGGTAGCCATAAGTCATCCACGTCTGGCTGCGCCTCAGGGTGAGCGAAGGTAACGTTATTCTCTATCATGTAGTCATAGACACAATCGTCTTTGCAGAAGTGATGTGTGCCTTGCTCTTCCCACTCAATGCAAGGATGCTCAGTGATAGGGCATTCAGCGTCACACTGCTGGCACTTGAATACTTCGCCTACAGCCCGCATCCATTTACTGCCGCACTCAGGCGTGCATACAAACTGTATGCGCTCTCCTGCCATCTTTATCGGATGGTAGCCCTCCTCCAGAGACTTCGCGCAATTCGCGCACGACAGGTAACCTTCATACGCCTCCACTAGTCCTCCTCAGGTCGCTTGTCTCCCGGCCAATGCGGCTTCAACGGTGCATCCTCGTCTATCTGATAGTCAGGACCGTCTTCCACCAAGGGTAGCTTAGGTCCTGTACCCACCTGACCATTAACGATGATACCCTCAGGAAGCTCATCGAGACGTGTAGGGGCGTCTACAGGGTCGATATTGAGATAGGAGTAGTCCTCGTCGTCATCGTCTTCAGGCGGCCCTCCTGGCCCTCCCCAGCCACTGAAGTCCTCTGGCTTCTCCCTGTACGCACCCTCGTGGTGGAAGCCAGCATCGACACCAGGCTCAGGGTCTACAGTGTAAGGATTGCTTCGAGCCGGAACCTGAGGCTCCTCGAATTCCTCATCCTCTGCGGCGTACTGCAATTCCTGGCGCTTGAGCTGGCGCATGATGTCGGCAGGAGACAAGGTGCGCTTGCCGTTACTCGTAGGACGACTTACTGCCTCGCCTGGTGCGGCAATAGCGGGAGCGTGAGTGCCCCAGTTAGGTGTTAGCTTACAAGCATTAGTGGCTTCACCTAGGCTCACGGCATGCTGCCACGTTTCACCCGGCCCTGGCACGGCAGCACGCAGCAAGTGAGTCTCAGCGAGGCTAGCGGCCTCAGCTTCCGACTCTGCCGTTATTCCCGTGCCGCAGGTGCACGCTGCTATCCACACGTCTTGTTCAACTCCTTATGCTCGATTTGTATTCCCGTCGCCACGGGCAATGAGCTTGCCGGGAGACGGAAACGTAAGGCCGATTATCGAATCTTCATGGTCATCATCGTGGCCGTCCGCAAGGCAGCACCTTACTCGGCGCATCACGCCTTTAAGGTCATCCTTCCACGATTCAACTGCACATGAGGCATAAGGTGGTGGATACCGCTTGATTATAGTGACGCCGGTCCTGCACTTCAAGCACAGTATCTGGGCCTTTTTCTTGGAAGTTACGAAACCTTCCTTATTTGCCTGCACTCCGGGAAGGATTGCGAGGCACCCGCAGGATAGCCTGAAGGTAAATGCGCTGGGGGTTGCTCTTGCCATAGTGTCATTATTCTACACCTTCCTGTGAGCCGGAATCCATTCTCCGTTTTCCTCACGGGTAAAGTCTTGCATTAGCTTAGGAACTTCTGTCTTCATGGCCTCCGCAATAGTGTCGAATACCAGGCGAATTTCCTCTTCAGCTCCTGCCGCTGTGCGAACTTCAATAACGTGGCGTAGCGTGCGGATATTCGCCGTCCAGAGAAGAGAAGTGGCTACCCCATCTGGCGCGAAACGCCGCATGAACGAGGTCTTAGCCTTTTTCTCGTGGAAGGGCACACCATCGTCGTCCAGCTTGAAGTGCTCAGCCATCCATTTCTGGTGCTTTTCCAGCATGTGCAGAACCTGAAGAGATTCCTCATACAGCGCAGGGTCATCCTTAGCCCATTGTGGCAGCCAGAAAGGTATGTCCGTAAGCCGTACGAACCGCATTGACTCCTGGCTGATAGCACAGCCCGCGCGATGCCGGACAAGCTCGTGAGTGAAAACGCGGCTTACGTTATGCAAGGCGAATGAGAAGTTAGCGTGCTCGACCACACTGCCATGGCCGCTCTTGAGGATGTTCTTGAAGTAATCAACCTTGTCAGTGCGTACCTTGGTGACGTTAGGGTTAAGCCCCGGCTCGAAGGACCGGTAGCAAAGACGACCACCGAACTCTACTAGGTCTTCAGCGTGGGGCCCAAACTCATCAAGAGTGTCCATCCAGTCTCCACCACCCACAAGCTCCAGGTAGCGAGCAACCTCATCGTAGTCCACCTCAGGCTGAGCAATGAGGAAAACTTCAGGTTCTACGAAACGCGGCATTCTTACTCCTAGTAGAGTGGGTCCTTGCAACCGCCGTCGCGAACGGCAGTGAACAGCATGTGCCCGAGGGCGTCCCTGGCGTCCTTGAACTTGGGGCCGAGTGGGAATTGCACAGCCTTAAGGCGGTTGGTAGTGAGCCAGGGCTTCATCATAGCGGCTGGCCGCGCGTGCCACGTACACCCTGGCGTGTGCGCGAAGTAAGCCTCAACCATGTTCAGCACGAACCTGGCTACTTCTGCGTCCTTGCCTTTACCGCCCGCACCACGACCTGCTACGAACTTCTCACCCTGAATGAACCATTCATCCTTGGGAAACAGGCGCATCAGGCTGCGTACCTGGAACTCGACAGTGTGAGCGTGACATTGTACGATGCCGTCTATCGCAGGCTTATCGTTGTCACCCTTGTGGCCCCAGACCAGACCGGTAGACGGTCCTACATCGATGCCGAGATATCTAGCTGCCATCAGACCCTCTATAGTAAGGAAGCTGGTGTTTAAAGCCGTTTTCTGTAAAGAGAGTGGGGAAATAAACCCACGGTTCACGTTCTATTGCGCGGGAAAAATCGGCAATTGTAATAAGCAGTTGTGTGACCTGTCCTTTAGGGTCTTCAGTGACATTCTTAAGCCAACTAAAATCAAACCACTCCGAAAGGACAGTAGGACGAGAACTTATAAACGGCCGTGGTGTTTTGGCCCACTTACTGAGCACGGCTTGCATGAACCTTTCGTCACTGAAACCGCCTTTGGCCTGCCAGAGGTATTCAGGCTTACAGCCTATCCCTACCTTAGTACGAACTGTGTCCTTAACATACCCGATAGGGTCACCGTCAGGAGTTTGGGCACATCCGCTTTTGAGTATAAAAAGTTCAGGTACCCATATCCCGTAGTTACGATACACGCGTCCCTCCTTCTTATGCCTACCACTCACCGGATTTTTAGCGTTACGACACTTAATACAGAATCCACGGCGTCCCCACACCCACCTATTTGTAGCCTGTATTTTAGTTATATCTATGTACTCTTTGTTAGTGCACCCGTCAGTTTTGCATGGGCGAGCCTCAGGTTTAGGTGTACCTTTAAGCTCTTCTTTAGAAGCACAAGAAGGCACAGGCTCTTTAGGCTCTACACGAGCTTCAACTTCACCTACTGAGCCAGAACGCTTCAACCGGGACCTATGCATAGAGCACAATTTGTGCCCACCATCCGGGGTGCGTTCACAACCTTCAACCCCACACCCATTAGTTGACATGTAGTGGTTCCCCTCCCAAAAGTTCTCTCACAATGCGCGGGTCTTGGATAAGCTCAGACAGATTCTGAGCCTTGTCCTTCAAGGCCATACGGACCTTGGATTCGATGGTATTACGGGCTACGACATCAATTATATTGACGGGTTCGGACTGACCTCTACGGTGCAGCCGGTCTTCTGACTGCGCCGCTTGCCAGTAAGCCCATGGCCGCTCAAGGAACACCGCAGTGTGGCTCTTGGTCAGGGTAATACCCACGCCCCCGGCCTGCGTAGTGACGCACATCAGGTCAAACTGACCGTCTTGGAAGCCCTGGCGAGAAGCCGTGCGCTGCTTCTGGGTCTGTCCGCCTACGATGTAGGCAACGCGATAACCCTCGCGCTCAGCACGCTTCCCTGCCAGTTCCATGAGCTGGCGGTGAGGACTGAACGTAACTATAGGAGACCCTTGGCTATCATCAAGAATTTCCATGAGCACGTCCACTTTCCAGGACGGTTCCTTCATCTCCACGTGGACTTTAGGAATCATCTGGCCGAAAGTTTCGCTCTTAGGACGGTCATCCAGCTCTTCGGTAATAGTGACATCACACGCAGCACTGGCTAGCTGAGACAACCGCTGCATTTGCGCGAGCGTGGACATGACAGGCAGTGGCTCGTCAGAATCCGGCAAGTGCGCAATCATGTCCTTGGCCATCTCATCGTAGGCAGCACGCCATGCAGGCGGAATATCTACTACTCGCGTTGAGTATGCCTTAGGCGGAAGGTCTGTGAGAACGTCAGCCTTGGACACGCGCCGCATCGTGCCCTGCATCAACGTATAGAACTCTTCTTTGGTGTGAGGACTGATGCCGTTTACGATGTCCTGGTAATCAGTTGCCACGAAGTCCGCATAGCGTTCCTTGTATCTGTCCTGGTTGGGGAACGAGCGAGTATCGATGATTGTCAGTCCCCGCCAGAAGCCACGGATATCCCGTGTAATGGGAGTTCCTGACATCAGGATGGCGTTGTCCACCACCTTTGCTATGCGCCCAGCCGCTACAGACTGCTTGGTCGTGGTGTTGCACAGCGAATGCGCCTCATCAATGATGATGCTCTTAGGAGTCAGGTGCATCAAAAGAGGCGGAAGTTGCTTGCTGCTCTTGTCTGCTTCTTCTTCAGGCAGGTACGCACTACCGCAATGCTTGCACCTGTCAGGAAAACCCGCAACGAACTTAAGGTCGCGATTCCTAGTCCAGCGCACGGACTTAGGAGGGTCGCACTCGCACCACGCCAAGTGCGGAATAGTCATATCAGCCCGGAATACGTCATAAGACATGACGTAAATATTATAGCGAGTACTCAGCTTACGCCTGTCAGGTATAGCGAGCTGTACTCCTTTGATATAAGGCTGAGTACGGTATGCTGTATACGACCAGCTAGGAAAACACTCTTTTATCTCTTCCAGCCACGGGTCCACAACAGAAGCTGGGCACACTACGAAAGCAGGAAACGGTTCCATGCCGCGCTCACGCATCTCCGCTAGCGCCAAAAGTGCAGTGCAGCTCTTTCCGGTGCCCATATCGTCAGCAAAAAAGAACCTGCGGTTCATCGCACCTACAAAAGCACCTGCTTCCTGATGCGGCATGGGCACACGGTCACCTTCAAACGAAGCCTTAAGTTCGCCCTCAGTAGTGCCACGCCGTAGTACTTCGTTGAATATCCACTGGCTAAGTGCTTCATCAGGCTGCCATACATGGCCGCGTGCAGGCAGTGCATTCGCTAGCTGGCTTACCATCGCCCACGTGCAGGGAAGAGTCAGCTCTCCGCTGTCGTCGTGAGTCTTCTGGGGAAGGGCCGTAAGCTGCTTGAACGCAGTTACTATCTCGCCCATCTGCCAGTCAAGGCCCTCAACGCTAAGCCTTATAGTGTCCCCGTCAAGTCGTCCGTGAACAACTCCGGGAGCATAACGCGGGTCCACTGCGTTCCTTAATCGTCCGCGAAGGTGATAGATACATCTTCTACACAAGCGTTCACAGACAAGTCCCTTAGCTTGTGCGAAATATCCTCCTCTATTTCTAGAGCAGAAGCGCCGTATGAAGTTACATCTACCGTAAGCACGTAGATACCAGTTGAACCTTCAGGCATGTCAGTTCTCATTGAATATTACGCCCCCATGTGTACGCCCAGAAGCAGATGATGGCGTAAGGAGTTCCTAGCACGAGCCACCACCAATCCTCCGTCCAGCCTGCTAGACCCGCCCCTAGAATCAGGAGAGCCACCGTGGACCAGACTATGATGTGAGCTATAACGCCGTCAGAGACCTTCATATTCCCCCTAAGGGGGTGAGGGACACGGTATTGAGCCACTGTCTTTTACATCCGGTCCTGGCACGCCCGGAATCCCTCACCTTTACTTGTTACTACAGACTGTTCCGCTGAACAGTCACGGCCCACGCCGACCCGTTAGGAAAGGACAGGAGCATGGCGCATTCATCCGGATTCTGCATTGCAAGATGCTCAGTACGCGGAAGGTCATCACAGATAAGACCGTGAAGAACATCACCCTCCGGGGCGTTCACATCTAGCAGCGCGTTTACTACACCTGCGGCACACGCAGGTTCGTAGTTCCGGTTCAATTACTGACCGCCGTTGAGCTTGGCCAGCATTGCCTGCTGCGCCTCAGTCAGATTGACGCCGGACAGGTCCACCGGGCTAATCGCAGGTGCAGGCGGGGCAGGTGCAAAAGTCTGCGGGGCCACCGGAGCACCAGGAACAGGACTCGGCAGCGGCGCAGCCGCGACAGGGGTAGGGAGCGGAGCAGCCTGCGGGGCTGCAACCGGAACCTCTACCTGAACCTGAGCAGGAGCACCGCCCTGCGAAGGGTACAGCGTCACCTGGTAAAGCTTAGTGGCACTGAATCCGGGACGGTTGCTGGCCTTTTCACCAGCGCTGGCCATGATGATGCGCGTACCACCAGTCAGCTCCCGAATTCCGGCAGCCGCCATGGCACGAGCGAACTCGTCCTTAAGCGCGCCCTTCACCCAGATGGTGCCAGCACCTTCAGTGAAGAGAGCACCGTGCGTACCATCAGAGGAACCCGTCACTGTAACGGGAATGATGAGGACGAACTTCGGGCGACCATCCTTGTACGCCTGCGGGACACCGTTGATGTCCGTCTGCTGACGCGTGTCGCTGTGAAGCAGGTCACGGGTGACAGTCATGTCAAGCCATGAACCCTGGACCTTACCGTTGAAGTACTTGGTAACGCCCGCTCCACCACCTGTTACGCTCGGCTGGTCCCAGAAGTCCTCTAGGGTACCGCGAGCGAGAACAGGCTCGGGAGCTGCCTGCTGTGCAGGCTGTGCGAACTGGGGCTGAGGCGCGTACTGAGGCTGGAACTGCGGCTGCTGGAATTGAGCCTGGGGTGCGGGGGCAGGTGCCTGGGGAGCGTAGTACTGGGGCTGCTGCGGCTGGTACTGGGGCTGGTTCATTAGATGAACTAATCCTTGTCTTTAGAGTGAACTGCGTATGGCGGTCTTACTGCCTCATGCCTTACTGCGTCGGCTTAACTGCCTTACTGCGACCTGGCTGACTGGCTTTCGTACGCGCCTCTTAAGTTGTCCTCAAGGGGTCTCCCTCTTGGGTACTCCATAACTCTACCACGAGGTCCGGAGTGCTTGTCTCACGTTGTCGAGGTAAAGTATGTCAGTCGTTGTCAGGACGCCGCTGGCGTAGCAGAAAACCGTACTCCCACGAGTTGATGCACTCCTGGCAGTCCACGCCGTCAGTGACCTGAACCGCGTCTTCCATCGTGACTTCACGCCCGCAGGCGCTGAAATTATTCTTGCGAGTACGCGCTAGGTGCGTCGCCACTAGTAGCCCTTGGACGCTAGGTACTGCGAGAACTCCACCCAGTTCGAAGCAATCATCTGCTGGGCCGTGGCAAGCGGGACCGCACCGTCACAAACAGCCGTATGTGCCCTGTTCTCTACCGCGTCCTTGTCGTTGTTGACACCACCGTGGTGGTCCGTAGCGGCCTTAGGCTCTGGCCACAGGTTCTGCTCTACAGACGCGCCGCCTAGCTCAAGGGAAACCAGGTGGTCCAGCTCAGTAGTGCTGCCGCTGCCTGTGTAGCCGTACGCCGGAAAAGCAATGTCGTACTTGAACTTGTCTGTAAGCGATGCTGGCGGACGCACCGACGAACTGTAACCAGGTACGCAGATGGTCTGCTGGATATTCGCCTGCGTTACATCACTGGCCACTGCTCCAGGAGTGCACTGACTGTCCGGCAACGGCTCACCTTGGAACATGCCAAAATGGCAACTGCCAGGCGTCATGGGTGTCAGGACAAGCGAATCCCCGTTACCAGGAACCGTCACCAGACGTGAAGGAACCGGAGTTGAAGTGGTTGGAGGCTCCGTAGTAGGCGATGGCGTGGCAGTTGGAGCTGGGGTAGTTACTGACGGCGCAGGAGGATAAGGATAGGGCTTAGGAGAATAGTGATGTGGAGTGTAACCACAAGCGCTAAGTGCTACTACACCTGCTGCTACAGCGATACCGCCTACTAGCTTTACCTTCATTACTTACCTGCCGTTCCGGGACACCCCGTTACTGTTGGGTCAGTAGCAGCCTGCGGACGGAACAAGGGACAGTAGAAGCAATCCTCATACGAAGGAGTCATAGGCACGTCCCAGATTGACATCCTGCCCTCGTTGACCTCCACGGCTACAGCTTCACGAACTTCAGTCTTTGCCAGGACGTTCTTTACTAGCTCGAAGTCCTCAGCGGTAATGATATGCTCCCACACATAACCCTCGTCTAGCGAAGACTTGGTGCGCGGCCAGCTAGCTAGTACTACACGGTCAACGCGGTAACCGAGATACATGTAGCCAATTGCATAAAGCAACATCTGAATGTAGTAGTGCTGTGGAGGACCTTGCCTGCGAAGTTTATCTCGCGGTCCTTCACCTTGGCACTTGTGGTCTACCAGCGAGAATGTATCGCTATCGTAAAGGTCGGCCGTGCCCGGATGAGACTGTAGTGCATTAGGGTCCGGACAGACCTTCGTCTCCGTCTTCCACCGCTCCTTGTAAGCACGCTCAACTAGGTGTTCCTTGTTGTCCCAGTCAAAAGCTTGCTCAAGGAACGCATGGATAGCGGTGCCGACCATGGACGCCCATGGGTCAGATACGTGATTGTCTGAATGCAGCTTGTGGCCTGACATCTTCGCGATGAGGAGCCTGTCACACTCGTGTCCTAGCTCGCTAGGACCGAGATGACGCTGCACGTTGCGCGGAAGCCTGTTGGCGTAGTTAATCGCAACGCTTTTCAGCTCACGCCAGTATGATTGCGCCCACATGGAGTTGCCGTTAAGAACGGCAGGCGTAGCGTCCGAGAAAAAAGACGACGGATTGGTGGTCGGCATGAACGTAAGTGTAACTTACGACTTCGGGTGCTTGCTAACAGGAGACAATGACCACTGACCGTTACCCGGTCGCTTATACTCTTCGTACAAGTCAGGATGGTCTTCTGCGAAAGACTTCTGCTGGAAGCGCCTAGGGTTGCTGAAGGTAAGAGCGTAAGCTCCCCACGCACCGTTCGGGTGTGCCGGAATGTCGAACGCCTTGCCTGGCTGCTGTGGCCAGCGAGCCAGTTCTGCCATGATGGCGGCCTTGGTTTCGTCAGCGGCAATTTCTGCTGCTGCGGCCTCAGCTTTTTGTGCGTGATAGATAGTGAGCAAGGTCGCCAGTCGACTGTTACTATCCGGCTCTACTGCTACGCGCTCAGGGCGCTCAGGCGGCTGCGGTATAGTCACCTTTCCTCCATGTAAATGTCAAAGGTGTTTCCTGACCTAGGACGAATGCTGACCCAGGAGCTAAGAGCCATCACGTTCAAGTACTTACTGCCGTCATTACGCTCATGTACGCGAAGGTGAACTGCTCTTTCGTGCTCATCTTCACCTAGCTTGAACTTGATAATTGGACTCTTACCAAGCGGACGCGTAGGGTACGTGCTGTAATGTTCAACGAAGGTGTCAGAGTCGTCAGGTCCTTGCGATAGCTCATCTACGTGAGCGTTAAGATTTTCGATGTACATCTGCTGCGTACGGATGTAACGTTGTGCCCACTTAGGTAGCTTAGCTAGCTGCTCGGCTGTAGGTTCCATGTTCACGCGTTCCTTGGCTTAGACGGGATGTGCAAGAGTGCCCAGTGAGTGACGCTTGGCAGTACCCTCTCGGTGTTCCAGTGCAACCAGTGCTCACCGTCGTTCACCGCAAGTACAACACGGTCGTAGGTGTAGTCCCACACCCAGCACAGCCTGCGCACTGGAGGCGTAGTCCCGTCCTTGGCGTCTCGCCACTCAGTCGTCATCACGCGCTTGTCAACGTTGTCGGCAACGTAAGTATTCCCGGAACTAGACCTGGCCAAAACGTCGTTACAGCCAGCGGAGTGCTCACCTTGAGGAGTACCCTGGAGTCTTCCCCGACAGGACGGAGCAACGATGCAGTTTGCCCTCACGCCTCGTGAGACAGTGCAGGACCTAGCTTGGGAGATGGTAGACAAGGGCTGGCAGCCGGTGTTCTGCCTAGCCAGGCAGAGCGGTTCCTTCACCCCGCAGCACGGTTCCACTGGTGGCTCAGCCCCCTACGGGTGGGACGGCAGGCAGCCTGATGGTGCACATCGACTGGCGTTCCGGCCGCCAACTAACGTCGTCGTCTTCGACGTAGACCATTACGACGGCAAGCGCGGAGCCGACACCATTGACGCGGCCGAAGCCCGTCTTGGACCGCTGCCTCTCACCTGGAAGGTGTCATCTCGTGGAGATGAAAACCCGTCAGGGCGGTATCTATTCCGCAAGCCCGTAGACCTTGACTTTACCGACAGTGCGCTTTCCGCATTCGGCACTGATGGTGTCACCAACGTGGAAATCGTGCGCACTGCGCACCGCTTCTCCTGGGCACCAGGTGACATCAACCACAAGAATGGCCAGGTGGTAATGTGCTTCGACCCTGACGGGGAGCCTGGAAAGCTGCCGAACGTTAATGACCTGCCCGAGCTGCCGGAAGCTTGGGTAGCTTATCTGCGTAACCCTCCTGTTCCGCAAACTGCCATGGCTTACAACGCTCCTTGCGACGGCCCGGAATGGTGGCTAGCGCAGGCTGATGACTCCTTGGGAACGCGCCAGGAGCTGGCCGGCTTCGGCATGAAGATAATGAACAGCCGCCAGCCTGTGGAAGTAGCTATGGAGCAGATGCTCCGGTGCTCACTTGCCCTGGACCCTGCACGTCCTTGGCGCGAGTCCGACCTTTGGCCGCTGCTGGACACCAATACTCAGCGCAAGGTAGCGGAGAACCTGGCCCGCCAGGACTTCGAGTACGAGTTCGTCAAGGACCAGTCCCACGCCACTGACGAGCAGCTAACTAAAGAAGCAGAGCGTACGCAAGAGGAATACCAGCGCAAGAAGGCGTTTGATGAGGCTGCTAAGCAGCGTCTTCAGGCTGTTACTAACTTCGTGGTAGAGCAGAAGCCGGGTATTCCTATCTGCTTTGACCCTGATGACCCCGACTTCGAGCCTGAGCCGCAGGTAACCACCGCTAACTTCCACGACATGATTCGTGGTCTTCCTGTGTACAAGCAGGAAGTAGGCCGGATGCTAGCGCGCAAGATTGCGGAAAAGGATGTCCGCGACCTTTTGAAGAAAGAGTTCAAGGGGTTTCAGGACATCACTCAACAGCAGGAAATTCCGGAGCCGGAACGACTGCAAGTAGTAGGCAAGGACCAGAAGTCTTCAGCGGTAATTCCGCGCAAGACTGTAAGCGTGCTGTCAGGACACCGGGCGTCAGGTAAGACCTGGGTCGCAGCTGCTTTCGCAGCTCAGGAAATGCGGGCAGACCGACACGTAATCTGGGTGGACTTCGAGCGCCAGCCTGCACTGCTGCGGGAAAAGCTGAAGATTTGCGGCATAGTCTCAGATGAGGTTGTACGTAATCAGCTTCACTACACTGATGAACTTCCTCCGGACCTTGCGTTCGAAGCTGCTCAGTATCCTGACTGCCTTATCGTCATCGACGCCTGGCGCGGTCTGCAACAGGACGTGGCCCCTGCTACCTCAGCTAACGACGGCGACGCCGTAGAGCAGGTGTACGCAGACGTGCTTAATCCTGCTGTAGGCGTAGGCGCTACCATCGTAATCCTTGACCACCTTGCCAAGACGGGCATAGGGGGCACGTTCGGTTCTGAGCGGAAGGAATCCGCTGCTGACTACGTGTTCAAGGTGGAGCAACTACAAGCATTCTCCCGTAAGTCCGAGGGTTACTCTGCCATGACGGTCACCAAGGACCGTTACGGGCACCACACAGTGGACACTGCGGTTGCTTACCTGTGGGTGCCGGCTGGTGATAGCGGCGGACCGTCCATCAAGGACTACCCCCGGATGCCTGAGCTACGTAACTGGTCGCCTGTGGCTGATGAAGTACCGACACCTGGAGAGGTGCTGAACGGCGACGAGACGCCCGCTAAGACTGTCAAGCAGCCGAGAGAGCGCACTAGCGACGAAGACGTAGCACGCCGTGACAGAGCCATCCTGGCCATCGTGGGCGAAGAACCTCTGAAATACGGCCAGCGTGAGCTAAGTCGCGAAGTGTGGGCACAGTACCCAGAAATCTTTGCGTCAGATGAAGCAGTGCGTTCTCCTATAAAAAGGCTAAAGCGTACCGGTCATCTAATTGCGGACAGCAGTGGCAAGTTTGAAGTACGTCAGTCTCCCATCCCTACACCTACTACTAAGGACATCGACCTGAGCCTCCCGGAGGACTCTGATGAAGATGACTAAGGCACTGGGTCACTGGGTTGGGTCACTGGGTCATGACCCAATAATCACCCTCAGTGTCACTGGGTCAGTGGGGTGGGTCATGGGTGCCCTTCTATGAAATAGAAGCCCTGACCCAACCCAGTGACCCGACACACGGTGACCCAACCCAAAAGAAAAGACACACCTGATGGTGAGAGTCGAAGCAGTGGAGACTGGAGGTAGGCTGAGCCAGTGGCAAGCCGACTGAGTGAAGATGAAAAGCTGGAGCGTGCTCGCATCAAGGCCGACAAGGCTGCTGCGAAGCTAGCCGAGCGGGAGGCCGCTGCGGCTGCCCGCAAGGCAGAGATGGAATTCCGCAAGCAAGAGCGTGCTGCCGAGAGCGCCAGGCTTAAGGCCGAAAAGGCCGAGGTAAAGATTCGTGAGAAGCTAGCGCTAGCAGTGGCCAAGCTGGAAGAGGCCGAGGGGCCTAAGCACCAGCTACCTGCTGTAGTGGGCCGCGATGGCGTAGTGGTCTCCGTCGATACCGCGACTGCCTGGAAAGTCCTTCAGGACTACCTGAGCGCTTTGTGCCTGGACGTGGAGACTTCTGGTTACCCGCCAGGGCACGAGCACTACGCGCTTCGTACGGTCCAGCTAGGCGGCGAGCATTACGCCGTAGTACTGGATGCTGATGACGAAGAGCAGATGGTCCTGGCGTCCCTGGCGCTCAAGATGTCTGTCAAGCTTCATGCGCACAGTGCTGTGGCTGACCTGGTGCCTTGCGTTATCGCGGGCCTTATTGGCTGGGACGAGGCTTGGGTCAAGATGCACGATTCCGTGCTCTACGCCAAGCTGACGGACCCTAAGCAATCTGGGTCCGATGCCGAGGGCCTTAAGGAGCTAGCCGCAGCCCTGCTGTCGCACTACGCCACCGCGCCTCTGGCCGAGAAAGCCAAGAACGCGTTGTTCAAGGTAATGGGTTGCCTGGTCAGTACTGAAATCACCACTCCAGTTGAGCGTAATGGCTGGTACATGGTGAACAAGAACTGCGAGACCATGATTGTCTATGCAGGTTCTGACGTACTGGACCTAGGTGCAGTGCTACGCATGCTGCCATCGCTGCCGGTGGACAACAGTGTGCTCGACCGTGAACGAGAGTTTGAGGCTATCTGCTCACGCGTTGCCTGGACCGGGTTCAAGCTAGACACTGAGCACGTTAAGTCAATGATTGCTAAGTACGAAAAGGAGCGCGAAGAACTTCTCGCTATCGTTCAGTACTTGTCAAGCGGACTCATAGAGAACCCGTCTTCACCGGATACAGGCGAGAAGTTGTTGCAACTTTTCCCTGAGCTTGACGGCAAGCTGGAGCTAAGTGAGAAGACTGGTAAGCCATCCGCAGCTAAAGCATCTCTAGAGCGCCCTGCCAAGGAAGGTAACGTGCTGTGCAAGGCAATCCTTGCCTACAGGCACGCTGTGACCACCTTGGGTCTTCTTCTGCGGCCATTGGAGAACCTGTGTGACTACGGTGATGGTCGCATGCGACCTACGGTGTACACCATCAACGCAGACACTGGTCGTACATCCTGCGTGCGTCCCAACGGTCAGCAGTTCTCTCGCCAGGGCGGCATCAGGCAGTGCGTGCGTGCTGACGAGGAGTTCCTAGGCATCTCAGCTGACTTCCAAGGGTGTGAAATCCGCGTTGCGGCAGCCCTGTCAGGAGACAAGGAAGTTCTAGAGGCTGAGATTTCGCCTAAGTGCTACCTGTGCGAAGGTAATCCTTGCACTTGCGGTAAGCACCACACCGGACTCCACTGGCTGGCGGCTCACATCGCGTGGGGCGAAGGAGCTACCAAGGAGAACCGTTACGTTGCCAAGCGCATCATCTTCTCCAAGCTGTTCGGTGGCTCGCCTGCTGCTGGCGCACGTCAGACAGGCGTTACGCTTGAAGAGTCTCAGGCAGTACACGATGCGTTCTCCAAGATTGCTCCTGTGTACACGGCGTGGGACAAGTGGTTGCGCAAGTGCTTCTACGAGGGCAAGATGGTGTGGCGGGACTACGAGAACGGGCAGAACTACTGCAACGACCTACCTGGCAGCCGTCGCGGTATCTATCGCACATACTCAGGCCGCAATATCTACATCAACAGCGGGCATGCTTTCGGTAATTACGCTATCCAGGGCACTGCTCGCGAACTCCTGGTAGATGGTGTCCTGCGGTGGAACAAGACGCGCTGGGCGCAGTATCCTATCCTACCTGTGCATGATGAGGTAATTTGCTTCGTAAAACAGGAGGAGGCAGACGAGGCAGTTCAGACCCTAAAAGAGTGCATGGAGACTGATGTTCTTAGCACACCTGACTTTTACGTAAAGATTGGGGCCGACCCTGACAAGCCTTTCGCCTATTGGCCCGACAGCTCCTGATTTTTTCGCAGATAAGTGCGGTGAATGGATGCCTAAAGCCCGCACTTGGTGTGCCCGGAAACCGGGTCACAAGAAAAAAGCTCACAGTAGTCCACAGAGTATGGAGGCTGAGAGAGCCTACAACAGTATTAAGAATGGCAGTACGTACGAAGCGCGAATGGCTAATCCGGATTTGCGTAATCGAGAGAAGGAATACGCTACCGCTAAATATCAACGCCGAATACATATGGTAAATATCATAAAACTTATGTCTGGTTGTGTTGACTGCGGATACGATAAGCACCCAGCGGCTCTAGAATTCGACCATTTGCCGGGAACAGTTAAGTATCGAGACATAGGTAAACTTTACATGCAATCGCTTAAAGTTTTGTTTACTGAGATAGCTAAGTGCGAGGTAGTTTGTGCTAATTGTCACAGAATAAGGACGGCTACTAGAGACCAGTATAAGAATCCCGGTGTTTTGGTCCTGAAAGGAATTCCTGATGGCTAAAATCCAGAAGCCGGAGCGGAGCCGGAAGCCAGAGCCGTGTAAGAGTTGCGGTGACGACGTGTGGAATCCTTACACTGGCTCGTGCGATGCGTGTCATGCTAAGGTATATGCAGTGTTCGTAGAGGCGATGGGATGGGACGATGAATAACCCTAATGGTTTGTACATCAGGTTTCGCCTGTGGCTGGCGCGCAAATTGGACGTTGGGCCTGATGCGGGCGAGGGCTGGTGTCTTAACTGTGCGATTAATGGGGGCAAGACTCTCATAACTTCCGCAGACGGTATTATGAACCACGTTAGGCTTGACCATCACGGCGCGACAGTTACTGCACGCACATCCGTACCTGTGTGTAATGATGAGGACCCTGACGAATGGGTTTAAGTGGTAAGCTGTCGCTCATAAGTCCTCAAATTTACAGGGAGACTATAATGAGCGACAGTTCTTACTATTTCTGGCTGGACGACGAGTTGCTGACCCACGTGCTAGGTGCACTGGGTAGTGAGTTCGTTACTGTTAGCCTGCTGAAGACCGTAAAAGGCAAGCGTATATTCAAGACCCGGATTACTTCTGACCAGTTGACACGCCTGTTCCTTACGGGTAATTACCCTGACGAGCTAGACGGTTGCCGTGAGGTAGACGTAATAGAGAAGGGGCAGTTGTTCCGCAGGCCCAAGAGCATGGGGACGCCTAGTGTGGTTTAACAACGACTGCGTGCGCAGGACTGCGGCGGCTGAGGTAACCTCGCTTGGCGTGAGTACTGATACTGATTTCAAGGAAGCAGTTTTCGTTAAAATTCGTGAAGCAGTACGTGAATTCCGGTGGGGCGGTTACGGACTTGATTACGTAGCGGAAACAATCGGTGACGCCGAGGAATGGCTAGATGACCTATCCATGGATATCGTCTATGCTGTAGAAGAGACAACAAACTCCTGGAAGGAAAAGCAGTGAGCCTAAAGTACGGTCGGCTTCCGGCCCATCCCGAAACAACTCACCCGCGAGTCCACCTGGCTGATTACGTTCCTGCCGAGGCTCGTGCGGCGGCAGTAGCAACACTGCCCGGCACCATCGACTGGGCATCCAAGGTGCCCACTTGGCCGATGTACCTCAATGACCAGATTGGCGACTGTACTTGTGCAGGCGTTGGTCACGCTATTCAGGCGTTCACGGCATTTGCGAGCACTGAGAAGACTGTTGCCGACAATGACGTTCTCAAGGTTTACGAGGCCGTCTCTGGTTACAACCCGTCCACTGGCGCTAACGACAACGGCGCGGTAGAACAAGACGTTCTCCAGTACTGGCACGACACAGGCATGGCGGGACACAAGATTTCCGCTTTCGCTTCCGTGAACATCAGTAGCCTTACCGACATGCGCCTGGCGCTTCGCTGGTTCGGCTCTGTTTACCTAGGCATTAACGTTCCGCAGTCTGCTGAGGACCAGTTCTCTGCTGGCCAGCCGTGGGCAGTGGACCCGAATGCTAACAACTCCATCATCGGCGGTCACTGTGTGGTCATGCAGGAGTGGGACCCCCAGTTTGCTCGCGTAGTTACCTGGGGCGCTCTTCAGCGCATGACCTGGGGTTGGTTTGAGAAGTATGGCGAAGAGGCTTGGGTCGTAGTGACCCCCGACTTCGCAAAGTCCAATGGTCTTGAGGCTTCGGGTGTTTCTGTTGCCCAGCTCGTGGCTGACTTCAAGGCTCTTGGAGGCAAGTCCTACACGTAAGGAGGTTGAACATGGTTACTGGCTGGTTGGCAGTGCTCGTTGCTGTCGCTCTCATCCTGCTAATCATCTTTTTCATCCGGCGTCTATAGTGCGAAGGTCCCCGGTGTTCCGGGGACCTTTTGCGTTACGGTAGGCTTGTGCCATGCTCAATATCTTGACTTACGGTGGCGTTGGCGACGGCGTTACAGACAACTCAGTGCCTATTCAAAAGGCTATCAACGCTGCCCTCACGGCAGTACCGGGTGCAGACGCCGAGATTTACTTTCCAACAGGTAAGTACCTAATCAAGAGCAGGTCGGTTGTTCCTGCCATCTACAACTTCACCACCGGAGTCTGGACAGGTAATGCAGGCGGGACGGTCACCTTCAAGGGCGCGGGTATTGGCAATACTTCACTAGTAGCAGGGGCCTATTTCCAGTACAGCGGCATGGTCAGTTATGCGACGACTGTTCCTGTGTCTCAGTTCAATGCTGAGGACATTACATTCGATGGTAACTTCCAAGGCGCTGGCGGTACGCTGCCTATGCTTACATCAGGAGGTGCTGGGGCGCTTATCTCCTTGCCGTGGCCGGGTAATCCTATGGCGGCGGGGAACACTCGTAATGGCCGTTATCACACCTTCACACGCTGTCGCTTCTACCGACCTACCGGCTACGGCTTCCAGCCTACGCAAGGCGTGCGTCTGCTGGGCTGTGATTTGGAGGCTATGGGCCAGCCTGGTCAGACAGTGATTACCTATGACAGTCTAGGTTCAGGCGCGGGTGAGGCTTTTGTCATCGGGTGTAGCTGGAAGGACTCACAGGGTAATTACGCTGACTTCGTAAGTGGCACTCCGGGTGATTTCATTCGGCTCGTCATGACAGGCTGCAATAGCTCCAATCACCTTACGGGCGGCATCTATGCCTGCGGACAGCACTCAGTAATCACTGGTAATTCTCTGACTAACACCTATATGGGTGACCACGTGGGCTATGATGGCGGCACAGCCGCAGCTAACCGGGCCTACAACGTAGTGTCGGGTAATTGCTTCGTTAACCTGAACCTTGAAAACGGCGGCCTTTCCGCCCAGTACCACGACCTGTTCGAGGGTCTTAACATCGCGACGGGAGCATCTTAATCATGAAGTACTTCGTTAAGACAGTGAAGCTACCGCACCTTAAGCCAGGCGCATCTCCTGTTGACGGCGTTGAATTGCATGAAAGCCAGCGAATTGTTAGCGTCGTAGGAGCTACGGCACCACTAGCGGGCGCTACAGATATCGAACTCATCGTGCTAATCGAGGAGTCTCCCTATTTTGCCAGGGGCGGCCTTGTTCCGTTTAGCGTAGCTCCAGTTGAAACTAGGGACGGCTGCTAGACTGTACTAAAGTACACCCTTTTAGGAGCTGTCGTGACTTATAACACCGTTACGTTGCAAGGTAACGTAATCTACACCAATAACAGTGGTGACGTTGTTACGGTCACGCTGGTGCCTACTACGTGGTACTACGACATCCCTAATGACACGATTGTAAACCCGCAGACGCTTTCAGCCACGGCTAATTCGTCTGGTTTTTGGTCTATTGCTGGGATTATCGACCCTACACCAGATGGCTCGGGCATTCAGTGGACACTTACCGTCAAGGACGCTAACGGGTCCACTGTGCTGTACAGCCAGCACGTCCAGATTGGTTACACGAACGGGGCTACACAGCAATTCCTGTCACTGGCCCCTTCAGTTACTAATCCCTCTTTGCTGACTGCGTTGCCTCTGCCTGGAGGCACGGCTACAGTCGGTCAGGTGCCTATCGCCACCGGCAGCACGTCTAACACGACTTGGGGAAATAACACCGGATTCCTTAACGTGAAGACTGCGTACGGAGCTAAGGGTGACGCTAAGAATGTTAACGATGGTGCTATCACCGCAAGTAGTAAGACCCTTACTAGTGCTAGTGCCAGTTTCACCGCAGCGGATGTCGGTAAGACTGTTATCGTGGCGGGAGCCGGGGCCTCAGGCACCTTTACTACGCTAACTACTACTATTGCGGCATTTGTATCTTCTACGTCTGTGACGCTTACAGCGGCTGCTACGAATACAGTCAGTGGTGCGGGCGTATGTTATGGTACTGATGATGTTAACGCTATTCAGGCTGCTGTTAATGATGCTCTGCTGGCTAGTGCTGGCACTCCCGGTAATGGAGCGACGGTCTACTTGCCGCCAGGGCGCTACTTGATAGCTGCCGCAGGTATATTCCCTGCTTACTATAACTTCACGAGCGGAGTAGCAACAGGCTATCCGAGTTCTACGGTGACGTTCCAAGGCGCTGACATGTCCAGCACATCCTTGGTGGCAGGCTCTCAGTTTATCTTTAATGGAATGCTGTCCTATAGCCGTGGAGCCACTCACGTAAATGTGTGCCAGTTTAATTTCTCAGATGTAACGTTTGACGGTAACTGCGCTAGTGGTCTAGGCGGGGCGCTTAATATTGACGTGGCGGCCGGAGGGGCACTTGTCTCACTTCCTTGGCCTGGCACTAGCGCTTACACAGGTGCAGGTCTTATAAACAATGTTCGTTCAGGGCGCTATCATACGTTCATGCGCTGTAAGTTTTACCGACCTACAGGTTACGGCTTCCAGGCGACTACAGGTATCAGGTTGCTAGGCTGTGAACTCGTCAATATGGGCCAGTACAGCACAGGGCTTGGTGGCTATGACAATCTAGGTTCGGGGCCGGGAGACGCTATCGTAATCGGCTGTAACTGGCATGATTCTAGTGGTAACTTTGCTGACTTCGTTTCTGGAACTCCCGGTGACTTCATCCGGATGATTATGATTGGCTGCACTAGCACTAATCACACGGGCGGCGGCATCTGGGCGCTAGGCCAAGGGTCGATAATTGTCGGTAATAGCATGCAAAATAATACCGATGTAGGTTCCGGCGTGTTCTATGATGCGGGTACTAATGCGGCAAATAGGAGTCGCAATATTGTCGTAGGTAATGTATTCGTTAACATGAATGGGACGGCCACCAACGCTAATACTGTCCACTGGAATGGATTGTACGGAGATATTTACTCTAACAACTCAGTCGGAGACGGCACGCTAGGCACCACGCTTGTTTTGGACAGCACGTCGGGTAACTCTAACAACCTTAATTACTCTCCGGCAGTGCTGAACGCCGCTCTAACAAATGTAGCGCTGCCAGGTGCAGGTGATGGTGTTTACACGAGGCTTATTACCTGGGGTAATCCAGCCCCTAATGTTACAGTGAACATCGCCAACTCTTCAGGCAATATCTGCATTGCCCTGTACGCACCTAGTTCTACGGGTGGGCCTGGTACTCAAATGGCTACTACGGGTTCTGTTGCCTCTCCAGGCACGGGCTTGCAGACAATCAATTTCACCACTACGGTCACGCCGGGGCTTGGCTGGTGGATTGCTATTGCGGCAGACAATAACTCAGTGACCTTCAAGGGCTTTGCTTCTAGTGCGACAACAGCTCCGGATGGAGACTCGTACTGCTTCGCGGCTGCTAGCCAGATGCCGTTGCCCTCTACAGCCCCTGCTATTTCGGCGTCTATATCACCTAACTTCGTGCTGCTCTCAGCATAAATAACCTCTATCATATACCCTGGGATTCAGGAGCTGAATTCCGGGGTATATATTGACGTGGAGGTCCTTAAGTGACTACGAATAACGTGACCGTCATCTGTGACCTTTACAACGGCGACGGAAGCATTAACTCAAGCGGCGGTACTATTGCGTTCACGCCTGCTTCTGTTGTTGCTAACGCCAGCAACCAGATTCAGAGCAGCACGCCGATTACTACTATGTTTACGGGCGGTTCTCTGCCCAGCGTCTCTTTGTTGGCTACTGATAACTCAGGACTAACGCCTACTAACTGGGCATGGGCTGTGTCTTTCAGTGGCGTACAAGGCGCACCGTCGCCTTTTGCCGCTTTCGTGCCCGCTGGGCCTGTAAGTTTCACAGCTTCTGGAAGCCCAGCCGCGTTCACTTGGACACCTACCACTGAGCTAACTGTACTGCCTAACGGCACGGGTGTTCAGCTTACGGGCGGTTCTTTGCCTGGCGGTTTCAGCGCGGCTACCACGTATTATGTAGTGCAGTCCAGTGGAACTTCTTTCGAGCTAGCGGCTACGCCTGGGGCGGCATCAATAAATGCTTCAAGCTCTGGCTCGGGCACGGCGACTATCGTCAGCATCAACCTGAGTGCGCTACAGGCCAACTATAAGACGACTGTTGTTGCGGCTGCAACCGCACTTCCTGTTGTAACTACAGGTGTTGTCGTAAGCACAGCGGGCGCACTTAAGCTGAACACGTTGACTAGCGTGGACACCACTAGCGGTGGCCTTACCATGACGCTGCCTACGTCTGCTCCTAGCGGCTCTATAATTACGGCTGAGAAGTACGACAGTACAGGTAACGCAGTTACTCTGTCTGGCAGCATTCGAGGTATTTCGAGTGCTACTCTGAGCCTTTTGTATCAGAACGAGTCCGTTATGTTCACGTGCTTCGGTGGCACGTGGTGGCCCATGGCTTCTCACAAGCCGCTATCAGCGCTGGATAAGCGTTACCCGCAGGTTTACAGCGTAGTAGCTTATGGTGCTGACCCGACAGGACTTACCGACTCTACGACAGCATTCACTAACTGCATTAGTGCAATCCTAGGCGGCAATAACACTCCGTCTACGACCACTCGGGTGGCGCTGGGCAAGATGTACCTGCCTGCCGGAAGCTACCTAATCTCCAGTGACATTCTTATCCAGTCCGTGCAGGGCTTCGTGATGGAAGGTGCGGGAGCTGAGCAGTCAATCATCGTAGCGTCAGGAACAGGCTTCACTACTGCGGTATTGAATATTGACGGCTCTTACGCGGGACTCTACAAGGGATTTACGGTCAAGGGTGACACCACAGAGACGGTTACTAACGGTATTAACCTCACATTCACCACAGGCTCTCACCGGTCTACGACGGGCAACCGTTTCCAGAACATCCGAATCCGGAATCTGAACTTTACTAACGGCTTCAGCATGATGGGCATCGGCACGCGTCAGGTCGACGGTACGCACCTTGAGAATATCGTAATCGCAGGCCAGCAGACCACAGGTTCATGGTCTAACACGGGTAACTGGCAAACCGGATTCGCTGTCGGAAACGGTTCCTTCGGTAACATCTACGACGAGGTAATGACTCGTTGCGATGCTGCGAACTGCTACTACGGTTACCAGGTTAACGCGTCGGGAATTGCACTATACGGTGCACAGCCGGCTAACAACTTCTGTGACTTCTGGATTAAGCCCGGTGCTCAAACCACCATCTCCAATATTCAGTCTCAGAACAGCGGTTACTTCCTTATCGCTCCGTCTAATTTCTCCGCTATTCCGGTAACGTTCAGCGACGTACAGTACATTTCTAATTACGTGCAGAATGGCAGTTACCAGATTATCCAGCTCAACGGTGGCACCTGGAATTTCAATAACTTCAACGGAGCCTACACTGTTGTTAGCTCCACTTACGAACCTGGCACCATTTTCCTAGCGGGCAGTACAGCTACACGTCCTTGTGTGGTTAACTTCAACGGCCTTACCATGAACAATGACCGGGTTAGTTGCTTTGGTTCACTTAGCCACGTTAACCTAACGGTCCAAAATTATAATAACTACGCGCCTAACACGGGTCTTTACACTTACGCTTCAGGTGATGTGTCATCCTTTAACACAGGTAACCTGTGGATTAACGGTGGCGGCGTTACTGTACCTCAGGTTAACTTCATCTCCGCGACGGGCAACACGCAGTACACCGTACCTACAGGTGCACAGACAGTTTACGTAGCACTTTGTGCCGGCGGCGGCGGCGGCGGTAGCGGTGCGCTAAGTGCGTCGGCTGCGGCAGGTGGTGGTTCAGGTGGCTCAGGCGGTGCGTACAGCACAGCTACATTCCAAGCTTCTCAACTTACAAGTTCCATTACTGTATCTGTAGGCGCAGGAGGGACTGCCGGAGCCGCACAAACTACGCCAGGAAGTCCGGGAAACGCGGGTGGTAATGGTGGCACTAGCGCATTCGGTTCTTACTTGTGGGCACACGGCGGTAGCGCCGGCGGTGCTGGCACAGTAGCGAATACGTCAGTTGTAGCGGGCGCTGCGGCCCCCACGGCGGGCATGTTTGTCGGAAGTGCGGGTGGCCCTACTGTAACAGGTTCTGCGATAGGTGGAGCGGGCGTATCTAACGTGACCAGCGGTGGCGGCGCGGGCGGTGGCGTTATCGCGGCTGGTACGCCGTTTGGTGGCGGCGGTACAGGTTCAGTAGTACTTAACGCCACTAATAACGTAGGTGTCGGCGGTGTAGTGAGCGGTGCTCTTCCCTCTGCGGGGCCGGTATCCGCGCAGGGCTGTACTACAGGTGGTGGTGGTGGTGGTGCTGCGGTTGCAGGAGCGTCTACTACAGCTCAGAACGGCGCTAACGGGGCTACGAGTACAGGTGGCGGTGGCGGCGGCGGTGGCGGCTGTTCTGGCGGGACATCTTCCGGCGCAGGTGGTGTAGGCGGTTCCGGTTTCGCGCTTATAATTGCGTTCTTCCAGTAATGGCTGTTAAGTCTGTAACCTACACCTACTGTATTGGTGACGAAGGTGTCACGCAGTATGCTCGTGAAGAGGGCGGCACTTACGTTACTGTCGGAGGAGCGATAGTAGCTCCTGAAGGTTGGAGAGTGACAGCGGTAGTTGCCGGTTATGGGTGGCTTGGAATGACTGAAGCCGCAGAATTTTATTCCGGTGCGCCCAGCGATTTTAGAGGTGACAACTGGCTAGCAGGCGTTTCTGTGGAGTTCCCCACCTTTACGTATCCTATTGCTAACGGTATTCCTGTAGCACAGATAATAGTCATGGTTACTGACAGTCAAGAAGAGCGCTATGATGGACTACCGGGGGCGAACGTTCACCTATAAAGTGGAAGAATTACACGGAGGACAGTGTGCTTGATAACCAAGAGTCGGAGCAGGTGTCGGACAAGTTCACTCGTGAAGACCAAGGCGGTAGCCAAAAGTAATTAGGTATCTTGTTCTCTCTCCCTTGTGCTAGACTCGGTCCTAGCTCATGAGGAGCACAAGGGAGAGAGAACAACGTGAAGAATATAGTTATCCATACTTCGTTTAGCGAGCCGAACGGTTTCACTACAGAGGGCGACTACTGGAAGACCACAGCCACTAATGGCGCAGGTCTAGTAGCAGATATTTATAAGGACCCTGAAAAGAGGGTTGCTACTTTCGCGCATGTTACGGGCATTAAGTTCGAGGATGTCCCAACGGATGCCCGTGTTGCTACTGAAAAGCTTAAGCGTATACAAGCCCGAGACACCACTATTAAGGCTGCGGATAAGGTAGCCGCTAGTATGAAGGCGCTTAAGTTTGAGTGCCGAAATCTAGTTGTCTGGGTGAGTGAAGTCGACCTAGAAGGCAATCAGGTACTAAGTGTGTATGTTCAGGCAGCTTGGGCAGTAGTGCTGTACCACGTGGCCACGGTTAAGGTGACGCCTGATGCGTTTGACGTCACTGAGAATGCTACAGTAGCACGAGCTGTGCTACGTCCGTTCTACACGGACCTCAACAACCTAGCAGGCGACCTTCAAAAAGCTGCCGATATCGTTAAGAACAGCGAAAACAAGCCAAAGGCGGGGAATACGCCGTAGCCTGACAACGTTGTAGCGAGGGCAGGCGGGAGAAGAGTTCCCAGCGGCCACGAGGGTCGCACCCGCGCCACGCGGGTTATCCGGGGAGTTGAACTAGCTCTTCTCCCGCCTACATCTGACTTAGGAGACCGGTTTGTCGGGGTTCATGACGCAGTACCTGCGGGGGGACGGGCGTCCTACGCATGACCTGAGCAACCTGATGCTCGGCTACAATCCGGAAGTCCGGTACGACCGGGGCTGTCGATTGTCTGACATCGATGGGGTACTGGACAGTCGCGGTAAGGTCTGCTTTGTGGAGATGAAGCACCCGCACGAGGGAAGTGACCGGGGCCAGAGGCGTCTGTACGAGGCGCTAGCGCGGCTAGGAGCGGTCATGGAGCTGACGGAGTACCCCGACAAGCAATGGTCTGGACGTGTCTTCTCGCTGCGCTGGGGCTTCGACTGGGTACTACCTGATGTAGCGGCGATAGAACAGTTTGGTTTCTACTGGGCTAAGGACGCTAATATCTACATCAGTCAGGGGAGCACTCCGGAAGGAGCATTGCCGTGAGCATCACACCTAAGATAATTCCTGAGGTCATGTGTCCTTGTGGTAGGACGATGATGCCGTGGAGTACTTGGCTGTGTAGGATTTGCTATCTCGAAAAGGAGATAGGCTATGCGTTGTCTGAGCTTGAGCGTGGGGGAAACGCACCGGGTTACGACCCGCCGAAGACTTGGCATGAGCTAGGACTGTCTAGGCTGCGGAAGCTTATCGGGGTAACCTGAGTAGATGAATGAAAATGAATGGGACTACAAGCCTGTAACCGTGCCTGCTGAAGACGCGCCGAACGTTGATGACAAGGCTGATGCACCGGACCCCACCGGTGCTGTAACTGAAGTTGAGAACGTGGAAGGGCCTGACCTTGAAGCAGCGTGGGAGGCTGAGCAGCCGGATAGGGATGCCCGTGATGCTGGTTTTGAGGCTATCCTGTGTGCCCATCACTCGGCAGCGGACCACCACATCTCTGACCGACAGCACCACGGCTCTTGGGGTCCTCACCATCATTAAGTGAGCTGTCGCTCACCAGGTTTTCAAGCCTTACCCTAGTAAGGCAACCCCTTGTATCGCCACCTCTGGAGGACCCGTGTCTTACTTGTTCAATGCCGAATATCTATCCTTCCAGCTAGGCTGGGACTTCCTCCAGGAATACAAGGACAAGAAGCCTAACTGGGGTTTTCAGGCAGGCGCAGGTAACTCACTAGGTGAGTACTCGTGGATTTCAAAGTACGCGCGGCGCAAGGATGACGGAACACGTGAGCGATTCTGGGAAGGACTCGCGCGCGTAATCAACGGCATGTACTCAATTCAGAAGGACCACTGCTCTCAGTATCGGCTGCCGTGGGATGAACGTAAGGCACAGGAGTCAGCAGAAGAAGCTTACATGCGAGCATTCGCAGGCAAGTGGTCACCTCCAGGTCGTGGCTTGTGGATGATGGGTACCGAGCTGGTCAACGGCAAGGGTGATTCCTCCGCACTCCAGAACTGCGCCATGGTAAGTACGGAACCGTTCAATGGTGACGCAATACTGCCTTACGTTCGCATCATGGATATGTCTATGATGGGTGTAGGAGTTGGCTTCGACACCAAGGGTGCAGGCAAGGTAGAAGTACACGAGCCGGGGCAGCCTTTCCCTCACCAGATTGCTGACAGCCGAGAAGGCTGGGTTAAGTCTGTAGCAGCTTTGCTGCGTGCTTTCTTCACAGGTGCTCGGATGCCTAACTTTGACTACTCACAAATTCGACCCGCAGGGGCACCAATCAAGGGCTTCGGTGGTATCGCGGCAGGGCCAGACCCTTTGCGTAAAGGGCATGAGACCATCGTAAAGCTGTTGTCAGGTCGTCAGGGCCAAGTTCTCACCAGCACAGACGTGGTGGACATTGCCAACGTTATCGGCAAGCTGGTGGTCAGTGGTAATGTACGGCGCAGTGCACAGATTGCTCTTGGCGACATTGATGACAGAGATTTCCTGAAGCTAAAGGACTGGGAGCTTAACGCTGAGCGCATGGGTGCAGATGGATGGGGCCACCTTTCCAACAACAGCGTTATCGCCCACAGCGGAGATGACCTAAGTCACGTTGCTGATGCTATCCGCATGAATGGTGAGCCGGGAGTAATCTGGCTGGACATGTGCCGCGACTATGGCCGTGTATCTGACGGCAAGGACGGCAAGGACTGGCGTGTAGCTGGTATTAATCCGTGTGCAGAGCAGCCTCTTGAGAATATGGAATGCTGCACCTTGGTGGAGACTTACCCCACTAACCACAGCGACTACCTGGACTACCAGCGCACGCTTAAGTTCGCGTACCTGTACGGTAAGACCGTGACGCTGCTGCCTACTCGCTGGCCGGAGACTAACGCTGTCATGCAGCGTAACCGCCGTATCGGCCTGTCTATGACCGGGCTGGCACAATTTGCTGAGCACCAGGGCACGCAGGAACTCACGATGTGGCAAGACAATGCCTATGAGCATATCCGCATGCGCGATGCCCAGTACTCGGAGTGGCTAGGTGTCCGCGAGTCTATTCGCGTCACTACCATTAAGCCGTCTGGCACTGTGTCGCTTCTGTACGGTGTTACACCAGGGGTTCACTGGCCTGTGGCTAGCGGCTACTATATCCGCACAGTACGTGAAGCTAAGGGAAGCGCTGTTGCGCGTGCCTTTGAGGCCGCAGGTTACCTTGTTGAGCCGTCTATCATGGACCCGGACAGCACGGTTGTTATCACGTTGCCTGTGCAGACGCCGCCTATGCGTAGTCAGAACGATGTTTCCGTGTGGGAAAAGGTGAGTCTTGCGGCTAGCTGCCAGCGCTGGTGGTCCGACAATGCCGTGTCAGTAACAGCTACGTTCCGGCCTGACGAGTCGAACCAGATTCCTGCTGTATTGCGTGCATTCGATGGTCAGCTAAAGAGCCTAAGCTTTCTGCCCGCAGACACTGCAACGTACCCGCAGATGCCGTATCAGATGTGCAGCCTGGAGTACTGGGAGAGCCTGCGAGACAACATCATGCCCATTGACTGGGAAGGTTTGTACAACGATGAGTCTCTGCCGGACGCTGAGGGTGAGCGTTACTGCACCACGGATGTGTGTGAAATCAAGCGCTAATGCAATTCGCGATAACGTTCTGGAAAGATGGTGGCACGCCTGACTGTCACGAATTTCTTAGCGTAGCTTATGCCACGTCATGGGCGCTTCAACAACAGCATCAAGGGCGCGGCATAAGCCTGACCTATGACGACGGAGAAGATACGCACGATTTGTTCTACCCTCCGGGTTCCGGCGAGTGGCAGCATTTGTGCTGTCGGTCCTAAAGGAAGGTATACTGAGAGTCATGACTCTACTACGCAGAATTACAATCGCGCTAGGAGCAGTGTTCGTTTTCGCAGGGTTCGGGGCAGGTGTGGCAGCAGCCGCTACCGTCCCACCCCATACGCCGTCCTATGCGGTGATGCATGAACGCAATATCAACGATACCCCTCAGTGGTTCAAGCTACAGGACGTAGACCCGTTCACTGGGCGGTTTGGTTATCAACCGCTAGGTAACGGTATGGTCTCGCACGTCAGATGGACTAGCGTTAACAGTACGACAGCTAACGGCACGGGACAGTGGGACTACGGTTTCATGGGTAACTGTCAGAACGGTCCTGTGTCTATCGCTATTCACGGTAGCGGATATGCGTATACCACCATCAGTGTGACCCTGACTCAGAATTGGACGACTACGACCGGAGGTGCTTGCCCGTCTTACGGGCACGGCGCTCACCACAGCACGGCTCATGTCCACCTCGCCGTCAATGACCCGACCCTCAACCTGACCAAGTTCTAACGGAATAATTTCATGGCCCTGAGTGCTATACTCAGGGCCATGACTATTCTCGTGATTCTTATCCTTTTGGCGGTAGGCGGGTACTGGTATTACCAGGCCCGCAGTGAGAGACTGAGACAGCAGCAGGCCATGAGGCGTCTCTACAGAGGCCCAATACGCCGTGCCCGTCGTGCTGCCTACAGGCAGCGTAAGTCTACTCGCGGTGGACGTTACGTCTCCAAGGAGCTGCGTGCCGCCATCCTGCAACGAGACAACTTCACCTGCCAGCACTGCGGCATCAACCGACAGTCGCACCCAGACGTGCGCCTGGAGCTAGACCACATCACGCCTTATTCTTGGGGCGGCAAGACCACTTACGCTAACCTTCAGGTTCTTTGCAGGCGGTGTAACCAACTAAAAGCGAATAAGTTCGCGGGGTAGTGAATGAAGAGTAAGCAGATACTACTAGGACTCGCCATAGGCGCAGTCGTAGTCGCGCTGATTCAGTTCTACCCTGCCTGGCAGCATTGGCTAGCTTTCGAAACCGGAAGCCAGAACTCACCCGGCACAGCTCATGACTACAATTACTGGTCGGGTTTCGGTAGTGTCTTCCCGTGGTCTATGGGAATGCTTGCGTCGCTTTGCACGCTCATCTGGGTGCACACTAAGAAAGCTAACTGTCATACGCATAAATGCTTGCGTATCGGTAGTTATCCAGTCGGTGATTATAAGGTGTGTAAGAGGCACCACCTTGAAGCGACAGGTTCACATCCGACTATGGAACATCTTAGAGAGCATTATCATAGGAAGTTTTCACTTACCCAAGAATAGCTAAGCACGGTATCCTTTGAGTGAGCAGTCACACCTGGAGGATACCGTGCCTATCGTTCGCTCTCTTAAGACCCTCAAGACGAGGGTCGCATCGGCAGTATCGCCGCAGCTAGGCGCGCTTAAGGGCACGCCTGTTATCTATATGGAAGATGCGGTTACTGTATCTGACCTACAACCAGGCTTTCCTGCCTACGCAGGCTACTACAACGGTACTTATGCCAACTTGACGGAGATGCGCGCACGATTCCCGCGTGCTTATATTGTAAGTGTCTCTCCGAACGGCGCTAACGGCGCTATGTGCATTGACATCGAGCCTGGCGACGCTGTGCCGGCTAACGCTCCCGGCTTCTGGCATAACTCTAGTCACGGTGGCGCTGTTAAGCCGTGGTTCTACGGCAGCGCTAGCTGGACTTCGTCCATTGTGAACGCTCTGACCTCAGCGGGAATTCCTCGCTCGTCTTACTTCATCTGGTCAGCGCACTACATCGGCGCGCATATCTGCGGTCCCGGTACGTGCGGTTATCCGCAGGCAGACGCTACTCAGTACGCCACTAACAATGCTTACGATACGTCTATCGTGCCGACGTACATGGTTGGCACCGGGCCTCTTCCCCCGCCGCAGGAGCCTACCATACAGGAAGGTAGCACGAACAAGGCTGCTGTTGACAAGCTGCGAATTCTACTGGATTCTCACAACGCTCAGCTAGGCAATGCTGATGGTGGTCCGGATGCGTTCGGTCCTACCGTCAAGAAGGCTGTACAGGAGTTCCAGTCAGTGAACAAGCTAGCAGCCGATGGTATCGTAGGACCTGCTACGTGGGGCGCTCTAGTAAACAAGAAGTCCAAGCCTATTCCGAACCCCACTCCCGCTCCCCCGGTTCCCCCGGTACCACCGACGCCTGCTCCGGCACAACTAACGGTATCTGATTACGTAACAGCGACGATTAGCTGGGACGTAATTCCGGGTGCGACTAAGTACGTAGTACTGCTGTCACAGCAGGACGGTAAGGTTACTTCTCAGGTAGTTAGCACTAACGCTGCTCAGGTAAGCGTTCATCGTGAGTGGACTTACAAGGTAACTGTTCGCGCCGATGTTGTCGGCGCTAAGGCAGCCACCTACAGCCTCGTTGTCTAGTTGTAGCTTTCGTCCCAAAGAATTATGCGTCGTTTACTGCCTGTGCTTTCCTGCGAAGGGAAGGTACAGGCAGTAACGTTATTAGTGTGCTCAAAGATAGCTAGCTTAGTGTCATCTAGGTAGACTTCGGCCGTTACAGTTTCGTGTTCCTCACGCCATACTATGCGCCCCCTATTCCCGGCAACCATAGCGTACAGCCGTTCCATGCAGCGCTTATCGCTGCTATTTAGCTTAACCATTCATGACACCATGCAAGTCGATACCAAATTCGATAGCTGCATACTCAACCATATCGCGGACGCGCTCTAGAGCTTCCCAGCAGTCGTCTCCAAGCTTGTCTTGGAGCGCTCCGTGATACATCTGACTATTAATTAGTCGCCACGCTAGCCTAACGTCCCGCGCTGATTTGATAGGCGGGTTCTCGATATCGCTAGGCATTAATCTTCGCTGTCCGGGTAAGGGCAGTGGTCAAGGGCGTTAGTTAGGTAGTCCTGCACTAGCTGGAAGTCGTCTTTAGCATCTATACAGCGCAAAGCAGCGTGGTACACGTCTTCAGGCAGGTCAGGAGGTAGGTCACTTAGCGCAAGCCCGTAGCTCATGACAAGTTCAGTGAAGTTTCCTTCCCAGTCAGCCTTTGAGGCCAGCTCGTAGCTGTTGCGGTATCCGTCAGTAGTCATCGATGCACTCGCTTCCTTTCTCCGGGTCAACTTCTGAGCAGTTAGTGCAGATGGTCATGACCCCTTGTAGCGAACCAAAGTACTTCACGGGCACGTGACCTTCTGGATGAAATCCTGTTCCAGCCACTATATCCTCTTCCCGCCATTGCGATAGGCCCTAGTGGCGTTGTATTCCATCTTGCGCATGTAGTCCAGCTCAAGGTTAAGCTCGAACAACTGCGCACAGGCATCTACCGTACCTAGCAGCAAGCCTAGGCCACGTCCTACTTCTCGTTCACCAGTAATCCTGTAGGACTCTGTTACAGCAGCAGCACAAGCATGCATGTCATTCAGGCAGCGGCTAACCATGTCGTACTCGTCTAGTGTGCCCATGTCCCAGGTGACGTAAGGAACAAGGTCGTGAGAAACAGGAACTTCGTAGCGTCCGATATTGTCCATAGTGCGAATGAAGACATCAGCCAGTTCAATACCGAATCCGTCAGGACCGCCAGACGGAGACTGGTAAGGGATGAAGCGAGCGTTCTTGTACGCTTGCCAGGCTTCCACAATCTCTGTGTGCACCAGCGCCATAGCCTCAGGAACCTGGACAACCATGTCGTCCCAGCCATGCTCGGCACACCAGTTTCTGACTTCATCCTTAATTTCAAGGAGGCGTATGGTCGTGAACATTACAGCCCCAGCTCTCTCAGAATCTTGTCGGCAAAATCCAGCGTCTCGCGTGTGTACTCACCGACAGGTACCCACGTATCTACATTAAACCATCCGTCATCGACAATATATTCCTGAACCCTGACAGTTCCTTTGTTAACGAACGCGCGGTAGCGTCCATCTTCAGATTCCCAGTCAGCACTCACTGATGTCTCCTACTGATTCCTGTAGGCTTCTGCGAAGCACTCGTAGTCTGCTTGAGTAACTTTGCCGTCTGGGAGCGGGCCGAAACGAGCCACTACCCACTGAACGAACTCGGGATATTGTACGGTTAGGTCTTTCCAGGTTACGTTAGCACTCATAGTGTCTTCCTTCCTGCGGTCTTAAAATAGTGACGGGCCATGACCTTTTCTTTAAGCCTCATAGGTAGTAGCCAGAACCACCACGATTCCATGTACGCAAAGCTGTCCTTTTTCTTAGGCATCGTCCACCACCTTCCACTGCTTGCCGTCCTTTATCTCCACGCGAAGGTTCTTGTCCTGCATGTCTTTATCTACGCGCTGCTCGGGAGACTGACCGCGATACCACAGTTGCCTGTTGACCCACAGCTTGAACAAAGCATGCTCTGTCATGCGTCGGAATGCACGTCGCTTGTTCATTAGCTGGGAGCGCTCTTCTCGCGACTCGCCACGTGCTCCGGACGGGTGATGGATGATTCTGATGCCTGTGTTACTAGTGTTCTGATGTTGCCCACCGGGACCTCCGGCAGAGAAGTCTTGGACCTCACAGTCTTTAAGGGTCACAGAGAACACATGTTCTTTCTTAGGCATGCTTATCGCTTTCGCCGTCTTTGTAGCCTATTTCGTAAGCGTCACCTAGCACGTCCATCAGTGCAATAGGTATTCCCTTGTGCTGAGTTTTCTGCCACTTCTTGCACAGCTCCCAGACAATAGTGTCCCGCCGCCGCTCGTACTCAGTCTTCATGTCCATACTAACGCTGAGCCATGGTACGATATTCCTATGAACGAACTAATTCTTCGCCTTAAGGCCCTGTTCCTCGGAGTCGAGAAGACCGCCAAGGCCGACGAGCAAATCGTCGCCAACATCGTTGCCAAGGACCGCGTGGCCGTTCTCACTGCCCTTCAGGCAGCGGAGGACGCTGCTATCGCTGCCGTCAAGGCAGACACCCCCGAAGTAGAGGCACTGGTTAAGACGGCTGTCAAGGACGTTGTAGACGCCCTGCTGGCCAAGCTCCCCACCATCCTCACCACCATCTAGTTCACTGCCGCGCATGAGGTAGGCTAGGGACATGAACGAGAACTTCGGGCAGGTCCCCGGTGCTTACTCGCCGGAAGAGATGATGGCTCTCGAAGGCTATACGCCAGAGAGACTAGAGTCATTCCGTGAAAAGGCCAAGACAGATATTGAAGAGGCGCACCGCGCTAGGCTTAAGGACAAGCTGCATTCTCAAAAGCCTGTAGTGCTGGCAGAAGAAGAGAAGAAGCTTCGGAACGTAACTGTTTTGCTAGGTAACGGCAAGCTGGTTACGTTCCGTAAGGTAGCTGACCTTGACTTCGGTTCCAAGAACGATGAGGGATTCAGCACTCTGTTCTTTCTTGACGCAGACGATAACGTCATTGCTCAGTTCGAGCCTACGACGTGGGCGGCGTACTACTTCACAGACCATTGCCAGGGAATACAGTAAGCCGCGAGAGTGTTATCGTTGTCATGACTGTGCAGCAGCTACTCACCCAGCTCACCGGACTCGGCTTGGGCGGTCTTGACGAGAGCGATTCTCAAGTCGTGTTCAAGGACGGCACTCCGTTGACCGCGGTAGCTACAGACCTTACAGGTAAGGTAATCCTGTCATGAAGTGGACTGAACGTGAGCGGCAAGTACGAGACGGGGAACGACTGTACAAGCTCACAGCGCTAAACGAGGAAATGTACGGTATCACCGGCGCTAGTGACCTGGCTGCTACGGACTACTATCTCCTGGAGGCGCTTATCGAGAAAGCTTTCAGCCAAGGTGAGGCGTTCGGTTATGACGAGGGATGGGCAGACGCTCCGGATGGGTGGTAATCATGTACCTGCGTTATGCATTGTTTAGTTTTGCCGCACTTATCTGTGCGCTGTCAACACTCATCAGTATCGTGAAGCAAGATAACTCAGCTATACGAGCTATTACTACTGTGCTGAACTTGTTCATCATTTGGCTGCTAATTTGGGGCGCGTTGTCCTGATGTTTACGCCAGAGCCTTACGACGTGTGCACCTGCGGGCATCCGCGTTCGTCTCATGGGTCTTCCACCGTAGATACCGAGAGTAGCTGTTTCAAGTGCGGGTGCTGGGGGTTTGAAGAGCAATGACCGAGTTGCGAGTATACATTTGTGATTACAATCTTCAACGGCCGGACGGCACATGGGGCCCTTGCAAGCAGGAAGCTGATTACGAACTAGCCTGGTGCAGCGCGAAGATACACGTTTGCCGTGACCACTGGAGTAATTGATGACGGCTCACTTTGAGATAGGGACTCCTGTTGAAATAGGCACTCCCGGCATGTGCCAGCGTCCTGTTTACTGGCCCAGCAGTAACACCAGCTACCCGTGCGGGCAGCCGGGAACGCTTCAGCGCGACCCTTTTACCGGTGAAATCTGGAATAGCGAAGACTACGTGTACTTCTGTGACTACCATTTCTCGGAGCGCGCAGATGATATATAACCACGATGGCAAGCTTAAGCTAGTCGGCCGCTATCTAGCCACTAACGAGAAGTACGAGCAGTTCGTTACTGACGATGCCGATGAGCTGCATGCGTGGGTGAACGCACAGCAAGGTCCCTGCCACATGCAGGATATCGAATTCTACCTAGGCCCTATCCTAGAGGATATGAACCGTGGAAGTTGAGCACATCGGCCACGCCGGTTTCATCATCACGTCAGGTGACAAGAAGCTAGTCTGCGACCCGTGGTTTAACCCTGCGTTCCTTAAGTCGTGGTTCCCATGGCCTGATAACAGGCACCACATGAATGCGGCGCGCACCGCTGACGCCTTGTACATCTCGCATGCGCATGAGGACCATTTCGACCGTGAGTTCTTGAAGACGATGCCTGACAAGGGCATCGAAGTTCTCGTTCCTAGGTTTCGTTCGCGCTATTTGGCTAAGGAAATCAAAGAGCTGGGCTTCACCAACGTCAAGGAAATGTCACACCGAGACAGCTACTGGCTATTCGATAGCCTTGATGTCACCATGCTAATTGACCAGTCCCACAAGGAAGACTCTGCTCTTCTGTGTGAAGACCTAGTAACAAATTATCGTTTTCTGAATAGCAATGATTGTGAGCTAGCTGCAAGTGATTGGCCGCAGGGCATAGACCTGCTAGCTGCACAGTACTCTGGGGCTTTCTGGTACCCTCACTGCTATGATTACACACAGTCCCAGCAAGTTGCCAAAGCCGATGAAGTCGTCAAGAACAATATCGACAGGCTTTGCCGTCGCATCAAGCTCACAGGCGCTAAGCAGTACCTGCCATCGGCTGGGCCAGCTGTATTCCTGGACCCTGAGTTGCGACACTATAACTTCAGCGGTATCTTTCCTCAGTTTGTTGATGTAGAAGAGGAAATTGAACGGCAGTGTCCTGATATTAAGCTGCATCGAGCTATGCACGGCGGTATCTATTTCTTCACGGACTACCTTAACGACCGTCGCCACGAGTGGCGTTCTTGGTTTGAGGAAGACGATGCTCCTGCTGAATCTCACGAGCTAGCAGCGCACTTCAAGAATCTTGAGCGTGCAAATAGCAGGTTCATGGGTGACTATCGTAACGACCTAGCCGTTTACTCCGGGCGGGATGACTGGCAAATCCAGCTAGGCGTAGTGGAGGACGAGCTTGAGGAAAGCTTTGACCCTCATTACTTCATGAACGTCCCACCGCGCGTGCTACGTGCTGTACTGGACGGCCGGGCAACGTGGGAGACGGCGCTGCTTTCTAACCGCATCAAGCTTAAGCGCAAGCCTGACAAGTACGATTACAAGCTCATGGGACTACTTTCGTTTGGAGACAGGCCGGCTCAGACGCGTGCTATGCATCGGGCACAGCGAGCTAGCGAGACCATTACTCGTGACGGTCTTATTCTGCCTAAGTACTGCCCCCATGCCGGTGAGAGTTTGTCCATCGCAACTATCTGCGACGGGGTTATTGAATGTCCTAGGCATAACTGGACATGGACAACTTCTGGTGAATGTATCACTGCACAAATTCCCATTGAAGTGAGAAAAAGCATAGACTTAATACATGAGCTTCGCATGGTACTTCGCTATTTATCATTGGCTAGAACTTAACGGTTTCTACAGGGACATCCTGGCCAGTGCTATTGGCTTGGGCGCTGCCCGGACTATAGCCGCACGTCCTCTGCGGGGCGTCAAGGCTGCTCAGGCGCGTCAGGAAGACCTGCTAGACACCAGCACACCTGGTGGTCTTACTGAGGTCAAGGAGGAGCTTAGGGCGCTACGTCACCTGTTGTCAGGTGGAACCAATCAAGAGCATGAAGAGGGCGAAGACGAGTCACCCGAGATGGATGACAGCGATAAGCCAGCCGTGCCAGATGAAAAGTCAAGCTGGCTGGACCATTATCGCAGGTCTCGTAAGGGACACGGCGGTGCGGGTGGTGCCAAGGAGTCTGAAACGGTAAGAGAAACGCCACACATTTTGCCACCGGGACGACACTAATGACTTCTAAGTACGCCTCTGGTTCCGTGTATAGGCGCATGACCAAGTTCGTATTCGAGCGCTGGGGCGACCGTTGCCACCTTTGCAGCCATCATGATGCTAAGCACCTGGACCACGTTGAGCCACAGACTGAAAATGAAGCTCGTAAGCACGACGTTACAAACCTACGTCCCGTTCATGGTTCGCCTGGTAATCCTTGCCGTGAGTGCTCTCGTGCTGCGGGCAAGAACATTTACTGTAATCAAATTAGGGGTGGCTACACCATTGAGCGGGCCATACGCAGGCTACGTGAGCTGACAGGACTGCCGATTCCTGATTACGGGAAGCCTACTCTTCAAGCTCCTGCTCGGGAGTGGTAATTTCTACCAGCTCCGGGATTCCGTACTCATCGCTAAGGTCAATCCAGTAGCCGCGAAGGTTGCCGATGATAATCCCGGCCTGCTCAGGATGAGCACGCTGCACATCCTTCAGCCATTCCTCGCTCATGCGCCACCGGAAGCGCTTGTCTAGCCAGCCTGCACGAGAGTTCTCAATTTCGTACTCTAGGTGGTCGCGTAGCGCCACGTAGAATTCAATCTCGTCCTTGGTGTAAGGGTCAGCGCCGACGTACTTCCGGTACTTACAGTTCTTGTCCGCAGCCTTGAACTGCTTCGCAGTAATCCTAGCCATCAGACTATATTCCTGTAGGTAACGCCATTCACAATCTGGCGCACTGTACTGCGAGACGGCATTCCAGGCTGCTTTGAAATCTTCCAGTCACTAAGTCCCTGTGCATTAAGCCGCTTGATTTCTCGTACGGTGTCGTCACCAAGAGTGCGGTCACTGCGGGCCTTAATGGGCTTGCTGTGGCTGACGCCGTTCAGCACGTTGTAGATGGTAGCCGGGTTAACATCGTACTCTTTAGCCAGCGCACTAACTTTTGCGATAGAGCCTAGCACCTTAATCATCTCGGCGTCATCTGCCGTTAGCTTACGAGTCATGTCACTAAACCCTTCCGCATCCGCAATGGTTCATTACCTGTGATAGTCTTGCGCCATGGATGAAACGCACTTGGTTCAAAATCCTGCGACGGACCCTATCACTATGGAAGAGTACCCCGTTGAGGTGTCGCAGAATATCGGACTTAGGCTCGCAGCCTCCGAAGGACTTACTGAAGCCGAGGCACTAGATGCTTTCATTGAAGCCCTTCCTGACATCGTGACTACCGACAAGGGTGACATCCGCCTTATGTTCGTGGTCAGCTAGGAGTGACATGAGCGGTACTCTTGACGATAACCCTGGGGGTGCAACTAAGTTCACCCTGCCGTACGTAGAAAAAGTCTTGGAGAAGTTTCCGTTCATTGGGGTGTCTGAGCGGGACCAGATTCTGGCCAACCTCAAGGACGGTAAGCAAGTACTCCTGCACTTGGAGAAACGGCCTGATGCTCAGTGCTTCCTGATGATTGTCAAGGTAGGTGAAGGACTTTACAGCGCTAAGCTGATGCCTCACGACATTGGCCAGGCGCTGCTTGCAGCTAACGAGATTCTGTTTTCTTTGGAGCAGCCTGATGAACCAGAAGAATAGTTCACAGGGACGCGTATCCACTTTCCGTAGAGCCTCACACATGCCGGCAATGATTCTCAACTCAGTCAGTTCACCCTGCTGTAGCGCAACAGGTGCACGGAACTAACGAGGAAAACCTTCACCTATTCCCTACCCGAAGCAAGTGGCTATTGTAAGCGGCGAAAGGAGGAAGACCGCCCGCGTCCCTGTGAATCTTAGCCCAGCTTGTTAGCTGGAAGTACGGTACATTAGCTTCGGCTTATGCTCTTCAAAGAACTTATCTATAGGGCGTGCTAGTCCTGAACCCGCCCGTAGTATGGAGCTGTAGCTAACTGAACAAGACGTGAAGGACTCAATGACAATACCGTCAGCAGCCGCCCACAGCTTTCGCACGTACCAGTCAGTTCCCTGATTGCTGCGCCACACATCGCCTACCTTGACCTCAGGCCGGACTTTATCCATTAGGCTATAAGGCAGGAAAGCCTGGCGAGGTGAACCTTCCGGGTCAGGAATGGTGACCCACGCTCCGGTAGAACCCGGCATGTCAATCTTGGTGCGCAGTTCCCGGACGATGACCTCATCGCCCTTACTGAATAGCGTCATTGCGAATCCCCTTCTAGCACTACTTCCCCCTCAGGCCCAAAGCGCTTGACCAGGACCCTCTCGTCACCGTACAACGCGAAGACGTTCTGGCTTATTCCGGCGTTCACCGCTAGCATCTGTGCGTCCTTGAGAGCTTGCGTGACGCCCTTGAGCGTACCGGGGTATATCGTGGCGCTAGGCCATGGACAGGGCTTCTCCGTGCCGCTACGGCGCAGGTAGCGGTCAGCCTTACGTTCCGACACGAGCTAGCTCGTCCGGTACTAGTTCTCCGTCACGGAAACGCCAGTTATGCCCGTAATAGTTTGCGTACTTTTCAGGACCCTCACTACTTAGCATGTCTTCAACAGCTCGCATTACTTCCAGAGCCTCTTCTACGATGAATCCCATGACCGATACCTGCCACAGCTCATGTTCCAGGCCGCCAGCCCGGTTCCAACGCTTGCTACTGGAATGAATGAACACCGTTGGGCCGCCCCAGATATTGTTGGACAGGTCAGCCGCGTAATCGTAGGAGACTTCTGCTGTTCGCACGTTAATAGTTTGCAGGTGCCTCGTGCACGAGTCCCACAGGCTGGAAATAACAGGCGCACGGAACATGCGTTCAGTCACGGCAGCTCCTGAATGTCCAGTTCAGCTACCCAGCCATCGAATTCCCTGTACCACGACGGTGCGTTAGACCGACTACTGAACTCAGCGCTGATGTCAATAAAGTCTTGCCTCGCCTGAGCTAGCAGTCTCGTCAGGGCTTTCTTGTCTACACTAACCCGACTCATTTACGACCTTCAATCGCTTGGTAAGTTCTTCCTGCATGTACTGATAGCCTCGCGACAGTGGGCGCGCTACACCATGCTCTTTGAGCATGTGCACGCACAGCTCTACCTCACAGTCAGCATCACTTTGATAGCGTCCGCACTGCCACTCCCAGTCACAAAGCTGTATGCCGTCATCATCTTCGCTAAGGTCACAATAGGCTTCGTAGCTGGTGTAAGGCTCAACAGGCATGTTACTCCTAGTTACAGTACTTGTAGCCAGACACTTCCACCAGGAAGCCGCCTTGTACAGCACGCTCCAGTAGATAATCCACCGTGCCCGCTTCTGAGTATTCGTCTAGGTCGGCGGGGATGCGCAGGTTACGGCTAGTGGTGCTGTTGACAATGCCCGGCGCGGAGAACACTACGTTGATTGTCTTGACATTCTCCGTCAGTGACAATGGCTCATCACACCCACAGTTCTGGCACGTGAATCCCTCAGGCGGGAGGTAAAAGCACTTGTGACAGGATGCCTTGACCTCCCACTCCCTGACTTCAAAGGCGTTAGCGATAGCTGCTAGCGGTGGCGTGCCGCGAGTGCCCTTTTCCATGCGCAGGACGTGGCTCTTGTGCACGCCTAGCAGCAGCCCTACAGCCGCTAGTGACATCTTGTTTTCAGTGCGCAGCCGTCGCAGGGAACGACGTGCTAGCTCTTGGTCTTGCTGGAGCTTATCCATCTACAATCCTAATAGTGACTTGCTTAAGCGGAGGTGATGCGAAGGTAAGGATGGCAACATCTGCGTCTTCCATAACCAGGTCCAGGTAATGCAGAAGCTTGCCGACTTTCTTTCGAATCGCCGGGTCATACCTGAACCAGTCAAATACAAGAAATTCTGTATCCGGCAGGCCGTCGCTTCCGCTCACCGGGCTGAGAAGGACCTCACCCTGTAGCGGTGTCTCATGGGAGACACCATGCTCGTCTATGCCACCGACGTGGAAGCCGAACTGGTACTTCTCTAGCTCCACTTCTATCATTCGAATTTCTCCACTCCGCAGAACAAGGGGCCTAGCTCAATGTGAAGCCAGTACACCGAACTGTTAAAGCTAATGTAAAGGTGTACCCAGTCGCGCCAGCTTCTGCTACGGATAGGACTCTTGGCTAGAGGCGACCAGTAAAAGTAACAGTGCTCTTTAGTGAGGACAATTTCAGGTTTCACGTCAACGCTTTCCTCCCCGTAGTGCCAAGCACTGCTATCTCCACGAGCCTCATGGTGTAGACGTGCTCCAGAGCGTAGCGCATAGTGCGCTTCCAGTAAGGAGAAGCCCCGTACTGACGGCACTCAGGGTTGCTGCAATACCACTCCCACAGTTTGCCAGAGGCAGCGGTTGGCCGCTTGTGCACGTGACAGTGATGTTCGTGGTCCCAGTGCACTACTGTTCATCCCAAGGCAGCTCTTCCTGATTCTCCAGTAGCCGCTTGATGGCAGGTTCTGCGGGCATGTAGTGCGGTCCCTTTAGAATCTTGCCGTCGTCGCGCAGAATAGGTATCGCGTCTGAACCAAGCTTGGACATGTTAGACGCGTGAACCAACCGCAAAACCTCGTCCAGGTTGATGCCGTAAGTAATCGCAGTTCCATAGGCTACGTAAACGACATCAGCAAGTTCCTTGGCGATAGCCACGAGTTCATCTGATTCAAGAGCCTCAACAAGCTCACGCGTTTCCTCCCACTGAAGAGATGAACGCAGGCTTATCTCCTGATTGTCAATGCTTGCAGGCTGCGCGGGTGTGTTGCGCATGGGCAGGTCGAACATCGCATGGAAGTTAGCGACTTCCCACGCAGCCATAGAGACCCCATCAGGTACAGGCATTACACGTCCACCCCTTTCTCTTTACTGCCCGCCAGGTGCGCTGTATGCAATTTGTCAAGAATCCATGCTTCACCCTGGCGCATTGCTTTCTTGCGGAACTTCTCGCACCCTATTAGCATCCCGGACTGAGACTGTATTACCCAGCCTCGAACAGGCCCACGGCTGACAGCAGCAAGCTTCTCGTATCGCCCCCCTGTTTTCCTGAGCACGAGAATTCGGGAGCCGTCAGCTTCATGTTCCCAGAACATCGTGCTCTCACCAGGGGCAAGCTTAACGCGACGCATCCGGCTGCCACAGCAGAGTGAGATTTCCCCTAGCGCTGTTCCGCGAGTAATGGCCAACGTCTCCGAACCTGCGTAGCGGTACCTCCGCGTTAGTGACCTGCCAGACTACGCCTGCATCATCTCGGTATATAGCGCCGGGGATTAGCGGTTTTTCAATAGACTTAACTGTCACGATGTGAGCCGGGTGAACGTAAGACTCCATGCCGGAGTCATCCTTTACGTTAAAGCCATTAGCGTCCGACAGCCTAACCCAGCCCTTGATTGTAACTTCTACGAACTCGCCGTCGTGTGGGTAGATGAATGCGTTAGGCATTGCCTTGTGACTCCTGTCGTGCTCGCTCAATTACCTTAAGGGACAGTGCAGGAAACAGCTTGTCACCTTTAAGGAACAGTCCCATGTCCAGATAACGTTCGAATGCCTTTAGGGCAGTACGGTAGAGGACCGGATTAGCGTCCCCCGACTCTTGGTTCTTACTCATCCGGTCCTCCACGTGTGTACTGCTAGGCTGGAACTGGCTCGCGGGCAGGCTCGGGAGCAGCAGGCTCAGTGACCGGGGACTCCGCTGGCTCCTCCAGCGGCTCCAGCTCAATCTTCCGCAGGGGCTTGCCGATATCCCCGTTGCGTGGTGTCGGAATCATCTTTACCTCCGTCATGTCGTATGTTGTAACAAGTTGCCAAGGGTGAGTATTCCCTAGGCTGGCGCGTGAGGCGGTCCCGGCTGGGAGAAGTCAGCGTAAGGAAGTCGTTCCTCACAACCGTCTTGTCCCCGCCATATCTGGTAGTCGTACTTGACTTTAGGGAGATAACCGTCCCTGTCACACGACCTCGCCATCCAGATAACATCACACGTAGTGCAGTGCAGCATGTAGTTAAGCGCTTCATAGCGCTGTCCTCCACCACCGCACAGCCAGCATTCAAGGATGGGTTCCCCGTAGCCAGTTGCAGGACCCACGGGGAACACCTCCTTAGTAGTGGTGAGGCTAGGCACTCTGGAACCGTCGCACGGGTGGTGCGAAGAATGCCCCAGGAGAGTACTCGTCCTGTATGTCTAGCAAAAAACCCTGCGTCTGTATCCAGTCTTGCAGAGTCCTGTTGCTAAGACCATCACACGGGAACTCTTCGTCAAACGTTGAGTCGTCCATGTCGTCTACTTAGGCTCGTAGACAGTGATGGTCTTAGGCTTAGCCTCTACCTCTTCAAAGGTACCGTCCCAGTCGTAGCCATAGTGGGAGGCGTAGTAACCTTCCTTACGGAATAGCTGGTCACCGATGCGGATAACCATCCACGCTTCCGACCCCAGGTCAAGGCCACCGTAATTCTCTTCACCCTTAAGGCGAACCTCTTCGCCTCGCAAGGTGATGGTGTAAGTATGGCGACTGCCGTAGCTGCTATATAGGTCGGAGTTCAGCTCACCCCAGCCAACATCGTCAAGGATTTCCTGAAGGGCTTCTAGAACTTCCGCGCGAGTGTAGTCAGTTATCGCTTCTCCTAGTCGTTCTTCGGCTCGTAGACGGTGGTGTACTTCTTGGACGCCTTTACCTCAGTCACATTTCCATCCCACTCGGAGTCTCCGTAAGAATCAGACCATCCCTCTTTCTTAAAGAGCTGGTTGCCTATCTCGAAGATGACGAAGTTCTCTTGCGCGTCTTGCTCGTAACCATCGAAATGACTACCGACCTTGGCGTCCACGATGGTGAACGTAACAGGCTCGTCATGAAGCCACAGGGCACCGAGATGCCCGGCCCCACGCCGGGCCACCACGTCCCAGTTGAGAGCTTCAGCGGCTTCCTTAACCTCAGCGAGGGAGTACTCAGTCATTGACCTCTCCTGTCAGTTGCAGCTTGTGCTTGTTGTCTAGGTGCCTGCTCACGTAGTCACAGTCAGGCGTCATGAGTAGGTCCAGGTTAAGCATCAAAAACAGTGCCCACTCTCCCTTAAACAGGCTCGTGGCCGTACGCCGTAGCGCCCAGTGGTAGGCCGCTCGTGGCGACCCCCGGTACTGCTGAGGAATCAGGATGCGCTCCAGTGCCGTGGTGTAGATTTCCTCGCGTACCAGCTTAACCTGAGTTTCGAAGTCCATCGACCAGAACTTGGCGTTGTCCACGAGAACGTCCGAGCCGTCCCGCAGGATGGCCTCGTATAGAGGCCGCTCGCCGTAGGCTACCGAGTCGTGCACCGAGTCGTGCACGTATTTACGGACTACAGCGTCAGCAAAGAACTTGTCAGCGTTCTGGTTCAGGTTAGTCGAGTGCTTCTTGTAGCGTTCTTTCCAGATAGGGAAGAGGATATCGTACAGCGAACGTAGGAACTGACAGCCTTTACGTGACAAGAACACGATGTCATAAGCATGCTTATCCCAGTCACGCGGGCCGTTAATTTCCCAGAAGCTATGAGAAATCTTAAGCGTGTACAACTCATTAGGACTTGCCAGCGAACACCACGGCCAAGCATCCAGTCGCTCGTCAGTGAACACATCATAACGGCGCTCGGGGAAGAGGTCCGCAGGTGGGTTGGTTGGCTCGGCGCTGATGTAGTCCCAGTCACCATTAGGCTCCCGCGCATCTGGATACCAGCGCTTCATCGCACGGGAACCTGTCAAGGTCACCGTCATGACATCTCCTACTTCTCTGCGACGTTAACTATAAAGGTCTGTGCGTTGCGAAGCTTCACTTCAAACTGGAACACGTTACCTACTTGTCCCATGAAGTGCGTGTTCTTCACAACAGTAAGCTGTTCTACCGCTGCCGCTAGTACAGCGGCCATATCTCGTTCAGACCACTGAGCCATCTATCCCCCGATTTGCTCTATGAGATGCCTGATGAGGGTGCGCGCTGACTCTGATGACGCAGCCTGGTGAAGGACGAAAGGCTGTTGCGGACCCACAACAGAAGCGCACACTTCCCACGTACCTCTGGTGACGTTCTCCCTGAAAAACAGGCGAGCAACGTGGTCTACGCCGATGAAACTACCGTCAAGTGCGGGGATGAACTTCATGACCGGAACAACGCTGTCCCGGTCATGAGTATTCCCTAGTGGCCTAGCGCGTGAGTGGCTGGCCCGCCCAGATAGTTCAACCAAATTCCGAACCCTAGCAAGAACATGAGCACCGGAATCGCAATGAATAGGGCCACCTTCAAGACCTTGCTCTGGTTTGCCACGCGAAGCGCAGCTTCCTGCTGGTCGTCGTATTTGTCATCAAGGTAGGCGTAACGGTGTCGGTAGTTCGGCGGGAACCACTTAGGCGGCGGGGACTTGCGGGCAAGTCGCTTCTCCGCTTGCATGGTCTGGAACGTCCCGAACACCGGAGCCAGAATCTTATGTGCAGGAATACCAGCGGCGATACCAATGATAGTTAGCTGCCACGACCCCTTGTTAACCCAGTCAGCAACCCACGGGTTACCACTCTTGGTACCCCAGTGCTCAGCAAACGCAAGCCCGTGAGACAGCAGGACAATCATGATGGCAGCAACAGCAGCCGAAGCTAGGAACGCAAGGACAAGATGTCCCAGCATTGCAGGCCACTTAAGCTTCTTCACATACTTAAAGCCCACCATGATACCCAGCACGAGCAAGGTACCCAGGAAACCAATGAGCACATGTCGTGCGTCATGCCGAGCGGTAACCCACCAGGTAGGTGCTGACTGACTGTGCAGTCCGAATGCCTGGTAGACATGTCCTAGGTACTTGTTGTGCAGTGCGTTCTGAATGTGAACAGGCAGGCGGTCCCACGTGTCCTTCAGGCCGATGAAGGTGGTAGTGGTGTTACCGTACCTGGTCTGGTATGCGACCTGAGTGACCAGAAAGTAGATAGCCGAGCCAATAGGCACAGCGACCTGCGATAGTACAGCACCCCACATCAGCAGCAAGCCACGGTCAGTGACCCTAAGCTTGTGCTTCTTTAGCAGAGCATCAGACATGCTAACTCCTTATCCTCGAACAATCTTGCCGCCGGTGAGAGCAGCAAACCCTAGTACATCAGCGGTGCTGATGCTGTCAGTGGAGCACGTCCAGCCGTCTAGCCTGACGCCGCCCGTAGCGTTAAGGGTGAAGCCCTTGCCGGGGTAGCAGGTCCATGTAGTCCCGTCCAGGGCGGCCACGACGTACGGAGTGCCTTGTGCGTCCACCTTGACGACAGGATTCAAGCCATCGGTGCGGAACACAGACACCAGTGCACCGGGCTTGACTGGCTTAGGCTGAGGGTGGACTCTCGGGTGTGGCTTCGCAATCTTCGTAGCCGTAGGGGTCGTCGTCGGAGAAGGAATCGAATGATGCCAACCAGGAACGGAACAACCGGCCAAGCATGCAATGGCTCCAATCGTAATCAGAGGGTAGATGAGGTTTCGCAGCTTCATGAAAGTAGCCTGTTCATTTCTTGTGCGATGTAGAACGCGAAGTGTGGTGGGATGCTTTCACTAAGCGCTCGCTGAGGAATGAGGTCATCAGGGTCGTAACCCATCCCCGCTCTTGTTACGTGCAGGTTGGATACGTGCCCTTGGCAGGAAATCCTCTTGCCTAGTTCTGCCGGACGACCCATCTTAACTACAGTTTGCTTGTGCGGGTAGTGGTCAGGCTGCGCCAAGCTTAGATTGCTCTCGAAATGCCTCGGCCGATACACGCGAAGACCGTAGAACATACAACCGCAAAGCATCAACGGAGTTACCAGCGGAGCCTCAGGCACATTCTCTATCACGTAAGGCTTGCCAATACTAAGTAGTCTTTCACGCACAGGACTTACAAGGTCTTCATATCCCTCCCCACTTAGCGGACTAGTCACGCTGTAAAGCTGGCACGGTGGACTCGCCCATATCCAGTCTGCCCAGTCGGCATGCTTGTCTAGCGCATCTTGCCAGGGCAATACCTCGATAGTAGATAGCGCGTTTTCCGCTATCCACTCCCAAGGTTGACGAACAGGTGCGTTGAATCCACCGTGTGGTGAACCATCATATGAATCGATACCAATAGGGTTGTGGTACAGGTAACCAGCATCGATGTCAGTAGCTATCACCTGATTACCAGCTGCAACTAGGCCGCGCGATGCCCCACCCGCGCAAGCGAACAGCTCTAGAACCTTCACGCGGCTATTCCCTGCCTCACGGCTTCATCCCACGGTGTCGTCGCAGGATTCGCTTGACCATCATCAGGCACTGCAAGGCAGTAAGCACGGCAAGGATACGCCACCCTGTAAGCAGGGTGTAGTCCTGCCAGTCACCGGGAAGGTGCTGCCACGCAGTAACTACTCCGTAAACGAATCCGATGAGTAGCAAGGAGAACCCGACAATCTTAGGGCCAAAGCCCATCGACTTACCGGACTCTGCTTTCTTCTGTGTCGCCCAGCCATCACTGCCCGTGCCCGTAAGGACCTTGAACGTTGCCACTGTCATGGACGTAGCCCGGAAGATGAGGTAAAGCTCTACCGGAACCAGCGTTGCCGCTGATACCACATCCAGTGGTGTCCTGTTAGGCATCCGCATTGTCTGCCGGATGTTCAGCAAGATAGCTAGCGCTGGCGGGATAAGCCAGTACCAAGACCAGTCAAACTTATGCACCGACAGTGAAGCGGTAAGCATCACGACAAACATCAGTCGCATGAACCCATTGAATAGCAGTCCTGCTACCTGAGTAGCCAGAGTTGCCGTCCACTTGTTCAGTCCCGATGTCATGATGAGCCGTGCGATACCCTGGTCCCACTTCTGGCGCTGTGCCCACAGGGACTTCAGGTTGTGCATGGCACCGGGGTAGGCCCTAGCCTCAGGGTTAACTGTAGTCTTGTAGCCAAGGCCACGCAGGTCACCCGTGAGCTGCATGTCCTCAACCTGGCTGGAGGTGTCCCACGGGACGCCCATGCGCTTCTCAGCCACCTTCAGCAGCGCGCTAGCACGGAACAGGCTGAGCTGACCGCCAAGGACGTAGGTGTTGCGCTTGTTGTGCAGGAGTGAGTCAGTCCAGTCACTGAACTCCACTCGCTGCATGCGAACTAGCATTCCCCCCTCTTGGTGGAACGTGTAACGTGCCATTACGCCACCAACGTTTCGGTCCTCGCGTAGTTCCTTCTCCAGATGCTGCAACGCATCTGGCTCAAGAACAGTGTCAGCATCGACACCCGCGATGTATTCGAAGCCCTTGTGGTGGTGTTCCCACCCCTGGTTAAGGGCACCGGTCTTCTTGTCGCGATTACCGACAGTCTCCATCACAGTGGCACCGTACTGCCGCGCAACACCAGCAGTGTTGTCACCACAGTTGTCAGCAATAACAACGATGCGGTCTGGCGTACGAGTCTGACGCTTAAGAGCAGTGATGGTAACGCCGATGGAATCCTGCTCGTCGTGGGCGGGAATCATTACGAGAACTCTGCCAGTCTTAACAGCCTTAGCAGGGTCACGGTAGCGAATCTTGTCCACCGCACGGGAAACTTCACTGACAAGAACCCTAGCGGACTGCTTGAGCTTTGCAGTCGGGCTGAGTCGTGGTGCGCGAGCGGCTGGCGGTGTCCACAGAACGACATCGGTCCCAGTCATTGAATTACCTTTCGGGTTATTGTTACGGGTTTAGCGTGCTGAACCAGGACTGGAGGTCTTGGCCCGCGCCTTGGGTGGGTGTGTCAGGAGTCAAACAGGAGTAAGGTGTTGTGTTGTAGTTGTTAGCCGTAGCAGGACTACCATCATCTTGATTCAGGATGCCGTTGCCGTTAACGTCACCCGTACCAAGCGTCCAGCCCAGCAGTCCTATTCCCTCGCCTTGCAGGTAGCGCAAGTAATGCGGAACTGACACCGGAGCGTCACCCCAGCATTCATTTACGTCTCCATTAGAAAAGGGAGTTCCGGTACGCAAAGTGCGCTGGCTCCATTCACCGTTAACTACAGCGGCTTCCTGGTGCTTTACCAGGTTGCCGAACTGCACATCCCAGTTAGCCCACGTGCGAGCGACACCGTCTGAAGTAGGGTGGTGGAATTCGTACACGGTTAGCTTGTCTGGGTCTGTGATGTGCCAGTCGGTGAAGTCAGAAGCAACTCGTCCCAGTGATTGTTCTCCAACGTTTCCGGTGAAGTCAGGAGTCTCTGCCCACAGCATGTTGGTGTAGCCCTCACTCCGTAGTGTCGCAACTAGTGAGTTCATGCCAACGTAGGTAGTGTCACCCGAGAAGCCACCGTTAAGCCATAGGTTCCACATTGAGTTGTCAGTCATTGTGTCGTCCGAACGTGGCTCGTTGAACGGGTCAACGATTACTGAGTTGTCACCTGCGAAGTAAGGTGCAAGTGCGTTCCACACGTTGACGGTAGTGTGCGTGGGTAGTGGTTGGTTGTCGTGGGCAATAGCGTCTGGCTCAGTCTGGTCCACTAGTACTACCATCAGTCCGTCTGCTTGAGCATGACTAACTACTTCCCTGAGTCCGGCAAGGTAATTAGCGTCTACATCTCCAGAAGCAGGGTCCACGAGTGTGTCTTGGCTAATGAAGATGCGAACTGTATTGGCGTGCCAGGTGTTAACGCTAACGTCTTCCTGGTCTTCTGCTTGTGTTTCCCACGAGGTGTACTGTGGCTGACCTTGACCGTCAAGGTACCAGGCATTGTCAAGCTGACCGGGGTCAACGCCGTAAGGATACTGCGTGCCATTAAGGTTGATGCCTAGCGGAATGTAGTACTTGTCTCCCACAACCATGTTCAGGCCATGAAGGGACACGTCTCCGCGTGTAGTACTGAAGCCGGGGAAAGCCCCGCCGTTCATCACCCAGTCTCCATGGAAGCTTGCACCAGAACCTTTAGCCGTTATGATTCCTGGTAGGGAGTAGGTCCAGTGCTGTGCGTTATCTACATTGCACTCCCACATCTGAGCTTCTAGCGGGTTGTGGTTAGACGAATTGTCCAGGCAGTAAGCACCACCGCTAGCCCTCATGGTGAGAGTTCCGTCTAGTGACAAGTTCCACTGCTGCTCGTTAGTACCATTGCAAGTCTCTCCTGCCACAGCAACGCCGTTCTTAGGCGTACCCGTAAGGCAGTGCCCGCCACTTGTGATGGTGCCCCATGACATGGAATTAACGGGCTTGAAATGGAGCTTAGGACTCTTGTGCGACGGAGCTGAGTACGCTGGTGCGGCAGCGAATACCGATAGTAGTACGGTAGGCAGCAAAGCTGCCGCAAGCCAGCGTATCTTCATTACATAAACTCCTTAAGCTTCTCTACTTCATTAACGATTGGAACCCCCGGAACAATCTGCTCAACTAGCTGCTTAATTTCATCAGCCATTTCTTCAGCTGTCTTGTCGAAGAACTTTTCCATGGAGGCGTCGAATATAGGATGCCTATTCGGCGTCACCACAGCTAGCGCAATCATCTTCATCTTCTGAGACCGGAATCCCTTTTCACCTATGATGGTGCGGCCGGCCCCCTCGCCTACCCCTTGAATGTGGGCCTTAACCCAGGCAGGCTTATCACGCAGTGAAAATTCTGCCCAGTAACCGTCAAGGGTAAACGCTGGGTAGCTGAAGTCCACCGGTCCATTCTTGTGAACATTGCGTGTAGGCTCCCAGAACGCCCAGAAACCACAACCACACATCTCTGCCGGGATATCGGAAGGGCTGTGAAATTCAGGCAACATCGTCTGAAGGGTATTACTATGAGCGTCCTGCTCTAGGTGAGCCATTCTCTCAGCGAGGTCGCAACGTGCTTCCTGCCAATCACTACCCGTCCACTGCCCACCCCAGTGACCCATAAGATAGTTGTCGGGAACCAGAGGCTCCTGAGGGAACTTGCGAGAGTACTTAAGTTGCCATTCCCTGTAGCCCTTCACTGTTCCGGCTCCGAACTCCCACTCCCCCGCCTCACTGAAACCCTCCATACCAGAAATGCGTCCGGGCATAATTCCCCCTAGAAGAATGAAACGAGTGCCAGCACTCTAGGCCCTGGCTGCTCAGCAGGGTCGAATTCCAGTTGCATGAGCGTGACAGCGCGATTAAGAATCGCGTCGTAAGAGTTCAAGGTAGCGGGGTCGAACCAGTTACGATTAATTTCCAGGATGTCGTAACCTGACCCTAGCTTTATGCCAAAGGCCCACTGGTCATAATCATATGATGCGCCCCGGCTATCGAAAACCAGCTTGTCAATGCCAGCGGCCTGCTCGGCCGCTTTCTTGCGTGCGAAGTAGTCACTAGCGGACGACGCCCGATACTCTTCTGTGAATCCTGCCATCTCTCGTAGAAGATAGTCACCTGCTTGCTCAGCAAAACCCTCGTCCTCAGAATCGTCGGGGTAACCGTCTTCGTTCAGCTTCACCCAGGACGGCCACGCTGTCTCGTACTTACCAGCCTTGTTGAACTTCCAGCCGGCTTCCGACCCGCCAAGGTCGTAGCCATACACTACCGTCACGTCTAGGGAGCGTCCCACAGTGGTCCTCTCGTAGTCTCGACCGATGCCAACAACTTGTCAGTCGGAAGTATTCCCGTAGTTATGAAGGACGTATTCGAGCATTTCTTCAATAGCGTCTATAGCACCGAAGTTGTAAGCCTCAGCCACTTCATCGAATCGGGAATCGGCTAGCTTTCTTTCATAACGATTCTTTGCTTGCTCTAGGAACTGCTTGATGTACGCGTCCATTACAGGTCCTTAACATCAGTCATATCATCCGGATAAACCTGTCCGAATACGTACGGTGGAAGCTGGCTCATCAGTGCTTCTAGCGTGCCGAGCCCAATCTCACTGTTGTCCGGGTCCGTCGTAAATCCCGAGCACATCACGCTGATGAACTTAGCCGTAACATTCTTCATGTCAGCATTCCCCTCCTAAAAAGCGATTAGGCAACTAGTTGTCATTAAACTTGACTAGCAAGTCTCTCGGGAAGTAGACAAACAAATCCTCTAGGTAGTTCTCATGAAAGCACCACCCTACCGGATAAAGCTCTTCAACGCCTAGAAGCTCACGCAGAGCGTGGACGCCGTAGTCCCTGTTTTCCTTATCGTTTTCGCCTGTGAAAACCACTTGAACCTTACCGTCTTCAGTGAAGTGCCCGTAAGGGTTGTACTCACAGCTCCACTCGTTCCAGCACTCACAAGAGAACCGGGTAACTACTCCCTGCTTCCACAGTGCTTTAAGCAGCTTAACCATGCCGCTATCCACACGGATGCGCTTGTAGGGTGCCCATGGCGGGGCGCTGACTCTTGATTGGGTGTGTTGCCAGCCGTTAGCTGCGAGCATCGAGCAATCCTCCCCTAAAACCCTATTAGTCAACAAGTGAACAGATTACGGACGCCTGGCTTCTACAATCAGTCGCGCCATCGGTATCGCGAGAAATATGAACCAGGGGCTATGTGTGATAACCACCATAGTGACCATGATGGCGTACAGGCTTACTATTAGAATTGCGCAGGCCCACGGTTTCGTAATCACATGACTTCCAGCAACATTCCGGCCACTTCATCATTAGAGATTTCCAGTAGCCGAGCCACTATCTGCATAAGCACGCCGCTGATAGTCATAGACCCCAGAAGCATCTCCGTAACGCGGTCAGGCTCCCGGATAAAGGTGGCTAGCTTGTCCCGGACGGCACTATCGTCGTCATTGGCCACCATCAAGGCGATACCCACGGCTTCGCGGTCTACGACATCCTGACGTTCGTCACTCATGAGGTCTCCAGCACTGTGAAAGAGCTACGGCGCACGTAAAACAGTGCGTTTTCCCGCAACCCGAATTTACGCTCCATGCCATCCGGCCATAGCTCGTAAGCAACGCCATCGGGCCAGTGCTCTTGTACCGTACACTCAGTAAGGTCGTATCGCTGGTGAGGGTCACAGTAACCTGCAACGCGATACTCACCGTGCGCGTAGTCGATGCTACCGTGGTAGCGGACTAGGGTCTCTAGTGCAACACGCTCTGTCATTACAGGTACTCCCAGGTTATTAGCAGGCCCTTAACGGCACCGTGGTGCGGACACCAAACCTTGCCGTCTAGCAGCTTCTGGTGGCAGCCCTCGCAAACGAATTTAGCGGTAAGCCAGCCACAGTCTGCGCACTTAGGGCGGATATGGTATGCGCTGGGGTGTCCGCAATCTCGCCTGATAATCGACGGCAACGCACACGGAGGGACGTTATCTAGGTCGATGCCCTCAATTACGACTTCTTCTATTGCTGCTGTCATTAGAACCCCGTGATAACTCGTATCGTCTTTCGCCACATCGGGTCATTGGGATGCCAAGTAGGCCCGTAAACAGGGTCAGCTTCGGTGTTTTGCTTGATTGAATCGTGAACCGGATTGGTGAAAGGCGTATTCTTGCCACCCCTGAAGACCGGAATCCCGAATGTCTTCTCCAAGTCGTCAGTAACGTCCTTGGGGGTGTTATGCACTACGAACAGGTGGGTTAGTGTGGCCTTTTCGCACCGGAAGCCCTTTTCCCCAATTACGACGCGACTGCTACCCTCAATACGCCCCGCCACTGGCCAGTAAACAGCACTACCGCTTCTATCCATGGCGAAATCAGCGTCTGCTGGCAGGTCCCAGTAGGCCCAGATGCCACACCCGCACTCATCCGGCTTGTCCAGTACTCGCGGGCAGTTAATAACTGCGGAAACTCTAGAGGGCCAGCCACCGATAAAAGGCCACCCCACTGATTCATCGCGTGAGCACTTAGCTTCCATGACCTTAGTGGGCCATTGCTGCCCCCACTTACCGAACAGTCCATGAGAACAACGGCACGCACCACCAGAATACCAAGACGAGTGGTAACCGAGCCGTTTAAGCAGCTCCTCAGAACTGTAACTGTATGCGTCGAACCTATCGTATGCGTCCATAGCATTGTTCATAATCCGGCACGTGTTGTTATGCCGCCGGAAATTCCAAGAGCGGTAGCCGATGACCTTACCTAGCCCCAGGTCCCAGCCATCGGGTTCCCGCTTTTCTGTAAAGCCCTCTAGCGGCATTACTCCCCCTCTTGAAGCGCTTCTAGCTCTTCGACTTTCTTAGCCGTTATCGCCAGCTTCTTTGCAAGCATTCGCACTGTTGCCCTGAGGTCAGCGGCTTCTTCCTTTAGGCACTTTAGCAGTTCAATTTCTAGTTCAGATTGCTTCTCCGGCACTTTATGGCTCCTACTTAGCGAATGCCTTGCAGAACTGCTTGCCAGCAGCGTCACTCAGCGCGTTCTTGGAGTACACCGTGACGGTGTAGCCCTTGGTGGACGTAGCCGAGCACACCGACTTGTAGGACGCCGGGATATCGGTCACCTGCGTAACCGTGACGTGCTTCTGGTGCGTGGCGACCTTGGTAAGCTCGTGGCACTGGGAACTAGCCGTAAGGCCGTCTACGGTACCGTGGAAGTCCAGGTAAGCGGTAATGCCCTTGGCGGTCAGGCTGACAGCACAGTCAGCGGCGGGCACTGCCCCGCCAGCAACGCCCACGTTTTCTAGCTTGACCTTGTGCGTAGCACCGGAGCTGTTGTGAGCAGGGCCACATGCAGTGAGCGAGATACCCACGATGCCCGCCGCCACAACGCCGCCGATGACAATCTTACGGTTCATGACTTTGTCCCCTTAAATGCGTCACGCGCTTCTCGTCGCGCTTTACTGATTTGTTCCCTGCGCTTCTTACTGTGCATGAGAGAGATGTCGAACCTGTTGAAGAAAGACAGTAGGAACACGTAGTAGTCGCTGTTGATGCTCAGGTAGAACGAACCCTTGTCTATCTTAATCCTGTTCATGGTGTCACCTCCCGGTGCACTAACAACGAACTTGCCAAGAGTATTCCTACCGCCCTGGTACAGGCGGCCCTGGTGACAGCCTTTTTCCGCCGGTATCCACGTCCACCCACGGTTCCTCGTCCGCTAGCCCTCTAGCGCCGGGAGGGTGCCCAAAGGCCGTAGGAGGCTTAGGCTCAGGAACCAGCAAGCCAGCCTCACGCAAGGCAGTAACAATCTGCTCTGCTACGGGAGCCACCTGAGCACTTCCGGTAACGCCCATTTCTCGCAGAGCATCACGGACAATCACCTTGGCTATTAGGTCGATGTTCATTTAGTACTCCTATAGCTCGCATAAGCCGCTGCCAGGTTATTGATTGAGCTTTCGAGCGGTACGTCAATTCCTGCTTGCGTTAGGCCGTAACTAACTAGGTCAATAACGCTAACGCCTATTAGTTCTTCAATCTCCGCTCTAACTTGGGTTTGCTTACTTGCTATGAACCCGCCTCCTATAATAGGTTCAGGAATTGCGAGATTCTTGATTACTGCTTTCTGGCAGCGGAATCCTCTTTCACCAATAATGGTGCGTCCGAATCCCTCGATAATGCCCTTTAGGGGCACATCCAAACCTGCAATAGGACACTTGTACCACGCCTCATTGAGGTCTCGAATCCAATTTACGTCGTCTACCCCTGTATATTGGGCGGTATCGTACGGTGCAGCTTCAATCTTGTGATATTCCGCGCTCAACTGTCGATGCGGATAGATACATCCGAGTGGCTCGTGTGCTTCCCAGTACGCCCAGAATCCACACCCGCAGTTTTCGCTAGGAACCGATTCGTGAGGACTGTTACAAAGACGGGCATCCGGATTTTCAATCCAGTTCTGCGTCATGGCGTATCTGCATGAAGCTTCCTGCACGGCAGAAGACCAGTGTCCTCCCCAATGTCCCGTAACCCTGAAACTAACCTCTGACAGCTCCGGGCCGGGATTACTGACTTCCATCGTCCATGAACGAAAACCGTAGACACTTCCGGCTGCGAAATCCCAGTCTCCGTCTTCGCTGAAACCCTTCATGCCCGTAGTCATCAGATAACCCTTTCGCCGTCCTTGCGAAGCTCGAATTGACCACCGGGACACCGTAGTGTGTAAGCACCGCTCTTAGCTGTGAAATCGATAGCGTCGAGTGGTTGCCAGGTCTCCAGAAGTTCTAGCATTTCGTGCACAACACCTTCCGGAACTTCCAGAAGCGCCTTTAGGTATTCGTGCATTGCGGCATAGGTCACTAGTCACCACCTGCCTTACGGTGCGCTTTCAGCTGCCCCAGCACTTCCTTGCGCCAGGTGAACAATAGCGCCTCACAGTCTTCCAAGGCGTACAACTTGTCGTAGTAGTCGTCTATAGCGTCAGAACGAGTCAGATAGTGCGTAATGAGCTTGCCTATTAGCAGGCGAGTAGCTTCGTCGTCCAATCCTCGTGCCAGGTTAAGCAACGACGTAGTTACGATGTCTGTATAGTCTACAGTCTCGACTGTTTCGCGCATCATTCGATATCGCTCGTTCACAGCGGAACTTCCTCCAGCATGAGACCCGTAACGCGGTAGCGCTTGGCATTGCCGTAACTGTCCAGGACCTGACGAACGCCGTTATCCTGAAGACGCTCATAAACAGTCCATTCACCGTTAGGCCCTGCGAGCCACATGTAACCGTCTTCCTCGCGACTGTCACCGGGCTTGAACGCGCCACCGGAAATGATTACTGAGTGCGGGGGTGTCATTACTGCTCCTGTATGTATTCGATGTGGGAACGCCTGAGGTAACGAGTGCAGCCATCTCGGATGACGAACTCGTTACCGTAGTCTGCGCGTTCAAGGATACCCGCGTAAACAAGGGCAACGCGTACGCGCTTACCTTCGTAGTCCTTCAGCTTTTCGAGTGGGATGGCAGACAAGTCATTGCATGGGCCACCCCATTCCCGTATCCAGAACTCAGTCATTAAATCTCCGTAACTGTCTTAGTCGTGCGCACGACCCGGAATTCCCAGCCCTTAGGGCCAGCGGACAGCCGCCACCGGTTTACGGTGGCGACCATCTCAGCTAGTTCCACATCAGTGGCAGAGCGCTTGGAGTACCCTACAGGCGTCCAGCTATGACGCTCAGCCGGACGACGCTCTTCCACGTGAAAGGAATCTTCCAGAACCATTTAGGCGACACTCTTCCTACGCGACTTAGGCTTGTCCGCCTTACTTGCGTCGATGGTCTGCTGGATTGCAGTCATCATGTCCGTGAAAGAGGTAGCGTCCTTATCCGCACTGATAGCCTCATCAGCCGTTACATGTGTCGGGCCATTAGCAATCTTGGCCATGACGATATTCTCAAGGCGCTCAGCGCTCTCGTCCTTGTGCTGCGAGAAATCGAACTCGTCATCAGACAGAGTCTCGATAAGCTGGTCAGCCAGCGAGTTGTCCTTGTCCGAGAACGTGGCGCTGGGAGCCTCAAAATCAGGCCGCGTCATGTCATTGCCCCAATGAAGCTGGGACAACACCAGGTAGCCCTCATCGTCTGGCGACAGGATGGCAAGGTGAACGCTGTCGCGCATCGCGAAGCGAAGCACTCCGACCTTCCCAGCACGCTTCAGCGCCGCGTGAAGCAGCGCGTAGCCCCTGTCGCCCCCGTCACCGGGCTTGACGTGGTAGGACTTGTCGATAGCCTGAGCAGGGATGTCAGACGCCTTGGCGAAGGTGACGATTTCCCCGCAGTGCCTCTCGTCCCCCTTGACTTCCGCTAGCTCAGCATCAGTGAGCAGGACATTGCCGCCAGGAATCTCAAAGCCACGCCCGATGTCCTCCCAGCGAACCTCGTTAAGCTCCCCCCTCTCCCGGTCAGCCTTGGCAACGCGCACGTACTCGATACGAGAGCCATCAGACTTCCGCATCATGTGCAAGCCGCCGTTCTTGTTGCTCGGGACCACTGAGCCAAGACGGACGGGAAGAGAGAAAGGACCGAAAGAAAAGACGCCTCGGAATGCGGTATGGATGATAACCACTCCTTCTTTAAAGACGAACCGGATTACTTAGTTACCCGGACGCAACCCGAGCGTGCGCAGCTCGCTCATGGGGTAACGGTAGGTGTAGGGTTCACCATCGTTTCGCTCAACTCGACGGTCGTTCTCAGCGTAGAAGCTAACAATGGGGTTGGTAACCCGGTCACCGAATTCCACTCCCGTCACGTGATAGCGCATAGAACCGTTGAAACGGATGACATCTCCGACTACGGGCACCCAACTGGAATTCGCTCCGGGAATGACGCCAACTAGTCCTGCCTCCCGTAGTTCAGGCATAGTGCGCTCGAATACGTAGTTGCCGCCTAGAACGCGAAAGCGGACACCGCGCCCTACCAATTGGTCAGAAGTACCGACCACCTCAAAAACCGTATTGGCACTCATGCTGCTGTCGATGTGAGTTGTAGCGCGGTTACACCTGAAATTGTCTCCCACCTGTAGGTCGGTGTCAGGAACGTTAGCCGGGGCAACATCTTCCCTGTCAGTCCGTCGCATGCCTAGCGCTCGCAAGCGGGCCACGCGACGCGTGTAAGCACCATCGGGGTTAGCAGCCGTCGTAAGGCGGACGTTGGGGTTCGGCCGACCATCGTCATCGAAGACCGTAGTGTCCTGCGTAACGTGGTCCACCGTGAAAACGGTGATGTCGGTAGGGTCGTTACCTGAAAGGCCGTTAGGCAACTCGATAACATCACCAGCACTCGGGATGTAGAACTGCGGTAGCATTTGCAGTTGCTCCTCAGTGGCACGAACAAGCCCGTTAGAGCGCATCCACGAAAGACTACGCGTATAGGCCATTCCACCCTGGGAGTCAGTGAACGCAAAGCTAGCATGGTCTAGGCTGCTAGGAGTGCCCACGCTAGGCGTAACCTGCATAATGCGGCACGGACCCGCTGCGAATTGCGGAATCATCACGTAGTCGCCCTCAGACGGCACGTAATCCGTTGTGGCAGCAAGAGCTTCAGCGAACTGAAGTGCCCGCTCTTCAGCCTGGGCTTCCGCGCGCTCGTTCCTGATACGGTCTGTCTCAGCCACCAAGTTACGAGATTGCCGAACCATGTTCGTGAAGATAGCAGGTGCAGGGTTGATTGCGCGGGAAGCGCGAGACAGATTCTCTCGCGCACTCCGGACAATGTACTTACACTCTTCCATGTACGTTACGCTAATATCCTCTTCGTTGAGGTAACCAACGGCTTCCCGGAGAGAGCTAAGAGCGCGCTCCATCTGCGTGATGGAGCTGTCAACCTGCGCACGCACTTCGCGCTTGCGCTCCTCAAGCTCAGTCTTAAGCCGCTCGACAAGAGGCTGCTGGATAGCAAGACGGGGCATCTCATTTCCTTCCGGATAGTAGTTAATGTTCCACGACAAGCGGTTCAGACCGCTAGTGTTACTGTTGTATGCGTTGACGGTGTAAGGCTCAGTGCGGCCTATGGTTGCGGGTATCGCATCATTGCCGCTGTTCCTGCTTGTACGGATTCGGCCACCGCTAGCGTAACCGCGATAGGGTGTAGGAGTTGCCCATTGGATACCACCTATAGGCTCAGACTGATTACGACCTGTAGGGGAACGGTGAGAACTATCACCGTTTAGGTAATCACGTAGTTCCAACTGCTCTGGAGTTAGCGCGTGGATGTGGCCGTTATCATCAGCGAAGCCGTAGTCTTGCGGATATCCTCCGCTGTTTTGAATACGTTCGCGAATAGCCGTAAGCGCAGCTAGTGCTTCTAGCGATTGTGTATCCCGCCGTTGTTCTTCGCTATCGTCAGGGCGTCGTCTCGGCATCATTCACCTCCAGGTCAAACTTCTCGTCACGACCACACGTAACGCATGCGCCAATCAGGTATTCCTTGAACCCCGCACTGCCCGCATTACGCACATCCTTGCCCATTGACGCCCATGCATGACGCCGTTCTTTCTTGGGCAGGTCGCTGCGATTACCGCAAGTTACTGGTGCCGACTGCGAAAGCGGGAAGTGATTGAGGTCCACCATGACGAATTTGGCTGCTCGCTTGCTGATGGCTCTTCCCCTTCCGGTTCAGGTTCTGGCTTAGGTGGCTCTGGGTAATCACGATGACTGGCGGTAATTTCTACACTTCCGTCATAGTGGTTCTTACCTATGAAGAACACAGGCGCGTTTACAGGCAAACCCAGTAGTTGCAGTGCCTCACGCTTATCGAATTCCCACGTCTCGTGAGATACGTGGTCTACCTCGCGGCCCCAGGCATCCTTGTTCTTTTGTGTTTTCACGTTCACGTGAACGATTATCTTTTGTTCGTAGGAGCGAAATTCCACGTTAAAGAAAGGCGTTCCGGGCGGCATTCCCAGTCGCTTAACGAACTCCTTATTAGAGAATGTCCACTTATCGTGCGCCCACTTATCTACCTTGTGATTAGGCACTCGTATTCCTATTCACGAATTTTTCGACCTTATCAACTAGCGCGAAGTCCTCTGTGTTAAAGAGGTCCGGCATAGGGTCGGGTCCTAGTGCATTTACCAGTAGCTGACCCAAGCGCATAGTGGGCTGCCTTTTCCACGCTAGCTCTAGCCTGCGCATTACCTGCTCTTTATCGCGTTCTGTTTGCGCTCGCTGGTGAATGTACTCAGGCATTTAATCCTCCATGCGGAGAAGATGAATAAGGAAACTTTCCTGTGTGCCACAGAAAGCGCTATCCTCATTCACCCGCTGCAACACAGCATCCAGCTCTTCGTCACTCACTAGATTTCCTCGCGGGTCTCGTCCCAGCCAATATCACTGTTAAGCAGGTTCACCACAGCCTTGGCCCGTGACTCATCCTCCAGGCGGATAACAAGTCGCTTGTCACCTTCGGGGGTAACGCCTACGACATCGTGAGAATCCGTCAGGGAGCTGTAGGTGCACTCGTAGTGGGTGTAACCGTGCTCTCGTCCTAGTTCGCTCAAAGCCGCTAGTTCCTTTAGCTTGCCCATCACTGACCCCATCTGTAGTCCTCGTCCCTTAACCCTTGTCAACAAGTGCCGTGCTCTGCTTATTCCCGCGCCCAGTCTCGCACGAACGCATCCAACGGCTTCAGCCCGTAACTGCCATCACAGTGCGACTGGTGGTACCAGGCAGCGAGTACCTTACGGTGAAAGCGGCTCCGCGTGTTCAGGTCAAACTTGCGGTACCAGTCTTCGTCTTTAACTATGCTGTCAATACGATTCTGGAAGTAGTAGATAGAATCTTCTGAAAAGTCTTTCAGCTTCTCATCTATAACCGTGCTCATCGCGCCCACTCCTCTACCCAGTGCCGGATGTGAATGCGCGGGATGTTACCGCTAGCCTTTTGCTTGTCCATGTCTGCGAACATAGCTTGCAACGCCTTGTGCACCACAAGAGCTTTCGTATCGGAGTCCATAAGAACGAACCACTCGTGCTGCTCAAGTACGGATTCGACTTTCGTTAGCAAGTGCTGATTGAACGCCGTCTTCTCCATTACCCCACTCGATTCCGAAAGAAAGCTGGTCCTTATCGAAGATAATCTCCGTGTCCTTAAGAACAGCTACGCCTGTCATCATTGCCTGACCGACTGCGATTACCGCAACATCTCGATTAAATTTTCGAGTAAGGAGAGTTACCGCATAGTCAAAGTTTCCGATGTGCATCTACCACTCCGGGTTTGGGGCCTCAGCAGACCAGTGCTCACGGTGGCCGCCTGTCTTTAGTTCCTTCAGCAGCAACCGGCCAAGTGCCGCCGCAACTTCTTCCTCAACGTCATACAGCATAGAGCCATCGTAAGCGCGGTAAGCGAATTCCTTGCCATTCATGCTCACGTTGTAACCGCTATAGCCGTCACCGGAAATGCCAAGGATAATGCTGAACGTGCGTGCCATTACTCTTCCTCACTATCGGTAGTGACCTTAAGCTGGAATACGCTCTCGTCAAATTCACGCCCGAAATTGTTTGGATGTGAAGGAAAGCCAACAAGCACTTTTCCCGCCAAATCGGGGGTAGCCAGCCTAGTAGCTCCCTTAAAGAGCCAAGAGCGTCCATCAGGGTCTAGAAGAATATCACCTCGCCGGATAACAGCCCCAGTCACGTCCCGAGCTATAAGGTGAGGCACCACTACTTAACCGCCTCCAGGCATGAATCAGGAACGCAAGTCTCCTGGTCATGGAACATAATCCACCAGCTCAGACCTGAGCGGCTTGCCCTTACGAATTCGTAAACGTGATTTGGTGTAGTACTCCAGTAAGAGGAATACAGTTCACGAAACCTGACCTTCGTCGGTATGTTTGGCATTGTTTCCCCGCTTAACGTATTCGCGTTCAATCTCACCAATGCAACGGTAAAACCGCTTGTACAGCGGCTCCAGGCCAGGATTAAGACGCGCCCATTTGTTTAGCTGGTTGATACAGTCACGCAATTCATGAAGGGAAGTCAACTCGTCTTTGAGCTGCTCCCCGTGACTGTATGACATCTAAACCCTAGGGTCGGCAGTGGGCCTCCACGCACTAGCCTTGCGCTTGACCTTCTTCTTGGTATAGCGCTTATAAGCGAACTTAAGTGCCAGGAATGCTAGTCGCATGGCGAGAATACGCATTTCCTTCAGGTCCTCATCTTCGTCTTTACGAGCTAGGAACATATTTAGTGGTCCGAACCCTGAAGCTTGTTCTCGTTGGCCAGTGACGGGTGCTGGTGCGGCTCGAAGCCGAACGCGCGCCCATGGTGCCCGCACAGGCTCAGAGAGCCACCCTGCGGGAGCTTGTCAGTAGGAGGCAGGCAGACCTCAATGAGCGCGATAACGCCCACTCCGCAGCCGTCGCAGGTGTGGTCGGTAACCGTCTCAAGCATGGTGTAAACCGGCTGGGTGGTGACTTCCGGCTGCTCGGCTGGCAGGGCAAGAGTGGTAACTTCAGTCATCATGGGTCTCCTGTCTGGGTACTACTGTTGTCGTTAGTTTACCGCGTGTTAGGTGTATAGCGCGCTCTTGAGGCCATCTTCCAGCTTGAGCAGGGTAGCCGCCGTGCCATCGGCCGCCAGAACAGGCAGCATGACAGGAACTGTCCGATTGCGGTGCAGGGCACTCTTGAGCCGAAAAGCCTCCTTTTCGGTAAGAACTATAGTGATTGTCTTCTCTGTCTTTCCCGAGATGTCCATCAAATCACCTAATCGTGTTCAGTAGTGCATGACGCAAGCCGAGTAGCCTATCTACAGTGCCGTTATTGGCTAGGTCTGGGCTCTTTTCAACATCCATCTCGGATAGTTCGTGTCCCAGCGCAACCTGAAGCTTGGTGGCTTCTATATCAGAGAGTGTAACTGTGTACTTAACTGATGCTTCGCGTCGAACGTCCATCTACCCTCCTAGTTGGTGAGCGCCCTCTTCAATAAGAGCTTGGACCATTGTTGCCGAGTTATCCTCGTAGTATTCGCCTAGTAGCCATCGCTTGAGCATTCCCGCGCTGACTTCAGGAGTAACAGGCCCCAAGTCGAATAGCTGGACAATGAACCATGCGAGTACTTCTGCCGCTGCGTCCTTGTCACGCTTACCAGTTAGGATGTCTACCTGAGCTTGAGCTACTTGCAAGGCATCAATAACATAGCGGTTACGGTGGAAGGTCACAGCGTGTCGCTTTCTCCCAGGATGGCGGCTAGTCCCTCATCCATGTGCAGGTACTCTAGCTCCTCACCTACAGGCACCAGCGTGTAAATGTCGTCAACGAAAGCATTAACCAGCTTCTCGTTCATGACGAAATTGGCAACGCCATAAGGCGATGTGAGCGTCATGGAAATGAGCTTGCCCGCACCAGTTAGTGAGAACATGGAACTCTTGTCCTGAATCAGGCCAGCAGGCCCAATCTTAACGTCTCCGTCACCACTGAGCTGGGTCAGCCCGCTCTTCAGCAGCTCTCGCGAAAATGTCCACACCACGGCCCCGTCAAGACCCGTGTTGAACGTAACCTCTACAGCGTAGGGGTCAGCAGTCGTGTAAACGAACTCAGCGCTAAGAACTACAGCAGCTTCGTCCATCATGAGACGAACGGGGACACTCTTACGCACGACAACAGGACTACTCATCATAGCTTTCTTCCTCTCCTACTTCTGGAGAACTACCCGATACTGACAGGATAAGCTTCCTGAATTCCCACGGCGTAATCCCTGCCTCTTCCAGGCACGCCTCCGGCACTACAGCATTGACTAGCTCAGCGAAGCCGAGCCAAGTCATGGCGAACATGCCGCCCTGGGAGAAGTCCAGGTGCACGCGAGTTGCAGTAACGCCAACAGCAAGGTCAACGCGTGGACAACGTGAAGTCGCCTTGTTGCTTCCCTTGCTCAGCTTTCTAGTGCCCTTAATGATTACCATCGCATCCACTCTCGCTATCGTCAGCAATTCGCGCTGCCGCGCGCATGCGGGCAATGCGCTCAAAATCCTCACGTTCCTCGGGATGCATGGCAGCCATACGCTCTTCCAGCGTGCCGAGCTTGGCGTTAAGGTACTCGCGTAGTGTCATTTAATAGCCTCTGTGTCCGGGATAACCGTACTTGTGGTGCTCGGGCTGCTGTAGTTCCTGAACCAAGCTAGTTACCTTGTCTAGTTCTCGCTCAGCGTTCTTGATGTCTTCGTTAAGCTTGTTAAGCCGTTCCCTCTTACGTGTAGCCTTGCGTTCCGATAGCGGAACAGGCTCCGTCATTATCCACCTGCTTAGGTTGGTTGCTCTAGCTGTAGCTCTCGTGCCCTTATACGCGAGCATCACTGGGACCGTTGCAGGCCAGAAGAGTGCTACCATACCTATGATTGGCGCGTCCGCGCTAAGAGTTTCACTTATATCGCGGCCTCCGTATAGTGCGGGATACTCGCGCCTGTTGTACCGATGCATGTGCCACAGCACTTGGCGAAAGGTAATAACACTCCCGACGAGGTATGAGATTACGGAGAAAGCCCACCAGAAAGCAATCATGATTACGAGCCTCTGTGTCCGAGAACTTCATACTTGTAGCCAGGCAACGGCGGCGGCGGGGGCGGCGGTATAGCAGGCTCAGGAACGGGACCGGCTTGCAGCGAACGGAGGTTCGCGTTGACCTTGGCCAGTTCTACCTCAGCAGCCTTAATGGCGTCGTTAAGCTTGTCCAGGCGTTCCCGCTTGCGAAGGGACTTGCGCTCAGCGCGCGGCATTGGCTTGCTGTTGAACCAGCGCCCTAGTCCTACGCCGATAATAGTTCGCCTTATACCTAGGACAAAGAGAGTGGGGGGTGCGCACGCAGGCCATAGAAGTGCGTATAGCGCAACTAGAATCCATTCCTCTTCAAGGTCTGTAAGTTCGCTGTAGCAGTAGTCCTTATCTACAAAGAACCAGCCAACGCGCTTAACTGAAATACCCGCACCGATTATGTACGAGATTACGGAGAAAGCCCACCAGAATGCAACCATTACACTCTGCTCCATTCTTGAATAGGCTCAATGGTTACCAGGAACTTGCCGCCATCAACTGTCTGGAGAATGAGCTTGTGGCTATTGCCGGTAACAAAATTTTGTCCCGGATGCGCATCGCGAATGCGAGAGAACCTATGGTCAGACGACAGAGCGTGCTTAATGTTATTACTTACGCCCTTAACGCTCCATGCAGTCATCGCATGTCCTTTCCGGGGAAAGCGGGGCGGCGTCGTTGCCGCCCCGCGCTATCTACTTACTTACTTATCAGGTGCCGGGGCATCCGTCTGCGGCCCACGCGGACGCGCCAACGGTCTCGTAGATGTGCGTGAACGCAGCCTTTTGCTGCGACAGTGGCTCACCCGCGTAAGTACCGTCACCGGAAGCCGAGATAATACCGTACACACCGCCGTCCGCGCCCTGGTTCGTTCCGTTCGTAGACTCCCGGAACGCCACGCACTGAGCGAAGCTGCTCGGGACGCCCGGAACATCACTAAGGCTACCGCCCGACGAACCGCCACTAGGCGCACTCTGGGAGCTGCCGGACGAGTCTCCCGAGATGATGGCGGACGAATCGCCAGACGTGTCGGTGCTAACCGACGACGGGGACGGGGACGACTCCGCAGGCGCGGAAGCGCTACCGCCAGAAAGGTTGATGGACTCGCCAACGTAGATGAGATTAGGGTCGCTAATCTGAGGGTTGGCGGCTTCCAGCTGGCTCAGCGAGACACCGTTGTTAGCGGCGATACCGCTTAGGGTGTCACCGGACTGAGCAGTGTAGATGGAAGTCGCAAGTGCGAGTGCATGAAACATTAAAAGTATTTCCTATCTTTAGGGTGTATTAGTACTGCGCTATCGAATAGGCGTATCACCTCCCTAAGACCCCTTGCTTCCCCTGCCGTCAACAGGGCTTACAGTGCGCGCCGATAGGCGGCAAGTTTTGTAGAAGCGGTAACCAACTTAGAAACAGCTATTTGCAGTTCCTGCTTAGCGTCCTGCACTCGGCATTCCAGGCGCTGAATATCGTCAGCGGTTGCATTGCGAATACCGTACGAAATGTCTTCCATCGTCGTACAGACTTGCGCTAGCGTGAAATTGCCCAGGCTAGAGTGCCCGCTAGCCTCATTAAGAGGCTGGTAAGCGTCGTGTCCTAGCTGGCTGCGCTCTTTCCAGTTATCCGTCATTTCCTGTTGTCCTTGCGGTAGCGGAGATACAGCCGGGTCAGAGCGTAAGCCATCAGGGCTAGCCCTATCCAGAACAACGGTTGCATCACATCTCGTATTCCGGGTAGAACTCCAGCACCTCTTCGTAAAGCCTGCGAGCGCAGCTCGCAGTCAGCTCACTTAGTGCCCACACCACACTGTCAACAACTTCCGCAGGCTCTCGGGGATTGCCCTCTACAGCGGAATTAAATTCCTTCTGCTTGACTTCACGTAGCTTCGCAATTAGCACGTCTAGTTCAATCTGCACGATGTCCTCCTGGGCGGGCTCTTTACTGGCCATCTGCTCAAGTTCTCCACTCGTGAACACGAGACTGTTGATACGGCCGGGTAGCTTTCCAACATCACCCATTTATACTCCTAGAGAAGAGGCGAAGTTAAGTAGGTCGCTAGTAGTGTCAGCGTTAACCACGAGGAAACCCTGCGAGCAATTAACGGAAACCTTGCCACTATCGTGGAGGGACAAGATAGCTTCCTTAAAGCCGTTCTCACCCTGGCAGCCCTGGCTCGCCCACTCTGCTTGACCAGCACCGTTGATGCCGATGTCTGATGCGGAAGGGTTGGTGATGCCCGGAGCTTGCGTGTAGCCGTCGTGCTGAAGCTTCTGGAGAGGCGTGGTGGGGGTAGAACTACTCCCGCCCGTAACCATGACTACGATGATTCCAATTATCACGCCAACGAGGATGACGATGCCGCCAAATAGAATGGCCTTGCACGGAGACTTGAATAGACTCATTATTGGTGTCCTTACAGGCTCAGGGTAAGAACCTTATTAGTTATTGGGCGAAGTTATGGCACGTGTCTGGGTAAAGGCATTCACCACGTGCCATGCACGCGCAATGCGCGTACCAGAATTGATGACAGTTCTTGCATTTATCTACGGGGGTAGGCACCTATTTACCATCTCCTGTTACTATCTACCCATATACCGAATGTGGTGCAGGCTAGCCCGCATGCGAAGCCGATGAGGATAGCGCCGATATCTGAATGCACATGACCGAAGTAAGTAATAAGGACCGCCATGACGATACCGGTTATGATGCCGATGAACGTGAACAGCATTAGTCGCGCCCCTTCTTGGCGAGGATGATTTCGTATTCGCCTACACGCGATTCCTTGAACAAGGCGATAGCCTCGTCAAAAGAGTCAGCGTCTATTAGCGTGTTGAATGGCTTCTGAATGCCGTGCGCCGTGTACTTAATGCCGTAAGTGTTCTTGGCAAGCCTGTTGTTGGCTTCCGATGGCGTAAGTCCCTCTAGCCGCAACTCAAGGAAACGGGTTAGCTTATCTATTACCTGCTGTGAGGGGGTTTGCTCTCGCAGCGTCTTGAGCGCTACCTCGTCTGTCCAGCGGTATGTCAAGTTAATACCCTTCTGGTCCGGGGAATACGAAACTCGCGATTATCACTAGAATTGCGGGGATAAACAGCACTATAAACCACCAGCTATGCAGGCCAATCTCTACGTACAAGCCCGCGCCCATACAGGCAAGCGCGAACAGCCTGAACAGCATTACAGTCCCCTAGCTCGCAGCTTGGCCGCAACTTCTAGTGCTTCCACGGCGTGTGTGTCCATCTTGGCTCGCTCCCTGGCAAAGTACGCTTGCCTGCTGACGATAGGTGCCGGACGCGCGCTAACCGTAACACCGCTCTTACGCTTGCTCTTAGCGGCTGAGTCACAGCCCTTGGCAAAGGCCCAAATACCGAACGCAAGCCCGATGACAAGCACGAACCAGGCAGCAGCATGCGACTCGGGGTAGGGCTGAGCAATACCGAACGTGATGAACGACAGTGCGATAGCACCGATGCCACTAAGGATGCCAGTCAGGCCAGGGTGAGTCTGAGCAGGGCTGCCACCCCACTTGCGCTCTTCCTTGTTTATGTACCAGGCAGCACCCATGACACCAGCGGCGGCAACAGCCTCAGACGCGACCATGCCAGCGCCACCAGCGCGCATGATAGGCCCTGCGAGGTTGGGACCGCCCCCGCCTAGGCCCTGAGTGATAACGGCGTTCATGCCGTTGCCAGCACTGCCCATCGCACGGGTCTGTCCCCGAGCAGCAACACGTGCCGCGAACAGCGGCCAAAGTCGAATCATGATAGCCTCCGTTCCTTCCACCCATCGGGATGAAGTATGAACACCCAGTCTTGAATGCCACCCTGCCCGCCACTAGAGCGTGACGGCTGATACTCTTCTAGTTCTTGCAGCTTAGCGCTAGCAGCCTCTTGGGCTTCAGCGTAGCTGTCATAAGTAGTCTTGTACGGCTTGGAACTGATGTAATAGAACTCACCATCAAACCGGTCCATGCCCATCAGTCGCCACTGCATTGCGTGCTCCAGGAATCTGCGTAAGGAATCGAAAATCTGTGTAATGTGCGTAAGGAATTAGTCCAGTTCTCCGCTACCTACGAATACAAGCCAGAACAGGGTCATCAGAATTGACAGAATAATGGGAATAGCGATGAGAGAGCCTACGCCACCATTATGACCGTGAAGAGAGAACGCTGCATGCTGGTGCTGTCCAGCCTCAGTCATGAACTTAATCGCCATGTACGTAGACCAGATAAACCAAAGACCGATAATCTCGCCAGTAAACCAGGTACCGAACCGACCCATGCAGACCCCCACTTGGCAATCATTGTCAATAAGTCCCGGCCCACGAGCCGGGGTTAGATGCCCTCAAGCATGTTACAACGCGCGCACGCGCCATCTGATTCCCCACGGAGAAGACCTAGCGGTCAGCACTCAGGATGATGGTCCGGCTGTGCCGGATTTAGCGGGTCAGGGCAACACCACGGGTCACCGGAGTCTAGCGGTGCGAACCACTGTCCGGTCCTGTCTTGGGTCACTTGCTTACCGCAGCCGGCGCACGGCTGCCAGTCTGCGTGCCAGATGTCTAGGAAATGCATCAGTGCCCCGTAGTAGGGTCGTCGTCTGGTGCGAGGGAAGACTCACCCGGCAGGTACTCAGCCAGTCGCGAAGCGGCATCATGCAAGGCGGTCTGACGCGCTGCTTCAGCCTCGCTCATAGCCTCAGTGAAGGGCCAAGATGTATTCCACGGGTTAACGTGAACCTTCTGGCGTTCCTTCTCCTTGTCAAACTCTTCCCAGTAGTCCTCACCGAAAAGGTCTTCTGTCATTACATGTCCTTAACTAGAGTCCTGACAGTCTCCAGGCGTGCTAGTGCGTGCCGCAAGAACATGCTCTCGATAGTATCAAGCCTAACGCGCACACCCTGGTAATCGTCTTGATTGGACAAACTCACCAGACTATCAACCTGCGAAGCAGCACCGCTAATCAAGTCACGCATTTCCCCCGCAAGGGCCTGTACACGTGAACGCTGCTGCATAATCGTCACTACGTCAATGCGCTCGGCCGCACCCTTGATGTAGTTATCCGTGGTAATAGTCTTATGCACTAGGTCCTTAAGCTCGGAAACCTTAGGCAACTCGAACATGGTGAAGATAAGCTCCGACAACGCTTCGTCGTAAGACTTCACCTCGTTGTAGTTCGTGTGGCTCATGATGAACTTGTTATAACATTCCCGCGCGCCCTTAAGCGCGTCAATCAGAAGTTCCTTATTCATAATCAGCTCCCATACTCTGCTACGGCCGCGTCATAACCATCACTGTAACCATCTTCATAACCGCTATAGGCTTGCGCAGCATCTTCATACGCAGATTCCGCACCGTACGCATAACCTTCCTCGTACGCAATGGAGCGAACAGCTTCTACAAGCGCGCCGATGGCAAGCTGTCGGTCTGTCACGAGAAGGTCAGGACCACTGATATCGGCAACAGCAGCGGCAATAGCCTTATTGCTCAGCTTGCCACTATCATCGTCTAGTTTCCGCACTAGTCTTCCCCCTCCGTATCCGCTTCCGGCTCAGGCTTAATCACAGTTCTACCTAGTGTGCCATGGAAGGGATTACTCCAGTGGTCGTGATTCTTAGGCTTCCAGCGTGAGCCAGCGCCGCGTCCCGCCGGCCTGTCATAAGGACGATTAGGCATTAGCTAAAGAACCTCCGGACGTTACGGATAAGTACCCGGACAGTGAAGAAGACCACCATTACGGTGGTCCCCTCCACGCCCATGATAAGCAGGTCCATTACAGGACCTTGCGAAGCACCCGCCGCACCATAAAGCCAACGGCCATGCCCGCCACAAGTCGGATAAGCATCTTCATACTGCCTCCTAGTGCCGAGACCTGAAGTACGAGATAAGTGCGATAGCTAGCACGATTGCCGTAATCGCTTCTGCACCTGGCCAGTTCATTTACTCACCTCCCCATCAACTTGTTCAGGCGGTCCTGCGCACTGTCAGCGCTGACAGGCTCAGAGACGGACTCAGACGGCACGGGAACCTCAGCCTTAGGCGTGGCAGCGCGTGAGCGCTTCAGTCCGTCAGCGTTGGCCTTGGGGTCGTCTGCAAGCCCTAGCTCAATCTCCCACTGCTCAGGGTCATCGCTGGTCACCTCAGGCTCAGGGTACTTAGCCTTGATGAGAGCGTTAGCGGCCGGAACAATGTCGTCACGGAACCGCACGCGCACAGTCTTGCCCTGCCCGCTATCCCACTTAGGGGTGGAGTCACAGTCAGCCGCGCGGTGCATCAGGTCAACTAGTCCCTTGCTAGTCAGCCCATCGTAAACCTCACCAGCGTGCGGCATGGTCAGCAGGCCATCAAACAGGGTCTTAACCGGGAGGTGCTTCGCGCCCTTGTTGGCACGGAACACGTCGGCCATGTCCAGCAAAGCCTGCTCACGCGGGGTAAGCACCGGACGGTCAGACTCATCTAGAGCCAGTTCCTCAAAGGCCATCAGGCAACGCACGGGCCAGTCTCCACCAGCAGCCGCAGCAATACCGAATAGCCCAATCCAGATTTCAGCCTTACGGTTGACCAGCTTGGGATGAATGCGGTGCCCCGGAGTGTTACGCGCGAACTCCTTGACAAAGTTCTGGTTAGCGCGCGCCCAACGGTGCAGAGACTTACTGTAGGCTTCTCCCAGAACAATGGTGTCATCGGCACCAGAGTTACGCAGCATCATCGAACCAGGCTTAGGGTCCATGTCGATGATGATGCACCGTGACAGAAGGTCAGCGGGAACGGCATTGCCCAGTCCAGCAAGAAAACACATGCCGTAAATGCTGACGAGGTTAGCATTGTGCCCACTGCTGAACAGGTGGGTGGCGTTCTTCCGGTAACCCCGAACCATCGGGTCATACAGCGGATGCGACTGGCCACCAAGACCGTTACGGCCAAAGATATGGTGAATCTCATCCTTGACCACGGACAGTGCAGGCTTACCGTCGTTGTTGATGTACGCAGACGACAGACCGGGAGTAGTACCCGAGCCATCAAGAGGATTGCCCGCTAGCAGCTTAGCGATGTCCAGACCGGTGGTCTTACCGGACTGCGGGTGCTTGCCACGGAACAGGACACGGGGAACAGCGGTAACCGCATCACACAAGTGCGACAGGGCAAGCGCAAGGGTAAAAGCGTCCAGCTTTGCACTGTTCGCGTAAAGAATCTCAGAAACGAATTCGCGCGTCTCGTCAAGAGCGCTGGCATCAATAGTGTTCTCAGTCATAAGAGCTCCAACCTCTCTAGACTTGGACGCGCTAAGATACGCGCGTGGCCCTGTACAAAAGGAACAGGCAAATGGCTTCAGGCAACAGGAATACCATCGCCCATGAATGAATGAACGGAAGCGTAGCTATCAGGGCAATCAGGGATACCATCATGCCAGCGAACCACCACATTGGATTCACGCACGCCTCCTCATCACTATGCTGTAACGAGCAAGGCAGAAGAATTCAGGCACGAGGAAAAACGTACCAAAAACATGGGGATGCAGCATCACGTTCACTATAATCATGGCAGCAAGGCAAGTTAGCGCACCTGCCATCCACCAAAACGCTTCCCTGCTCATTGCCGTCCCCTTAAGTCTTTTGGAGGCAGGCCAGGAGTAGCGGCGCGCGCTGCTCCCAGCCTGCATTTACTTATTTAATTGTTTATTCAGTTGTACCTGCGATGATTAGTCACGCTTGCGCACGGTGGCAACCGGGTAGGTACCCCGGCCATCGTTACGGACGCGCCGAACGCCGGTCACGACGATAGGAGTGTCCTCACCACTGGCAGCCTGCGCAGCAGCAACCGCGCTGAAAGCGCCGTCCGCCTCCACCTCAACGGTGTCAGTGGAAAGAACCTTGAAGTCGACCTCATAGCTGTTAGCCATTTGAAATCCTCTGTTTGTGTTTTCCCTTGCAAGGTATTCACTTATTATTCAGTTGTATCTACCCGTCGGGTTACGACGGGAAGCCGGCCGATTCCATGAACCGGTTGCGGTCGAACGCATCGTTATCGAAAGCGAAGTACGCAGCGAAATCCTCAGCGGTAGCCTTAAGCGCGGTCATGCCGCCTAGTTGCCCGCCCATAGTCTCTCGCGACCGCTCTACCTGCGTTCGCAGGATGCGCGCTACGTCTTGAAACTGCTTACGTGTGTACATCTCGCGTCCCTCCGTCTACTAGAACCACGCGGGGCGTGGGGTTATTCCGGCTAGTCAGAGCCAACCTCAGCCTCAGCCTCGTCAGCCATGGCCAGTACCTCAGCCGCGACTTCATCGGCAATCTTCTCTAGCTCGGCTTGCGTCATGGGCACGTCGCCACTGTCCTTGAAGATAGCAGGAGCAGCCGGACGCATGACCAGCTTGATTTCCGCACGTCGCCAGTTGTCGAGACTGTCACTCACAATGGACTTACCGCTCTCGCTCTTAAGCGACACGCGGCCATCCTTAATCTCGACAACAGTGCTAACGCCCTTAGGCCACTCACGGATACCTAGCCTTACACGGTCACCCACCATAGGCTCATACACGTTGGGAAGCACGTCCTCAAACGTGATGTCGTCATCTGGCAGGCAACCAGACTCACCACACCACACCTGACACGAGCAACCCCACGACTCGCCGCACGTCAGCTCAAGAAACTCCCCATACGATAGCTCTCCTGCCTTGAATGCCAGGTGTGCAGCCTCCTTTTCGTCAGGTGAGCAAATCGCAGGTGAATCAGTGGCACTATCATCAGTACCCTCTAGCAGCGCGCGGTCTTGCGCCAACATGCGACGCATCCACTCAGGCTCCCAGCCATCATCACGCGACCGCGCGGGAACCTGACTGCCAGCAGGAGTGAAGCAACTGCACTCATCGTCTGTCATGTAGCAATCCTGGCACGAGTCACACGCGCCACAGATGAGGGTAACAACGTCTACCCTAGGCTGGCCACACAAGCAGCACGTGATGTCTTCGCGCTCACTACCACCCTCCTCAGCATCGCGGAACTGCGTGCCAAGCCCGCATGTGTCAGGCGCACTACTAGCCCAACCGTCATCACTGCGCGTCCACTCGCCCGTTTTGTAGTCCCACGTCTGGCCGACGTAGGCCGACCTGCGAGGAACCACGTAAGCGCTGTTGCTGTGCCACGCACCTTCACGTGTCCAGATGCCGGCGTCCTCGTTGTAAATCTTGTACTCCCACGGAGCACCAGCAGCACGAGCAGCAGGCGACATAGCCTCAGGGTTAACGGTGATAATGGCAATCTTGTTACCCCCGCCTAGGTAGGCTTCAATTTTCTTGACGCCACGCTTAGACCAAAGGCTTGCAGGCTGCCTGAACTTGGCCTTGATAAGGTCGCTCGGGTCCTTAACCCTAAGCACACCCTTAAGCAAGTCCGGCATAAGGACTTCCGCGAAGATTCGCGTGTCACTACGCCAGTCACCAGCGTGCGGAGAAAAGAAAACACCGTTGTGACAAAGCACCGTCTTATCGTCGGCACCGTTACCACTCCAGTTAGTGTCAAAGGGATGACAACCACGCGTGTCCTCAACACCGCCAGTAGCGAAACGGCTATGGAACATCGCCGGTGTCCCCGGATTGTCCTTACGCAGCTCACAGAAGCGCAGTGCCAGCTCATAGCAGGCATCCACGTTAATCACGTTCTGCGTAAAGAACGTACCAGGCTTAGCCTTGGACTCACGGGTTTCGGTGAACGCCTTGCCAATAGCCTTTTCGACCACTAGCGTCCCATCGTTAAGGACAATGGCGAATCCACAACCATCGGGGTTGGACTGAATACCCTCACTCAGTTCATCATAGTCAGGCTGGACATTCGGGGGATAGAAGCTAAGTAGGCACATATTACAGACCTCTTAAGTAGGAATTGCGGCGCATCGCAGCGCACGCGCGAATTGACAAGGCGCACACGAGTTAGGCAGCGGGGTCTAGGCTGCCGTGCGGGGGACGGTGCATCTCGTGTGCGCCCTGCCAAGTATTACAACAGACCCGGTAGAGCGGCTATTCCCTAGAACAGCTCTGCCTCAACGGTTTCCTCCGACGAATCATGACGGGACAAGAACTCCGCAAACGAGAGCAGTTCATCCGATGTCATCCACTCGCGACGTAGCCGCCTGCGCTGTTCGCCCTGAACCTCACGCTTGGCTTCAGTCTTCTCACTCTCCTGTACGACCTTCTCAAAGGCTGCAAGGTCCGGGTACGTCTCCCGGTTTTCCAGCAGCCATGTACGGAACGCTGACCAGTCCCAGCCACCCTTAGCCACGGCGTTAGCCGTAAGCTGCCTGGTGTACTCAACACTAGCGGCCACGAACCCAACCCTGGTGCGGAACACACTAGGGTCAGTGGTGGAAGCGAAGATTCGCACTTCCAAGGTATGGCGGTTGCACGTGTTGATTGCCGAGTAACGGCTAGCAATGGTGTCGTCGGTGTCGATGCCAGTACGCGAACGGTAACGCTCACCGCGCGACTCACGCTCAGTGCGAGCGCGTAGCTTCATCTGGTTAAGGGCATGCGCCTTTTGCGTTTCCCTATGACCATCACGGAAGCCAGCCCACTGGTCCGACCTACGCCCTGCGATGCGCTCGGCATGCGCCTGGTTTCGGTAGACGAACTTCATCCACCTGAACATGTGCGCTTCACTGGAGAAACCGTCACGACTGACGTGAACGTGAATGCCATTCTCCCGCTCGTTAACGGAAGCACCTTCACTAGCAAGCTTCTTCACAATGTCAAACGGGAATTCGGCCGTTGCCCACGCCCATGTCATGGGGTGAGTGTTCAGTTCAAATCCCGCAACACTGCCGTCGCTCTTGGGGTAGATAAGTTCCTCAGCCCTCCCAAGGTCCTTAATCAGGTCCATCTCTTCCGGAGAACAGTCTGATGTCATCTCGATTTCGATGCCGTAAAAGGTCTTAGGCTGAGGGTCGTCAGCCTTAGCCTTGAAAAGCGGTGTGGGCTTGTAGTCCCACGAGTGCAGCCCAGCGGAATCGGAAGAGTCGTCATAGCGACTGTCGCCATAACGGTCTACTCCGTCTTCATCGTAACCCTCAGGGTCGTAACCCTCATCATCGTAGCCATCGACGTTGTAGCCGTCACGGTTGTAGCCATCGGCGTTGTAGCCACTAGAGTCGTAGCCATCGGCGTTGTAACCCTCCTCATCGAATCCATCAGGGTCAAAGCCATCGACATCATAACCTATGGCAATTCCCTCGTCTTCATTACCGTCGTAAGCACCGGCGGTGTCGATAAGGGTGAAGTTCCAACTGCCGTAACGACGCGACTGCTGGCAGTGCGTCATGAGGACAAGCCCACGGTGCAGGTGCATGAGCGCGCGACCATCATTGGTGTTATTACGCGCTTCATCCTGAGTACGTGACAGAATGGCGTAGCCATACGTCCCGCTACCGTAGACATTACGGTCGTAATGGAACGACAGTTCTTCCGCACGCTCCCCGGTAATCGGGTACCGCTCACCCGCAGGGATGACCAGCGGAGGGTTTGCATCGGCAGGCTCAGAGCCAACAGGCCCCATACCCGGACGCCTGCCGTCCGCGCGGCGCATGCCACGCTCACGCCAACGCGCAAGGTGGTGGTCATGACGAGTGCCATCGGCATTCACGATTTCCACAACGGTACGGTTCTCGTACTCATAGTGGTCCGGGCACCGACCGCACGGGCGTACGACATCAACAGTTAGCGGTGCCGGGCCATAGTAGTTCTCATAGCGCTCATTGACGGTGATGACATCGCCAACAGCAGGCGCATAAGGCACGTTGGTCTCCTCTACAGTTGGGTCAAGCCACGAGTCAAACGACTGCCTACGCATGGGCGTACGCGAGTAACTGCTTGGCAGCCGGTAGCCGTAATCAGTGTGCAATGTCTGCCAGTACTCTTGGTGAGCATTGTTATCGCTATCGCTATCGCTATCGTTGCTGGTACTCGTGAAGTGAATGACGTGGTGCCCGTAATCCTCGCTGGGATACAGGATGCTGTTGCTGACGCGCGTGACAGTGAAAGGTCCCGCGCCGTAAGGCGAGTTACGTGATAGTACGAACTGGTCAACAGCAACGGGAGGCTCAGGCATATCAACCTTGTGCAAGCCATACATACGCCAGTAGAAAATCGTGTCCGTAAACTCTTGCACCTCTTCTGAGGTGTTGCGCCCACGCAAGACGACACTAGCCCGGTCACCACTGCCCACGACAGAAGCCACGCATGCGATGCCGCGCGGCACAAAGTTATTGCCCACTGACACCAGGTCGCCAACAGACGGCGTGTAATCGCTATTAGGAGTTATGCGGGGCATTTAGCTTTCCCTCCAAGGAGACGTGTACTTGACGTAATCGCCATCAGGAATCTTAGTGAAGCCAAAGTCTTGGGATGGTCGCACGAGGTTAGGATTGGAGACGTAACACCATGCATCAACGATGTCCCCGTTGTCAGCAGCCTGAACCTTAACCCCACGTCGCCAGTAGTTGCAGTGCGCCTCACGGTTAGGGTGATAACCCTCGTAAGTATCAAGGTACCTAAGCGCGGCGGCAATGTCAGATTCGTGAAAGGAAACCAGGTCACCCGTAATGGTGCCCGTGCCGGGCAGAACGTAGGGAATCCAATTGCGCTCACACATCTCGTATCCGTCTAGGTAGGCAGTTCCTACGAACATGCCGCGCAAGCCCTTGATGGCATTACCCGCGCCACCTTGGGCACGCAAAGTTCCATAACAGAACAGATGAGTTGTGCGCATTTGGATTCCCCCGTCCCGTGGTGTTACTTAGCTGGCAGTCTTGCGAGCGCGCGGCTTAGCCGGCGGCGACGGCACCGCAGTAGGCTGCGTAAGGCCCGTAGCGCCATCCTCAGGCGTGTCCGTGTCATCCGTGGCGTCAGCCACCGACTCAACAGGAACCTGCTCTAGCGGCTTCACGATGGCCTTAGCGCGGATGAGAACATCGCCATCGGCAGTCAGGCCGGTCTTAACCTTCACGCCGTAGCGTCGGCCAGCAGCCTGCACAGACACGCGCTTGGCGTTGGGGTCACCCGTGAAGTCCACACCCTTTTCAAGGATGTGCGGCTCACCGTTGAAAAGCAGGTTGTAATCGTGCTTCTCGTTCTGGCCCTTGCGCGAAACCATGGCGGTGAATTCGGCGTCAGTAATGGTCTTCATTGTTATGCCTTTCGTTGAATTGAATTAATTGGTATTGCGCGGCTTAATCCAGCCGTTGCGGCCCCACGTGGCACCGCAAGTATCACATGTGGGAGGGAATTCGCGGTAAGAGCGAATAGGATGCACCCACACCTTATGCATGTAGAAAAGAATGTGCTTGGGGATGTGCTCAGCTAGCTTCACGGTGGCCCCTTTCACTTAGTGCCCCAATTGCTCTTTCCGGCCAATGGTGAAGCCAACGCAATGCGCACTTGGCATCCCATCGCATTGACGGACCTGCAAATGGGTCCTTTAGAACGGCTATTGCCTCATCTTCTGTCAATTAATCCCCTAGGATTTTATCGCCTACGAAAACAAAGCCACTGAATAGCCAGTCTCCGAATAGGAGGAAATCATTCTTAGCGATGAACGTGCCAACGCACCCAATTATCATGGCGGGAAGCCATATCGGATTGAGAAGCGCCACCACCATTATCCACAAGCACAGCAGCGCTCGCCTAAAGGCGGTCACACACGCTCCCCCGATGCGACCTTGATAGCAAGGTCTGGCCATCCAAGGTCAGCGAGCACCTTGCGGGCGTCATCCATCATTAGTTGGCTCATGTTGCAGTCTTGCAGCACGCGAACCGCTAGCCACTCAGCAGGGTCACGGTCAGCGGTTTGCTCAAGACGCTGTTCGTCGGTTAGCCAGCCTGTAGGCATTACTTGGGTCCTCTCTAAGGTGGGTCACGTGGTGGGTCATGTGGTGGGTCACACCTCTGAACCGTGGGTCATTAAGTCTTGGGTCAGGTAAAACCGCAGGTCAGGAGGTGGGTCACGTGTTGGGTCACGTGACCCAAGCTAGGATTTACCTAATTACGCTTGAAAGCACTTGCCAGTAAAGCTTTTTGGTGGGTCAGTACCCCTCATTTGCTAGTGTGTGGTAGGCTGTGTCGTAGAGCTAGCGGCTCGGAGAGCCTAGCGCTCGAAGACACAGACCACACAGCAACACCTTTAAAAGAATAACCCACTAGGGTTACAGGTAACAACCAGTCTGGACATCGCTACCAGAGTGAGGCTTGGCACCTAGCAGTTCCTTGCACTGCGCTAGCTCTCTGGTAAGCGAGCCAACAGTGTCCGCAAGCTGCGCAACGATGGACTCTAGGTCAGACTCTGCGGTGCTGCCATCTGGCAGCCTAACGGTCACGGGGTAACTCATGGCACTAGATTCCTTTCGATACGAGATTGCCGAATTTCCAGTCGCTCAATTTGGTTTTTCATCCGGACAATGGCAGTCGTGTAATACACGATGGCGAAGCCTGATGCGAAAGCCAGGGCATCGTTCGCGAAATGCGCGCCTAGGTAATGCTTAGCCAGCCAGAATGCCCCAATGACCAGCGCATAGGCAATTCCTATTACGTAAATCATTAGCTATCCCTTACTGCTCGGCTGGCATGAATTCGAATTGGCGGGATAAGCGGGCGGTAATCGCCAGTCATGCGAGTAATGAACATTTCTTCGCTCTCGTCATCCCATTGGATTACGGCTTTACCCTGCCACAATCGCACGTCGTACTTATGCATTACCGCCCACCCCCTTTCTAGTAATTCAACTTGCAATGCGCAATGGCATGGCAAATGTCGTACTCATTAACCAGGAGATGATTAATGCCAATTGCCAGCACTACGCTCATGACGATTAGCGTCAGGACCAGAATCCAAGTACTGAGTATCATTGCTTACCTTTCGGTAACAGGCCGATGGCCATCGCGTTGCGCTCGCAGCGTGAACACACTGGCAAGCCAGTCCGTGTCATGGGCGTACTCACGCATTAGCCTCTGAGCCATCGCGTGAGAGAAGCCGAACCGCGCGGCGAACGCATCCACGGTAGCCTCTGGCACGACGAAACCCGCCGCACTGGCCTGGTAGTTGCGCTGCGCAGGAATGAGCGCGTCTGGCGACAGACCACGCAGGAAACGGTTCATGATGCCGTACCACGTACGATACTCAGCTATGACAGACCGCGCACGGGTAACCGTGTCGCTATCCTCGTGAGCAGCGAACCGCCGCATGGCGGTTACGTAGGTGTTCGACACGCTGTACATGTCCATTAGCTTTTCCATGTCGCTACCGGGAATGTAGCTGGAACCAGGCGCACCGTACTCTAGGTTAAGCTGACGCCCAATCTTCCAGTAGATTTCGGCGCGCTGCGCACGGTTGCGGTTAAGCGTATCCGCGAGGGACTGGTGAACGTCAAGGTTCAGAACGGTCATTAGGTTAGGCATTGTTGTTACTCCGTTAGGTAGTTTGTTAGGTGGTTTAGCGTTAGAGCAGGACGATTGAGATAATCATGGTGATAAACCATGTGTTCCACGGATGCACGGCGGGGAAGTTGTGTGCCCACCACACTAGGAACCAAATCGCAATCACGCGGGAACCTCCTGAGTTGCAACGGCATTGGCTTCCCACTGCGAGTGACCCGCTAGGCGGGCACGTAGGTACGCCTCTGCGCTAGCCGCGCGGAGATTGTCGTATTTCATCTGCCAAAGTGCGGCATCATCATTCCATGACCAGTCAGTCATTACTGTCCCGTCTTGATTGAGTACTCGCGGGTGTTGCTACCGCGCCTGATGTATTCGAGCGCATCACCAATGATGTCAAAACCTGCCACGGGATTGTCCACCCCATCACGGTGAACGTGATAGTGGAATCCGGCCCACGGGGCAGGCTTAGGCTTTACGGCCACAACGCGATGCGAAAAAGTGAACACTTCCCTATCGTCAACATGCACGTCATACGAACTATATTCTCTATACTTATCGCTAGGACGGACCGCTATGATTATCCCCTCATGTCCAACGAGAGCATTGCCTACCGTGGGTGAGGAAATGAACTTAACGCGCGTGCCTACAGGCAGCAGTTCCGTCATTATCCGTATCCTTCCGAAAGGCGGCGTGAGAGGTACTTGCGAGCACTGTTCTTGCGCCACCGTGGCGCACTGACAGACTCCATAGTGGAGAGTGCTTGCGCGTCTGTCCATTCCGGCTCGGGTGCTTCTGATACCGTGACGATTACGGGCCGACCGGAATGGTTTTCCACGTACAGATACGGTTCGCTAGTGTAGCGACTTGGACCATTATCGTGCCCATTCAAGTACAAGTTTTGTTTCTCGCTAGGGTCATATGTCTGTTGCACGATAAGGTCAGGCACGATAGCGTCAGTCATCGACATCAGCCCACTTCCACGAGATTTGCGCCGCATTAAGCGCGTCCGTTACGTCATCCCTGCCAATAGGCACGATGATAGGCGGTATGGTCATGTCAGTTACGGTGTCGATATGGCCTAGCATCTCATCACCCATCGATTCGATGCAAGCGCCAAACGTCATAAGGTCACGTGACCACGACTCTGCGGTTTTCAGCAGGTTTGACGTTAGTTCGATAGCAGGAGTGGTGAGCAGGTTGCGCAGTTGCCCCACACGTACCCGCACGTTGGCCGCATCGTTCTCAGCACGTAGCAGGTCCCGGAGTATCTTCTGCCGGATGTCCATGTGTCCCCCTAGAACGCGTCAGAACGGCGCGTAACGCTCTCGTATGGCTGATTGGTGTGAGATTACCTAGGCGCGACGGCTGCGCATCTCAGCGGGGCTAGGAACGCGGGCAGTGGCAAGGTCATCACGGGTGAGCGGTCCCTTGTAGCCATGCGCGCGGCGGTCGGTAGGCTTGGACTGCTCAGGAATGCGCGGCTTGAAAACATCACGCGGGGAAGGAACGGCAGGCTTGGCAGTCGCCTTAACGAATCGACCGGACTTAGCGTCGCGAACGGGAAGAGCCATTGTGTTACTCCTTACTTGATTCGGATTGCCAGCGCGCTAGGGTCCGGCGCATTGCGAATGAATTGCTCGGCGTCATCGATGAATGCGAACGTGGCTAGCCACGCACCATGAGACCAGTTGAATACCTCGTAAGCAGATGGGTCGGGAGTGAACATCATTTCGCGCTCATGCGCTAGGTGCATATCCTTGAGTAGCGTGTCATAGTCGATTCCCATTGTTACTCCTTTAGTGAAGGTGTAGGGCTAGCATTATTACGATTATTGCAAGGTCAACGATTATCACTATGCCTAGAATGCCTACTAGTTTGCCAAGCAATTCCACGGCTACCCCATGTCGTCAGTAGCATCGGCCATTAGCGCGGGCGTCCGCTTATGCGTGTGCAGCGTGAACAGCGTGGTACCGTCATCGGCAATGGAGTGAAAGCTAACCTCCGTAATGCCGTACTTGGTATTGATGAACGAATGCCCCTCATTTACCGCGCGGGTAATAGTGCCGCTGATGTCGCCCTTATCGAGAGCGAAGCGATACAGCGATTCCCTCACCATGGTCTGTGTCCAAGTGCCAGCGTTATACACGGTCATGCGGCCACCTTTACCTTGTCATCGGGGTTAAGCGTAGGCTCGTGATACTCACCGGTATACGCGTGCATTAGCGCAGTGCCGGCTGGCGTGTAGCTATCGCTGTAGGTAGGCTGCTGAATTCCTCGCTTGCGAGCGCAGTGAATAGCGTGGTCTAGCAGTTGGGTACCTACGCCCATGCGCCTATATCCGTGAGTGACATAGACGAGCGTGACGTTACCGTATGCTTTCCATTCAATGAACGCCACGGCGTAATCGTCTTCCATCGCGAATACCTGGTGACGTTCGCCGTACGGCACGTATTCGAATTTCAGCCCTTGCATTGCTTCCCCTAAGCATTGACTAGTTCCGGACTAGCTTGGATGTGGTAGTACGTTTGACTGTGTACCCGTGTGCGATTGGCTAGCAAGGATTCGGCATCATGAATAGCAGCTTGCTTGGCAGCACGTGCCTTAATGGCAGCGGCCTTAACCTTTCGCAGCGATGAACGCGCGACGAACACCGTAACGACTGACGTTGTGATTAGCCCGTAGGCATGCACGCGAATGTCGTATGGAATCCAAAGCGCTTGGATAGCGAGGTTAACCCACCATCCAATTCTTGCCTTGTGGTGGCTGATTAGCCATAGGCTAATGCAACCGGAGATTGCCAGTATGAATGAGATTGCCAGCAGCACTAATTTGTTCCCCCAAACGAATTGGCTGCTACTCGTTAATGTACTCGCAGTTAGTGATGGCCGCACTAGGCCGACCAATGGTGTACTCCGGGGGCATCTCCTCATTGAACGGGAGACGCATACCCTCAGGGTCACAGATAACCTCTACAGGAGTGCACGGACGGAAATCGAACCTGCCTAGTAGGTCGATATTGATGTCGGTAATGGTCTCACCATAGGTGGACGCATCATCGCTCACGGTGCCCACGTAGACCTGAGTACTAAACTCAGGCTTACGCCCTTCACTGTGATGGAATTCGGTAACGGTGTCCTGATAGAAGCGAATGACATGCCCCTTGCGCAGTTCACGCGCGGGCATATGAGTGGAGACGGCAGTCATTTCATGCGTGAACGGCATTGCTTACCCCTTACATTCGTGAGTGAATGGATTAGCCTCATGTCCGCAATCGGGACAGTGAGTCATTTGCCAGTCAAGCATGTCGCGATAGGTAGCGAAGTTCATGTCATGCCTAACTGTGCGGGAACGGTATGTGCTCGGGTGAGATTGGATTGCCCACCTGATAGGCGAGGGTTTCGATTTCCTGGTAAAGCCGCATGTGCTCGGCTGTTGACCAGTTGCGCTCTAGGAACGTGAACAGGTCTTCTGTCATGGTGACTACCTCTCGGCTAGTGACTTCTCTTCCGTGAGCTCTAGGATGAAACCAGCGCTGCCTACCTGCCACACAGTGAAGCCGTTGCCTATGGCACGGTGGCCGCCTGCAAGGTCTGACGCGAATTGCCACGCGACGTTAGCGGGCATGTCGCTCATTAGCCTGAAAACTTCCCGGCTGCTCAGCATGGTCGTGGTCATCTGAGTAAGGTCTCCCGATTCTGAGTAATGTGCGTAAGGCTAGCGGTCATGCCAGGCGTGCCAGCCACTCAACATCGCACAGCCACCACGCACGTAGCTACGTGTTGTGGACTTGCAGCGCGGGCATGCCGCAGTGTCAGCGGGCAGGTGGAAAGCGCCGGCCATCATCCATACCAGTTCGTTCACGTCATCTCCGCATATGGCTGTAGGTGATGCGCGTAGTGCTAATGAGCGCTGAGACTAGCCATCCCAGTATCCAAAAGGCACCAAACATGATGTACATGGCCGCCGTTACCGTGGCGTAAAGCAGGTACCCGAGCATGCGGAACGCTGTGATTGTCAGGTACACGGTTAGCTCCCCGGTAGGGTTGGCCCGTAGTGGCCAGTGAATACGCACACGATAGTGATGAGTGCGATAGTGACGACTATGAATGCCGCTATGTCGAGTGAATCGACACGACGCATTTAGTCATCCTCCGCAATGACGGTAAGGCCGAACACCTTATCGTAGTACTCGGAAGCGGTGTCATCGTCTCCCGGAGTAGCGTGCCATTTGACGACTACCTTACCGCTCTTGCCTAGCGAGCTAGCGCGCGTAGCGCTCTGGAACGTGGCAGTGTCGCCACGGAAATCGGTTACGGTCTGGCCACGCTTAACGCGCTTGCCATTACTGTCGATTGCCACTAGAGCCATGGTCGTACCTCTCAGTTAGAACGGTGGGACGTGTGCGTCTTTGGTGAGCGATAGTATCGCGTCGCCCATGTGTTGGACGCCTAGCGCGTATGCCTCATTCAAGGCGTTCGCGATATGCTCCGCTTCATAGCGGGGAATGCCGTTGCCGCCTAGCATGTCTTGACTGACGCCAATCTTGTCAACCGTGAAACTGTGCGGCCCGCGTGACGTATGGCGCACACAGAATGAAGCGCCGCTAGGGTGGCGCTGCACGTACCACCAATGGTCAGCGCAAGCGGTCACTTGAAATCACCTCGCAGGTACGAGATAACAGGCAGGAACACAGCGCGCTTGGATGCTGGCTTACGCTGCTTACTGCTACGCGGCTTAGGCATGGGGTAGTGGCCATGGGTGTAGTTCCATGACGTACCCTCATTGTAGTTTTCGGTTTCCGACACTAGCCGTTGCTCGGCTTCCGTGGCGTCCGGGGTTTCCCAGACGCTAGCGATAAGCGCGTTCACTTCATCGGGTGACCAGTTGCGGTTAACCAGGCCAGTGAACTGACTGTCAACAAAAGTCTTTTCCATTGTTCCCCCTACTGCGGATTGTCTAGTGCTAGTTCCACCGTGCCCGCAATCTGGTCTTTGATTGCTGTTAGCGCAAGCGTTACCGCGTGGTATTGTGCCCACGCTATTTCAGCTGTTGCGGCACGGGAGATTACCTTACCGTTCACCTTTAGCTCATACATGGCAGCCTTACAGCAGGCACAGCAGGATGAGAAAGAGCAGGACACACGCGAGGATTGCAGCCCATGATGCGCGCTCCGCTTGCTTGCGCTTTGGACGCGCTAGCCGCGTACCGCGTGCGTGCATGTCGATTAGGCGTTGCTGCTGTGGCGTGTAGGTGCTGCTCATTTCATCCCCCTAGATGTTCGTGGTATCGAGTACGGGACTGCCGTTGTTTTCACACAGTTCGATAGTGACCGGTGCTGCTAGCACTTCACTGTGGCTAACCGCGCGGATAGCGGCAATGGTCACGCTGTAATCGTCCCACGCGCGAGTGTAGTCGAGTCGACGGCTAACGCATTCACCATTGACCATTACCGTGTATGACATCCTCGTATTCCCCTTCCCACCATATAGCTACGATTTCCTGCCCGGTTCCTGCTAGGTGCGGGTACTCGGCACAGTGCTTAGGCAGCGTGCAACCGTAGTAGAGATACATGGCGTTGCATGTCGGCTCACTATCATCGCGGGCACCGTAGTCTTGGTAGGTGTCCCGTAGTTCACCCACTAGCTGACCAGCATCGTTACGAACGATTGCCATGGCTACCCCCTACGGCGCGCGGTGTTGAAACCGGCGATGTAACCGTCATCGTAACCGTCTAGGTACGGAGTACGGTCGGGATTGTAGATGCGCGTAGTGTCGTGCTTACCGCCTAGGTAGTCGTTTGTGCCGTCTACCTCGCCATCACGAACACCCTGCTCGTATTCGATAGCATCGTGATGGATGCTTTCCTCTTGCCACTCCTCTAGGGAAGTGTAGTAGTCCTCACTGTAAGTGCTCACTTTATTCCCCTAGTCTATTTCGTCCTTATAGAGTCGCGAACGGTCGCCACTGTTGATGACGGTATAGCTCACGTCACCATTGACTGACCACACATTGAACGTGCCGCCTGTTGCCATGCTAGTAGCGAGTGATGCGTTGTTGCGAAGTATTGTGGTGCGCAGGTATTCGCGCATCTGCACGGCGGACATCTCCGGAGTGATGGCGTACCATGACGTGTCTAGCCACACGAAATACTCGCGGGTCATTAGCGCTTCCGACTTGAGATTGCGCTTCTCCGGCGCGTTGCACACAGTACACATCTAGTCTTCATCCCCCATCATGCAATTCATGCACGGACAGTGGCAACGCCTACCGGGGCAGTTGCTTGTTTCGTGGTCGCACATGTCTACCTCGCTAGCCTGGTCACGGTCACTTGGGATGTGGGCGATAGGTCAAACGTGCCGCCGTCTGTTTCAACGGTGCCGTGCGTCCATCGCGTCAAAACCATCGCTGAGTCCCTGTTAGGGTGTGGGTAGAGTGCAACCACGTCGCCACGCTTCAACGCGCTAGCGTCCATCGTGACGCGCGGGAAGGGCACTCCGTTGGGAACATCGTTAGGGTTGTCGTCCACCGTGTTGTAAGTGAAGGTGAGAGTGATGCCGCGCGGCATGTTCGTTCCCCTAGTCCACAGTTGCGCTTGCGTAGCAAGCGGTGTCTGTCCATCGCGTGTAGCTGAACACACCGTCTAGCTTTCCGTAGCCCGTGGCATCCATGTCGTTTAGCATCGCTGAGAATGCCTGGTCAATCCCAAGCAACTCCGTTAGCGAGCGATATATCAGCACTACCATTGTCGTCCCCCCGGAATTCAGCCCTAGCTGTGTGCCACTGGAATAGCGCTAGGTGGATTGCGTCTATGAACGTGAGTCGCCTAGGCGAATGACTCTTCTGTTTCAAGCGCTTCTATCTCCGTAGCAGTGAATTCATAGCCCGCCGCGTTAGCAGCGAAAGCGAGGTATTCCGGCCACCGTGAACCGGCTTCCGTAATCGATGCGATAACGTCGCCGTCATCATCGATTAGCGTAACGACTTCTCCGGTAGGGAATGGCACGCTTACCCAATTGCGCATGGTGTGCGTGTAGTATGGCTCATGGAATTCGATGTGCATTGTGTGTTCTCCTTGTGATTGTCGATTGGTAGCGATACTCAGTAGGGCATTCCCTAGTCTCGGTTAGGCCATGGGGGATTGGCCACTAAGGAATGCCCGGCTCATTAGCGCTACTGGAATGAATGCTTAAGTTCGATGATTGCGTTCGTGACCTTTGCGCGATTCTCAGGATTGGTGTACCCGGTAGCCTGGTCTTTCGCGTTAACAGCGGAAAGTGCCTCCGCTATCTGAGTGATTTGGCTAGCGCTCACTAGCTGTGACTCGCCACTAGGCAGCGTGACATGTACGCCACTGAATTCGGTATTGGCGTAGCCATTGGATATCGTGAACGTGTTACCTTCATCGTCTGTGTACGTGGTAGCCACTAGCTGATACCCCCCGCGCAACGGAGCGCTTCCATCTGAGTTTCGTGAGCAGAGAAGTCGGTACCCTCATAGCCCGTGCGAGCTATCCAACCGCCTAGCTCTGTGCTGTGGTACACCCATCCAAGCAAGCCACCATTGGCTAGCCGGACATCGGTACAGTCCTTAGTGAGAGTCTGGTCTGCCGTTACGGCTACCTGACTAGGCGTACCCTCATGGCGGTACCCGATGACGATGTGACTCATGCGTGGGACTCCTGACTAGAGGTACGGAGAGTGAAGCGTACGGGTGACGTGACGGTTGCCGCTAGTGCGCTTGCGCGCGGGGGTGGCGTAACCCTCTAGGTAGGCTTCCGTCTCCGCTGCTAGGTGCTTCTCTGCGGCGTACGCGGTGTCTGTGGCGAACGCTGCCACGGTGTCGGCATCGGCTTCCATCTGAGTCCAGTTCTGGCTAACGATTGTGGTGAATTCATCCATGGTGTTTCCCTTATATGGTCGTGATTGCTATGGCCATTACGCCACTGATTATTGCTAGCAGGAGTACGTAAAGGACAATGACTGTCCCTATGCCCATTGGCTTAGCGTGCTTAGCAGGAGTGCCGCCCATACGGTGGCTCATAGGCTCACGGCGTAAAGGCTAGTGGCAGCCTCAAAGGTAGTGGCACCGTCCACATAGCCAGCGTGCCATAGGGTCAGTTGCCCTAGCTGTGCGCGGCCATTGCGTTCTGCCTTGATGAGTGCCTTAACGGCAGTAGTCGTGTCGTGAGCTTGTTCCGCTATCTCAGCAGCGGTCATCATTCGTGATTGCTTCACTGTGTCCCCCTAGCCCATGTACGGCGCGTACAGTCCCCTACGAATGTAGTACTGCGGTTCGATAGGTATCTGTGCGTCTGTTTCCGCTTGTGTCTCAGGTCGCCATTGTGGTGATGGCGCGAATTTCGGCTTGGCTGTTATTGAGCCGATGACAATTCCCATTGCCCTACCCTTACTGTAGTTTCCGAGTACCCGTAAGAGTGTGGCATGGGCTAGCGCGTTGCTAGCTCACACCATACGCCGGCGATTACCGTGCCCGCTTAATGGCGCAATCGATGCATGCGGTGTTCGCCCTTATTCGCTTGTGGCAGTCAGGACATATACAGGTCATCCCGCGCGACCTTCCCGCTTGAATGTGGTATCGAACATTGCCCCGCCACCATTGGCCTTATTGTTCATGGTGTTATAGCGGCGTGTTTGCTTGTGGTCTAGTTCGTATTCCGGCTCTAGGCCAGCCACGGGGTTGTAATCGGTGTAGGCGTAGGAGATGCCCTTACTACGATGCACGCGCTTACGCTGCGATGCTGTGAAGTGCTCACCCGTGTTGGCTGTAGTGTCCCTGCGCTTACCCATTTTCGACCTCTATCACGATTGAGCCATTGTCGCCGGCGTGCGTGTGGTATGCCCATTCCGGATGACTGGTGAGAAGTCGCGTAACGCTTCCCATGTCATTGCGGGTAGCGATTTCCAGTGTCATGACTTCACTCCGTAGAACTTGTTAAGGCATGCTTGGCAGTAGTAGCCGTTTAGCCGTGACCACTTATGGCACATAATGCAGTAGTTCTCAGACATTAGAAGATTCCCCCGATATCTGTGTCATCGAATGAGTCATCACCGATAAGGTGATGGATGATGCTATCTGCGATTTGCCTAATACGCGCCATCGCTAACCCCCCGATTAGCTAGCTTGCGTATAAGTGATGGAGTCTTGCGGACTCATCATTGCCCTAGAGGTAATAACTTGCGTTGCCGCAAGTGTTTCCTTGCGTCCGCCCGGTTGTGGGTGATTGCGACCGTGGATACCATCGGTGCATGCCATAACCAGCGTAACGGCAATAACGAACATAACTATTAGCTTTTGCCACGTGGTGTACATGGCAGGTCACATTCTCTCGTATGAGATAGCGTGTCTTGCATCGTACGTGGCACATTCGGTATCGAACCGATTAGGACGTATCCAACGTCCAAGCCGTAGCTAGCAACACCTGTTGCCGGTTAGTGCCGAGTGAGCATGGTCGGTGCCGAACCGATAGCCCGCATCCTTAGTCCGCTTGAATTGCAGTCTGGCTAGATATAGTTCCCGCTTAGACGTTGCCCTAATAGCATTTCACCCAACGAATTGAGTTACTAGACTTTCGGAACATCCCGCGAGTATGAGTCACGTAGTGGATTGCCGTATGCAGGTGTTCACTAACCATGTCGCAAAGCGAACGTCACGCGTCCATTGCCATGCCCTTGATTGGTTAATTCGCATCATCTTACGGCTGTTAACCGATGTGTTCATCGCTTGCGTTCGCGTCATGCCTTAACGTCACCAGGCCAAATTCACCTGTCAAGATAGCTCGTATCCCCCGATTGGCCGTTTGATTGCTTCCGTACCGTGTACCCTCCGCTCTTGCGAGCATTAACCGGGAATGGTGCTAGCTGACTTAACAGCGCGCTATCTGGCTATCGTCGCTACGTGCTAGGGCTAATTGCTCACTTCGCACACATTGACAATGCTATTCGGTTTATTCACTGCGATTACGGCAAACGCAGCTAGCGCTCACCGTAAAACAGCCCACAGAGAACCGAAACTCTGATTCATAACAGGACTGGTATGCTCACTGCGTTACAGTGTGCCAAACCATTCTGACATCTCGCGTTGCTCTGTTACGCGCTTAACTCCGGTAACCCTTACCGCCGTTATAGCAACTTTCGCTATCCGTATACGACTTGGAATGACGTTCATTGGCTAGTTTAAAACGTATCGCCATAGGTAATGACGTTACCAACTAATTGTCACGACTGTTGACCTTACTTCCACGTTGCCCGTTGCATGCGATACTTCCGTCAATTCCCTCCCACACCGTAATGGTGTGCTTAACCGGGTATTGGCTAGATGGAACGAATTCCATCGCGTATCTAACGTGATTTCAGTCCTGTAGTTGTATGTCCAGTTTCGCACTCCGGTAACATAAGTCCCATCCGGATAACTTATGTCCGATATCACCTATGGTGAACCGTTACCGTCTGACTGGTATGGAGTTTGGGAAGCGCTTTGAGTCTTCCACCTACCTAGTCACTGTCGCTACCGGTTTTCTCAGCGTTCGCTTCCGGTGTGCTGTTGTGACCTTCACTTAGTAAGACGCTAGCTAGGGGTTGGATGGTTGCTCCGTTCCGAGAAAATCTTTGATGACTTTCTGTAACCGGCCGGTGCTTCCGTCCGCGCTCTGTGCTGTTGTCCATCTACTAACGACTCTACTCCGGTCTAGAGCCGATACAATCAGGTTTCCTGTTGACAACGTTGGTAAAAAAATTTGCTTTTGCAAGCGCGTTGTAAGCCTGTTGCAAGCGGTATCGCAGCGATGCGCGAACGCCGGCCACACCGTGGATTCATGCTCGGCACGTACCCCGAATCTGCCCCTAACGAGCTAGCGGCTACCCGCATGGGTAACCACTGCTAACCGGGGGTCGCTTCGCTCAGAAGCCGAATGACAACGTTGCAATCCGGTTGACCGATATATCCGATTTGTCCAATTTGTGTATGCAGCACGAACAATTCAGGAAATTTCACGAAATGCGAACGATATGCGCATAAATCGGACATACCGAAATGACAGCGTTGTCATGCGCGGGTAAAGAAAAACCGGCCATGTCGGCCGGTTCTCCTGCTGCCTACCTAGATGGGTACTCGCGGTAGCTGTGGGCACTGTGTCCGGTACGTGGGCACATACCCGTGCTGTGTGGCGTACCTGCCGTGTGTGGCCCGTATGAGACTGTTGTCATGGCCGTGTGGTATGCGGCTAGCGTTCGGTCATGCTCACGGGTGAGCGATGCGTAGGCAAGCTCTGTGATGCTTAGGCTTCCGATGTTCATCATGTCCGTTACCTACTTCCGATTGCGATTTCATCGGCATGTCGGTCTTGCGCTTCCATCACGGGGAGCGTGGTAACGCTCCAACGTGAGCGCTTCCCGCATGAGCAGTTCATTCGGTATTCGTCCGTACCGTCCACCGTGCGGCTTTCCCGGCTGTAGTCGTGGTTCATGTCCGATGTCCCTTACAGGTAGCTAGCTGATGAGTTGTAATCCCGAGTGAACGCGATTGCGATTGCTTCGCTCATGGTGTGCGTTCCCTCTGTGCTGGTCAGGTATCGGTCACACTGTCCGCTGTAGTCAACCGGCGCACCATCGTTGGTGTCGGTAACGAACGCGACTCCGATTGCCATTGCCATCGTCATGATTTCCAACTCCCCCCGGTTCATCTCTTAACTTCCCTCTAACACCCATACTAGTCACGCAACAGTGCAGTGCAACTCACATATCGGACAACAAAGGACATCCTGAAAACCAATATCAACTACTTTAAGTTACTGCACAATCAGCATAAGTTGGACATTCTACAGCACGCATCGCGATGCTTTGCACGCTGCCAAGTCATTAATAGTTGAAGCTCTGTACGTATGCACGACAGTGGGCGACTGTTGGTGATTCCAGTAATCCCCTCCCGTTTGCTATTAGTCAACATGTTGTCTAGTTGTTACTGCACAGTGCATATCACACAGTGTCATGCAGTCACAGTTACAGTTAGCTACAGTTGTCAGTGTGTATCAGTGCATAGTCATAGTTAGCTACAGTCGTACAGTTACTACAGTGCACAGTTAGCACAGTGTATTGCCAGCAGTTCCTATTGATGGTCGACCACTAGTGAGTGCATGGCCATAGTCTCACCCCTTGCCATAGTCTCACCCCTTGCCATTGCAACGTTGTCATTCGGACGCTACGCCATTGTTGCGTCTGAGCCTTACGCTCACTCCAACCATCGGGTGAGCGCGCGTCAGGATGGATGGGTGGTTGAATCAGTACAAATCAGACATTGTATAAATCAGTCAGTGAACAGTGCTCACAAATATAAAGTCACAGTGATATCGATGTCATTAGGCACTCCTGTCAGTGCCAATTGCAGATTGTATATTTGATTGTATAAAGTGTGACAGTGGTCGACCATCTCTAGTGAGAAACGCCGATAAAGTAAAACAACGTTGTCAATAGAGGAATAATGTTGGCATCAACATTGTTGATATAGACATGAAGGACAGATATGCCGACAGTTCCCTAGTACCATCACGCATAGACGTGCATGGTCTAGTGCACGCACTAACGCTCAAAGCTTGTGATGTACGCACAATAGAGGACGACCTTCCCAAGGAATGGTCGACTAGTAGTGAGGGATGGTAGGATGGCTACGAGGATGGTCGACTACCGTCAGCCATGGTCGGTTTTTTTAGGGGACAGCTACGCGGGAC